GCCTTCCCGCTCCCGCGCCACTTCGCTATTCCACTCCATTATCTCACTACGTTCGATAATTCCGTTCCATTAACGCGAAGAACCCGGGGAAATCGGAGGAGTTCGCTCACGCTCACATCACTCCTCACTTCGTTCGTCGTTCTGTCGCTTCGCTCCTCCTTGAATAAAGAGATATGAGGTATTATTTTTTTACGAAGTCTGAACGAAACGGAATCTATCTGAGCCTTGGCGAGGATAGATGGAGTGAAGTGAAGGGGTATTCAAAAATGTTAACTGCTTATTTATATAGTATACCCAAAAATTTTCTTTCAAAAAATGTTAACTATTTGGTATTATTTTTCTTATAAGTGTGGGTAACAAACATGCTACGCCCAGCGGTCCGAGTTTCCAAAACTCGGACCTGTAAAAAGTTGTTATAATTATGATAAATGACAATAATATTAAGAAAATTTTTGGAATTAATAAGGAAGATGATATTTCTGTAATCAAACCAATCATAATTAATGTTCCAGATAATGTAGACTTTATTTCTGGTTGGAAGGATTTTTCTTTACCACAAGGTCATTGTATTATAGATAAGACTATTTGTGGTTGTGGTTTTACTGAATATTGCCTAGAGAATAATATACCAACTATTCTCTGTGCACCAAGAAAAATCCTCCTAGAAAACAAAGAGAGACAACATAATAAACCTGGTAGTGGTCTTACTCCTGTCTACTATTTCAGGAATGAGTCAGAATCTGGGGTTAATTATGATGGCGCTGTTATAGATAAAGATCAAGGCCTAATTGACTGTTCTATAGAGGTGGATAATGTTCCAGATGATTATAGAAAATTTATAATGGGGTTGAAGTTAGGCCTGAAAAACTATCTACAAACAACCCAAACAACACCAAAAATTCTAGTTACATATGATTCTTTACATTATATCGTTGAAGTTCTAGGAGACAAAATATCAGAGTTCTCGGTAATAATTGACGAGTTCCAAAGTCTTTTCACGGATGCAGTATTTAAACCAGAGGTAGAGATATCTTTAGTTGAAGAAGTATTAATTAATCTTCCTAATGTAATTTATCTCTCAGCTACACCAATGCTTGACCGATATCTTAGTCTTGTTGATTATTTCAAAAACTTGCCATATTATAAATTAGTCTGGCCGGAGAATAAAATACAACACGTCAAAATAAAGAGAAAGAGGGTAGATTCTATTGTCTCGGCTTGTTCAGATATAGTTACAAGATATAAGTCTGGGAATTTTGAGAAACGACTTGATAAAAATGGAAATATTGTCGAATCTAATGAAGTTGTCTTTTTTGTCAATTCGGTAAAGACTATATGTAATATCATATCTAAGAATAAACTTAAGCCGGAGGAATGTAATATCCTTTGTGCTAAGTCTAAGAAAAATTCAGCCAAACTAAAGAGACTTGGAAAATTATTTGGTTATGGTGTTGTTCCACTAAAAGGAGAAAAGCATAAGATGTTTACTTTCTGTACAAGAACTACATATATCGGTGCTGACTTTTATTCCCCTTGTGCTACAACTGTTATTTGTAGTGATATTAATATAGAATCCCTTAATCTTGATATAGCTCTAGACTTACCACAAATACTAGGACGACAAAGACTTCCTGAGAATGTGTTTAAGAATACTGTTATATACCTTTATCGTGCTAAGAAGGGAGAAGAAACTATTTCAGAAGACGAGTTTATGGACCATATTAGTAGAAAATTAATGGATACAGATAACCTTTTAGATCTATATTCTTCTGGAAGTGATGATCTAAGGGGAGGACTAGAACGAAATATTAAAACCGGCTATGTAAGTAGTTTTATCGGAGTCTCAAAACACACCGGGGAATTATCTAAGAACTACTTTATGGTTTTATCGGAATGTAGAGCATACGAGATATCTAGACCAGAATACCAAGATGAAGTTATAATCAAAAAGGATAATTCTATAAAAGATATGGAATTCTTAGAGGACAAATCAACCGGGGAGGCTATTAATTTTCTTACTGATGAATTTAAGAAAGACAGTAATTTTGAAAGAAGGATGAGATTATTATGTGATTTTATAAAGAAATATCCTGAAACATACAAGAACTCGCTTTTCTATCTCTCTATGACTATCCCCTCTGAGTATTTCCTATATCTTGATGTCTTAGGGCCTGACAGATGTAAAGCCTTAAGTTATATCGAGGCAAACCTAAAAAGAGAATTGGATATAAAATATTCTTCAAATACTCTGAAAGGGGCAATTATACATGAATTTGCTCTGGGATCTCGGTATACATTAAAGTATATAAAGGAGAAGCTAGGAGATATATACAGAAATATCATACCTGGATATAAAAAGTCCACACCAGCTACTCTTCTATTGGATGTCTTTGAAGTTAAGAATGTAATTATCATAGATCCAAGTACAAAAGAGCATATTCGAGGATATGAAATTATAGGTGTTAAGTAATTCCCTTATATATGTTATGATGAGAGAATTTAATTTAGATGAATGGTTAAAGAGTGACAAAACTATTCCTGTTGCCTTGAGAAATGGAACCCCTGTGCGTATTATATGTTGGGACGCAAGGGGAAGCGACAGAGAGGATGATATAATTGCTCTAGTTTCTTCCAAATTGGGATCAGAGAATATCATGAGATTTTATAGAAGTGGAAAACTTATATCTGATTCTAGGATAGAAGAAGTTAGAGGAAGTAAGGATTTGGTATTTCTTGAAGAGGATAAGCTAGAAGATATAGTACAGGATCTTCTGGATGGGAAATATCAGGAAAAAGATAAAGGCCTAATTATAGAAAAAATAAAAAGGCTTAATGAAAAATAAAAAGAGTGAAATTTAATCACTCTTTCTTTTTATTATCCTCAAGCCAATCATTTTCTAGGTATACGAATCCAAATATAATCCCAGATGTTAGTATAATCCACAACACCCAGAATACAATTGGAATAGATTGTATATCCTTGTCTGCCTCAAGTATTGTTTTCTCTATTGTTTTTCCTTCGAGGAATTTAAGATCTATGTATGTCTTCCCGGTTGCTTTTCCTTGAAGAAGACCAAAGGTACTCTCCGGATATGTATAATAGACATATCTTATGTCTCCTTCGTGTGCTCCAAAGATACGATTCTTTTCATATATTGTCGTATCTCTCTTTGGACTGTATTTAAAGTTTACATCCTCTAATTTAAATCTTTGCCCAAGAAATAGAATGGAGTCTACAACTTTGACATCTTTATCCTTTATGTCCCAAGAGTATGAAGTTGTTGTGTATGTAGAGGTATGCCCTTTTCCATCAGATCTTGTATGTACCTGGACGTGTAGGGTATATCTTTCTTTAACTTTCTTTACCTCCATGTATCTTCCTGGGATGTCATATACAATCGGATTTATCGATATGAGATCACCTTCCGCAAGAAAATTACCAGCCTCTGTTCTTCCTATATATCCAAACTTTAATGAATCTTTAGCTTGGACAGAAGAGGATATCATAAGGGCCTTTCTGGAAAGTGAAGATATTATAGGAGTTGAGATAAGAACTCCTATACTCATCATGGCAGATAATATAATTATACTAAAGAGAATTTCCCTCTTTGTTACAGTCATGGCCGCCATATTTCATATATCAAAAGAACACTGGTCTCATATATTTAGAAGTTTACCTTAGGTGAATCAACGCTGGAATTTTCAAACTCTAGCCGTGAATACTCTTTAAATTCATATCCACTAAGACCTAGGATCTGCTTACTTGGAAATTGACGTATATATCTCTTATAGGCTGTCACACGATCATTATAAAATCTCCTCATTTCCGAAATTTTGTTTTCCGTCACAGCTAATTCATTCATAAGTTCTTGATAATTCTTCTGGGACTTAAGATCGGGATATGCCTCGGCTACTGCATTTATCATTGTCTTTATATCAGCCGCAACTTTAGAGTCGTTATTCCCACCCCTTTCTTTCACCAGGTCTACGAGTGTTTTATATTCATGTTCATCATAGGCTTTAACACACTCGACAAGATTAGGAATGAGGTCGAATCTTCTTTTCTCTTCGACTCTTATATCTCCGGCTGTATTTTCAATAGCCTCTTCATACGTTATTGCTTTATTTTCTACTCCCTTGGTTATAACAATTCCAAGAAAAATAACTGCAAATACAATTCCAATAATTAATAATGCTTTTTTCATGATTTATAATATTTATCGGTTAAACTTAAAAATTCTTCGTCAGTATTACATAAGATATAACTGTCTGGACTATATAATTTTAAAACCCTCTCGTCGACTGTATGATACATGAGAGGTGGATTAATAAAGTTTGTCTCTTCTGGATCAGGCAAAACTAGGTAATCAAGACAATCTTTAGCTTCTTCGGGCGGATGAAAAGTATCAAACCCGATTATGTGATAGTCTTTGTATAACTTCTTTCGTAGTTCTAAGCTATTTCTAACTATTAATGCTTTATTCATACCCTAGTTTGTCTATCTTAAAGTAAAAGTTATATACCGAATTAACTACAGGGGCAGGAGGATCTAAGAACACAAATGTTGGAATTATATCTATCCGATCTTCCCCTAAGTCTTTTATGCAGTAGGGAATTTTTGAACCTTTGTCTATCTTATTCCAGATAATCATAAGTGCTTCATCCCTTGCATCCTTAATATCCTCTGCTCGAACAATAATATTGTCGTAGAAAAAGATATCGTCTGAAGTTACTTTTACATATACTTTATAAAATTCTTTCATTACATTAATAAGGAAAAGAGAAAAGAAAAAGAAAGGGGCATTGCCCCTAACTTCTAAAACTTAAAGAGATATTCATACATTATCACCTCAATACAGAGACCTTCGAACTCTTTCTCAACATCATTGAATTTGAAGCAGTGATAAGTAGCATTTATATCATCTTCTTCATACCGCATCTCTGCATTTATATCAATCATGCAGGGATGAATTTCTTCTTCCTGTACATTTTTCTGATTGAAAAAGTCAGTTAGCGCTGCCAAAACAGCATCTTCTGTGCACTCTTCCAAATAGATCTTTGACATGGAGAGTTCTTTACAGGCATCAAGCGTTTCTTTAGATGCCTCTACTCCACCAGTTATTTCTCTAATGACTACTTGGACATCAAAAAGTTTTTTCATTTCTTTCTATCTTTAATTTATTAAACTTTTATTTTTTTTACTTCAATAATTTTACATATATAAGGCATTTAAATGAAATAAAACAAAAAGAAGAGGAGAAATCTAATCCTCCTCTTCAATTTTCTTATCTAATATCTCTGCCCCGACGTCATAGAATTTCTTTAATACCTGAAAGTTATAATTCTGTTCTCCGGCAGTCTTAGAAAATCCTATACACATTGGGATTGATCTGAGAGAAGTGATCATATTAAACACCTTCTTCACGTCCTCTTTCTCAGTCTGGAAAAGTTCTATAATCTCTTCCAGCTCCAAGAATTTCTCCATCTGAAAAGCCTCTGGAGAATCACAATAACTAGGGAAAGCTGGATTATGTATTCCTTTTACTTCTTCTTGAAGTTTTGAACATTTTTTCCCGACTGCATCCTTACTCCAGGCAAAGTAATTAGTTCTAGTAGTATCAATTCCACTGAAGATCATAGGGACATTAATATAATCCACGTAATCTTCTAGTTTTCCTTTTGATTTCAGGAGGTCTATAATTTCAGCTGTCTTAGAAATCAACTTATAAAAAAGGTTGAATATTGGTTCTTCGTCAAACCGCAGAATTAAGTCTGGTTCATAATTAAATAGCTTATTATAGAAATCCTCGTGTTCAAATAGGAGGACTGGCATAGAATTTCTATTATAGACTTTTAGGAGAGGCTTGTAAATTTCCTCTTCTCTGTCTTCTTTCCCTTCCCAATATTCTAAATTCTCTCCAAGCGTATCTCCATATAAGCACCTTTCAACACCTTTACAGAATTCTTCAACACTAGTCCCTGATATTCTTTCTAGGATCTCTACTGTTTTTGATGGTTGGACATCTTTTATATAACCATAGTCATTATATTCCCCATAGAAAGGAAGATAGATAGGACTGACTACAGCAAATGGGGATCCTAATTCTAGACTGCCAGTGTTTCTTTTACCTAAGAAGCATACAATTTTATCCCCATATTTAATTGGTATACTTGATAAAAAACCTGTTGTATTAAAACTTCCCATATTTTAATCTAATACTAAAGATAAACATTTTCTAGCTCTTACTTCTAATATGCACTCTCCTTCATATAGTGGTAGAGTACTAAGTTTTACCTCAATAGAAGATACATTACTATCAAAGAATTTGTACTTTATATTGCATAATGATGGTCTAAGTCCCTGAAGGTTTTCTACATAATTAAAGAAGTTCACTAGAAACTCTTTAATCGCTTCCTTGATATCCGAACAGAAATAAACCTTTTTGGCTGCCTTCTCAGCGGCTTTTCTTAACTCTTCTCTTGCATCCCCATACAAAGAGTCATCACCGCTAGTTAATACTATTCTAGCATGTTCAATCTCAAAAATTTCTTTATTCATACTATATATAAGGAATATATAGTAATGGTATTTTTCTTATATATGTTATGAAAGAAAAAGAGCTAAAAGATAAAATAGACGAGCAAAGGAAGGAGCTTTATAAACTCGAAGAAGAATATAGAAAACTTAAGAAAGCTCGGGAAGTAGATGAAATGAAAGGAAATATAGGGAAGACATATAGGAAAGACGACAATGATTATATTAAAGTCATAGGAGTAGATAGGACTAACCTTGATGATTTTTATACTATGCCAGCCTATATCTGTCAATTCATTTCTTATACTGAATTTTCTAATGGAGATTTTTCATTCTCGTATTATAGTTCCATACATAAAGATCTGTATGAGATGGAAGAAAAGTTTAAAGAAATTCCCTTTCAGGAGTATCAAAATATGAAAGAATTTTTATCAACGCGGATATATGAAAAATGATCTTATAACTAAGGGGAAGGAATTAGCTTTTCTCCTTAGACATGATAAAGATGCTTATAATGAAGGAAAGATAGATAAAAAGGGCTGGAGAAGTGTAAAAGATCTTGTCCAGAACCATGGGTATACTAAGGACCTCCTAAAAGAAATAGTAGACACAAACGAGAAAAGGAGGTATGAATTTGATAGTTCTGGTACGAAGATACGGGCTAGACAAGGACATTCAATTCCGGTAGACGTAGATCTAAAAGAAACACTACCGCCAGATCTTCTTTATCATGGAACAACAGGACGATTTCTAGATCCTATAAAGAAAGAGGGGATTATATCTAAGTCTCGATTATATGTCCACCTCTCTTATGATCAGGAAACCGCGAAAAATGTAGGATCTCGGCACGGAAAGCCTATTATTCTTGTTATAGATTCTAAGAAAATGCGAGAGGATGGTATAAAATTTTATTTATCTACAAATGATGTTTGGCTTACTGAAAAAGTTGACCCAAAGTATATCAAAGAAATCGTCTTCCCATAAAATTCCGCTTGTCATCCCGAAAGATCTTGAGGATTATGAGAAAGATATTATAGAAGATTTAATGATTGCAAATGATGAAGCACCGTCATTTCCTAATCTTAATCCTTTCTTAGAAAAATGGGGATTAGCAGCAGTACCAATAATGATTCGAATCCTAAAGAATGATTTTGGTAATAATTGTTTAAATTACTATACCATGTGTTTTATCGTATTGTCCAACCTATTTCCAAAAGTGGCCCCTCCTTTCTTTGGGAACAGTAGTCTGGCTGGATATTGGGTGGCGTGGTATGATACAGGATGTTTTACAATTTCTAATAAATATGACAGATAAAAATATAATTGAAGTTATAGAAGGAGTACATAAAAGATGCTCTAAGTTGGAGTTTGATTCTCTTCAAGATATTATCGAGATCTTTGCTGTCTTGGGTTTAAATTCCGCTCTAAAATTTGGTCTTAGAGTGTGGGATAAAGACCTGGAAGAGAATGAAGTATATATTAACCGAGTATCTGATCTCCTTAATCTTTCTAGAGGAGATATTAGACGATTAATCAAGGGTCAGGGATTGAAAATAAATAATAAAGTAATTCCTCCTGAGACCCTCTTATCTGATCTTCCTTGGATTTCTCTTGGAGATTGGAAAATTTGTGTTATCAAGAAAGGAAAAAATGAATTTGATTTTATATTGTCATGAAAATAGCAGTATATAGTGGATCTTTTAATCCATTTCACGAAGGACATTACAGAATTATAGAAAAATTAAACTCTCTCCAAGATATAGAGAAAGTTATTGTAGTTGTATCTCCAAAGAATCCATCCAAACCAGAGTCATATTATATTTATACTCCGGAAGAAAGGCTTAGGATGGTAAAGGATGCATGCAAAGATCTTGAAAAGGTAGAAGTATCTGACATGGAATTTCATCGTACTCCACCATGTTATACGATCGATACCTTAAATCAAATTCAAGAACAATATCCTAATTCTGAGATATGGTATTCTTGTGGTGCCGATACATTAGAAAAAGTTGGGAGATGGAAAAATGGAAAAGCATATTTTACGCAATATGGTATTCTTGTTTCCCCTCGCTCTGGATATAATTTGAATAATATCATAAAGGATATAAAAGAAAGAAGAGGAAGTGACATAAAGGTCTCCATCCTTGATATCCCAGAGAATCGTGATATTCCAATTTCTTCAACGGAGATAAGAGAAAGAAATAAAAAGAGTGATTAAATGTCACTCTTTCTTTTTTTTCGTTGAACTGCAGCGATTCGAACGCTGACTGAGGGAACCAAAATCCCTAGTGCTACCATTACACCACAGTTCAATCTTATCAAATATAAGGATTTAAAGCCAATATTCTTCCTCTCCGATATGTTTCTTTATTTCCATCATATCCTCATCATCTAGGCCTTCTCTTCTTCTACCCCAAACAAAGTGTGATCCAAGTAAAGACGTCACAAGATTTACGATATCTACTTGAAAGATCTCTGCTGTTACACAAGAAGGATCTATCTTTAGTTGAACCATCTTATCCCAAGGATCATATGTTATTTCAAATCTAAGTTCCTCCAAGAATATATCACTTGGCCCTACAAATTCTATAGTAGGGATTTGAATATTGTGAGAAACCGAATATACGACATTCCAATTATTTGAGACTTGACCATAGGAAACAATTTCGAAACCACTTGACTGTAGGAGAGACATAAAATCCTCCCCTACAACCAAGTAATATGTTCCCTTACTTAAATTCGATTTTAGAGAGTCCGGATTCATTAAGGCTTAATTTTAATGCTTTGTTATTAAATGCAGATATACTTTCTACGTGACTGGACAGCATGAGACACCCAACATTCATATCTTTCAACATATCAAGACATATATCAAAATTAGACATATCGAGGTGTTTTAATGCTTCATCAAGGATAAGAATTCCAAGCCTTGTCACTATTTTTGATAATATGTGAATATCAAGTAGAGAACGCTGACCAGAAGATGCTGCTGAATAGTCCACATAGTTTCCATTATTTATAAATTGAGGGATTAGATCTAGATGTTCCCTATTTCCTTTTCCTCGTCTTTCTACAACATAATGGACCATATTATCTGAGAACTGATCCTTAAGCTTATTCATGATCTCTTCATAAATAACCCCCGTAAGACCAGTTAGTTTTATATAAGCATCAAGTTGAGAAAGAACTATATTAATTTTATCCATCTCTTGCTTATATATTCCTAGTTCATTCATCTTCTTATCTCTCTCTTGGACATTAGTATTCCAAAGATTCCAAGAAGCTATTCCATTCTCAATCTCTGACATCTTCGTCATAAAATCGGGAGGTAATTCAACTTTCTCTACCACACCAAGAGCCTGAAGTTGTCTTTGATCTGATTCCAACATATTTTTGTACTTGATATAATCATCATTTACTCTTTTCTGATGACTAATCTCTGACATACAAGAGGATATCTTAGAGTTTAGCTCTTGAATTTCACTATTAATTCTATTATACTCGGGTTGAGAATTTGCCGCCAAGACTTGAAGACTTTGAATTTCTTCTTGAAGTCTTCCTATTTCTGGCCTTATTTCTTCAACCCTTCGTAAAAGTTCTTGTTTATGCTGTTCCAGGGCCTGAGTATTCTGAATGATCTGACCACAATGAGTACAAGTTTTTCCTATTCCTATACTTTGAGCCTCAGTCCATGCATTATTACCCTCATTCCGTAAGGCCTGATATTCTTTTTCTTTATATTCAAGATTTACCCGAATATTTCCAATCTCAAGAAGTTTAGACTGAAGGGATTGTATTTGAGATTGGTATCCTTGAATTTCAGATCTAATCGTGTTTTCATCTCTAAATCCTCTTCTTTCAATCTCTAATTCCTGGACCTTATTTTCTTCTTCCTGAATTCGGGCGGTATAAGATGCAAATGTCATATTCCATCTATTCCACTCTTGATTCTTTCTTTGAAGTTCTAGCCCTTCGTTCTTCTGTTGGATAAGGACCTCTTTTTGTGTTGAAGGAAGCGTTATAGAGCTGAGACTGTTATTGAGAAAATCTAAGATCTTCTCTGTTTCCTTAACTTTACCCTGCCATGTTGTATAATCTTTTCTATACTGTTCTGACATAAGTTGGGCTGTCTTATTATATGTTTCAACCCTATCCAATTTAAGGAACTTAGATACAATCTCTGTCTTCCTTTCTGGACTCATTCCTCCTATAAATTGACTATGATCTGCGTCAAAGAAGAATGCATCTATATATTTGACAAATGGAAATCTTTGACGGATATCCTGCTCAAACATTTTCTTCTCGCTGTATTTCTGAGGGGCTCCATTTATCCAAAGTCCATATGTCTTTGTACCTCTTTGGATTATATAAATATTTCCTTGATATAAGAACTCAACCTCAGTCATACACTCTTTCGTACCAAATTGTATAAATGGCTTAAGTGAAGTTAAACCAACCGTATCACTTACATCTACAAAGGCATATTTGATAGCACTTAAGAGAGAAGACTTGCCTGAACCATTTCCACCTTGAATTAGAATTTTATCTCCATCATTGAAGTTTAATTCTACTTCATCAATACTTCTCCAGTTTTGACAATGGAATCGAAGGAGTGTGAAATTAAAGTCTACTTCACCAGAATCAATATCCCGTATGTTCTTCAGTACCTCAGAATGAACTCCTTGTAGACCTGATTTAGATATAGAGTCAGTAACAAGAGCATCTATTTCTTCCCAGGCATCTACTTTTATATTTGGATTCGTTCCGATGAGATTTGTATTATCTTGTTTATATACATACCAGGTATGATTAGCGTCATTCCAACCCTCTTCATCTAAGTTGGGAGTATATTGAAACTTCATTAAATTATCATCTGGATTTAAATTAACCCAAGACCAACCTCGTGTAGAACAGTCAAATACAATCCCCGTACTTATATCAGAATCCCCCATTTTACACTTCTGAGGAACACCAATTGATACATACTTTCCTATCTGATCTGCCTTATGAATATCACCACAAAAAGCTAAATCAAATTTAGATTCATCAAGAACCTGAGATTTAAATAGTTCTGAATCTGGGTGATAACATATACGTGCATGGGTGAATAAAACGTCAACTTTTCCCTGTATCCAAGTGAGATCAAATTCAGGCTGCCAATTATTGAATCCTATAGTACACCCATCAATTACTACTGTCTTTTGATGAGAATAGTATAAGTTGTGGGGTAACATAATTCCAAGACATGAATCAGTTATTGTACTATCTGAACTCTTATTATCTTGATCATGATTTCCCCATATTATAAATCCCTCTTTAAACTCAGCCATTATAGTGTCCAAGAAAAACTTAACTTCTGCTTGAACATATGGTCTGAGGAGTGATTTTTCAATAATATCGCCAGCCAAAACTATATAATCACAGCCATTTTCTTTTCCAACCTTTATTATATTTTGGGCTACTGTTCTAGAGCCCTGATATAACCTAAAGTCGTTGGATGGATTTCGATTTGGGTATGAATGTATATGTACGTCTGCTACTGCTAATATTTTACTCATATTATATTAATTTACCCATTACAGTAGAGTAATTATTCATAAGCCATTGAAGAGCTGCATATGAATGTTTACAAAGGTTGGAAGTTTTAAATCCAGCCTTAGGCGCATCTGTCATTGATTGTCCTAGGGAAACTTTAATTCTAGGAGTTAAGAATAAAGCATTATTCTTTCCTAAACCATAAGCTGACCTATACATAAAGTCACTACAATCACAGTATACCTCTACTTTACTATTATTTCCGCGAGACATATCAAAATCGGGCGGAAGTTTTATAAATACAATATGCTCTTTACCACTTTCTACTGATTTTACAGAAAATTTTAGCGTGATATAATACGTATTTATCATCTTTTCTCCACCAACCATAGATCTATATTTTTCCGGAACTGGAACTTTTTCTACATCATGATATATCTCTAAAAGATTTACAGAACATCCGGCAGCTTTTCCTGTTCTTGTCGGATCTATTTGCATGATATCTTTTATTGTCATAGTAAATTTGTTTTAGTGATGGGATTTGTTTTTCCATTTAGAGAGATTATCGAATTCTTATCTTTAAGTAGAATACCTGAAAACTTTGGCTCTCCTGTATCGGACAGTGAAAAGACTGGCTCTACTTGTGCAGAAGTAAGAATTATTCCGTTTTTAGATATCTTCATAGTCTTCTGATCAAAACTATAAACTTCTCCCTTTATTGTAACTATATCCATTATTCTGAAAATAATTTTTGGTCAAATCGTCCAATCATTGCCTGGTAATATCTATCTGATACTCCAGTAACTCCTGTGGTCTGACAGAAATTATGGAAATCATCAAGAGTCCCATAATGTCCGATCTTATCAAACCCTGCAATATCTCTTTGAACTTCCTCTATACCAGGAAATTTTGAAAGATCGTAGCTAGCTAATTGGGCTTCAAACATTTCTATATTCTCTATATCACTATAGTTACCATTCATAATTCTAAGCAGACTAGATACTGGCTCGGCCCCGCTTTTCTTAGCTACACCCATGTCATTGTGTCCCATAAATCCGGCTGCATTCATCATAGCATTATAATTATATAAACTAAGACCGGCATTTCTAAGTTCCTCCGGGATTTGATAATACATATCATTGTATGTTATTATCTTTGGTGTAGTTTCTCCACTTTTTGGGGGACAAGCCCATATACAATTTGGGCAAGTACTATACTGCAAATCACTATCCTTTGTAAAAATTACATTAGGAAGTGGATTATTCGAGTTATATAATTGAAAAGATGCAAGAGTTACTATATCATCAAATTCTAGGCCGACATAAGAATAAGATGGAATTCCAATTTTAGGAAACTCATTCATCATTATGTCCTTTGCCTTGAATTTTATTTTACTACTGGCGAACTCTCTTTCTGCTTTTTCCAATTCTTCTGGTGTAGTATTAGGATCTGCCCTCATTTCCTCAAGAAGCTGTTCCGTAACAAACTTTCTTGAACCTTTATATTGGACATAATTCTTTATTAGCCATGATCTCCAGTATCCACCAAAGTCTCGGCTCCAGCGATCCCACACCACTATGCATTTCGAATAATTGATCCCCCAATCTTTGGATATCTTACTTATTGTAAATAAACATAGTCTAACTACGTCTGCTGGATTAAACTCTTCTATTTTCTTGTCTTTTGTAGCTACCCATAAAGATCTCGTAAGCAGCCACGAACCATCAAGAAATAGTAAGTTATAATTATTTCCTATCATCCTTTAATAAGGTTGTTTAGTCATATTCATTAATAGTTTTTAGTTTAACCTATTAATTTCTAAAAAGAAAGGGTTAGAAAAGTTTTATTCCTTTCTAACCCCAATTTTTTATTTTACTTTAGAACGGAAGATCACTCTTTGGTGCACCCTGACCAAAGGCCGCAAAATTAGGGGCCTGGAAAGCAGGTGCAGGGCCATTAGCGGGCTGAGTACTTCCAACAGGAGCTCCGGTAACGGGATCCATGTGGCCTACCGGCGGAGTACTAAAAGGATGCTGATTGTTTTCAGCAATTCTTTCAGGATTTACCCCACCATCATTAGCATTACCTGCCAGCATAGGATCATTAGTTGTCTTAGTAGGAACTTTAGCGTTGGCAATAGCAGCTTCCGTGGTAATTTTTACTGCATCTGCAAGAGTGGCGCCATTCTGCTTAGCAAGTCTGATGCTTGCAAGCTGCTCAGTCATAAAGGAAATTGCTTCCTTAATGATATTTGCATTGAACAGTCGTCTTTCAGCAACGGGTTTCTCATCATCCTGATGACTAGCCTGCCAACCAAGGAAAGTTGCAATAGGACTCTTCATAAGTTCGAGCTCTTCGGTAGGAAGATTAACGCCCATAAGAAGATTAGCTCTACCAGTCTCGTGACTCACAGATACCTGATAGCCAGGAGTAGTGGTGGATCTAGCAATGGAGAAGAGCATAAAGCCATCTCTCTTTGAAAGATCTTCAGAATAGGCCGTATCAAGCCAAGAAGAATCATTTCCATTAAGGAGGGTTCTTTCCTTGATACTATCCTCAACTGCAGTGATAAACCCAGATGCAGTGGTTACGAATAAGCCACAGAAATTAGACTTAACTGCATTTCTGTTATTAACGAAGTCCCACTTATTAAGACACATAGCATGGAAGATAGTATAATTTCTCTTCCTGAGGAGGTCTTTAACAAGCGGCATGTTGTTCTTTGCGTCAACTTCATCAAAAAGCTGATCGAAAAGGGTTGTAGCTTCGTTAAGGAGTCGTTCGTCTTCCGCTGTTAAACTTGAGGTCGTTCTGCCGGTCATGTCTTTCATAAGATATGCGCTCTTAGGCAGGATTTTAATCCAGGAGCTATAGGTCTGCTCGCTACCGTCGGGCTGCACACTCTTTCTAGGAATGCAGATTTCTCTGGTTCCACGAAGAACTACATAAGGAAAGTCAGTAACCACATCGTTAATAGGAAGTACCTGATAACGACCAAAATTTCCCTCAAAGTTTAAAGAAATTTTTTCAATTACTCTGTTCTGTTGATTGTTTCTGTTTTTTGCCATGGCGGAACCAGAATTGGCCGCCAGTTTGCTCATAAAATCATTAACATCCATAAATTTAAAAGTAAAATTAAATTAAAATAACGTTTATATATTTAAAATTTTTCTATGAATTCCCACCGAGTATATCTGGTGGGCTATTCAACTATAAGATTTTCGAGGTTATTTATTACCCTTTTCAATATTAAGATTTACGGTCCTCCAGAAGCGCGTTTTAATAAAAAGAAAAGAAGACCCGAAGATCTTCTAATCATATAAAGTTTCTGTAACGAAGTAATCAAAATCTTCATCACCTTCTTCAGAGAAAGGATCAAACCTAGAATTATTAGGATCCCATATTACTATCTGGGTGAATTCTACATTAATCTTAGTACGTGATACACACCGAAGAATATCACCCTCATATATTTTCTTTCCGTTTTTATCGAATCTCCCTGTAAATAATCCTACTGTTTTCCTCTCTACTAATGTAAAGTCAGATTCTCCTAAAGATAAAGGATCCTCATCTTTATAAGTATTTACATCAGAAACAGATATATCTCTATAAATAATTATACCATATGGCAGATTACTTATATCGACGTAACTTCCAAATACCCAATTACCATCTAGGTCTCTTCCTCTATAGTCTGGAATCATATCACTCAGGCTGCCATGTCGTATAGTTGGCAGAGTCTACGTTTATTGTATAGTTCCACTCCTCTAGACCAGTTCTTATATTTCGACAATAAAAGAATTTGATCTTAATCTTTTCCCCAAATATTATAGTATCTATAACTCCTTTCCAGTCCCCGCATATAAGTAATGTGCCTTGAGGATAATCTTTGTATACTTTAATATATCCTGGATTGGCCCAAATTTCGCAAATATCTGGGTCATCAAAACACTTGGAAAGGGTATAGCGATAGAGCTCTCCCTCTGGAATTGCCTCCTCTACTATTCCCTGGTGTTCCCCAAAATCTATATAACATCCTTTTTCTACTTTATCCATTGTAGTGGTTGACCTGTATTTATTAAGTTTTTCATTCGTTCTTCTGGATCTGGTCCATCTGAATATATTATGGAGATAGGACAATAGTCAATTACTGTCTTAAGCTTATCTTGAATTCTTTTTGATATCTTATACTCATCCATAAATATTTTAATTTCAGATGGAACATACTCCCTTATAAACTCTATTTGATAATCACTGACGCTCGACCCTAAAACAGCAACCGGTATATAATCTGGTGCCATAATAAGACAGGCAATAGCATCATAAACCCCCTCACATATAATTAATTTTGGGTTTTGCAAATTTCCATGTTCGATTATATATGGCGGTTTTGCTGAAATAGGTGGGAAGAAATATCTAATATTTGAATTTCCGGAGAATCTTATTTGATAATAGAATACTTCACCTTTATATTTAAATGGCATTACTACATTACCATCTAAGAATTTAAAGCCAAGTATCGGATATAAATCTTTCATGAATTTATGCCTTGATTCTAAGTATTTAACGCCTACTTCATCATAGTCATCAAACTCATATTTATACCTATCCAAAGTCCACGTAGGATCCGTCAATTTTACTGGAGTGAATCCCTGCCACCCAAAAAGTTGTTTACTAAAGTCTGGTATTGTAAATGAGACATCTACTTTGTCGGTTACATTTACGAAGTTTCTACAACATACGAAACAATGTCCGACTTCAAAATCTTTAGTTATATACAATTTATGTTTTCTGTGACCTTCAGCTTTACACCATGGGCAATGACATATATATTCATCTCCTTGAGTTTCCGCTACAAGGTCTAATTCTTCTGTAGACTTTACATTATAGCAGTACTTAGCCAGTTCTTCTAGATTACAAAATATTAAAGTACTTCCGTCTTTTTTATGAACTTCTTTGTAGTCTATCATACTTTGAAATTTTAGGGGAGGCTTTATTTTTACCTCCCCAGAAATTAATTCTCTTCCTTCTTCTTCCGACTTCCACCACGCTTCTTAGGTTCTGGTTTTTTCGGGAGATTTTCTTCAGTTTCAGTGACCTCTTCCACGATTGGAGTTTCCTGCTCGTCTACTTCTTCCTCGACTGGAGCTTTCTTTTCTTCTTCCTTAAGTCCAAATCTCTGCAAGGCCTCATCCAAAGTCTGAACCACATAAGTAGTTACAGTCGGAATACCAGCACAGATGTTCAGTTCATAAGGACCACCTACAATAAATGCTAATTCATCCTGAGTGTAGGAAGAAACGAGCGTAGAGAGAAAGTCAGCATTTGCCATGATGTCACCAGAAACAGACTTTCCAGGAATAGTTACCTGCTGCCCGTTAGGCAAGGAAAACGATAAAGCTGCTTTAGTTGCATTAAATATTCTCATAATCTTTTAATTATTATTGTTTTTAAATTCTTGGGTTAAATCACCCAACATAATTTCATTTTCAGGAGTTACGTGGATAACATATGTTATCCTACTCTCCTTTATATTTTTCTTAAATAATCTAAATCTACTTTCTCGATATAGATCAATTATTAGGACTTCAGGCCCTATGAGGAAATATTTATTACTATAGTCACTCATATTTGTCTCTAGATATCTAAGTACAGTCGGAAGGAAATATGATAGTGTACTTCCTCCCTTCTTATCTTCCGGAATATATCTAGAATTAAATAGATTCTTTATTTCTTCTAAGTTTTCATCAGGACAGTCAATAAGACACGTAGAACTAAACGATTTCCCGATTTCAACTTCTTTGTATAAAAGATTATCATATGTTGGCAAGAGAAGTTTTCCGTCTAGTAACTTAAGGAAAGGAATTACTTTAGTCTTCACTTCTTTTGCTTTTCTTTCTATTTCTTTTATATTATAAATACTCTCATCGACCTCCTTATCGATATTACTTCCAAGATAATTTATGTACGTTGGTTCAAGACTTACAAATACTATGTCTGAATATAATGAAGCGAAGTTTAGAAGATAAGGTAAGGAGTATATCTTTGTATTTTCTTCTGTATTATTTCCTAGAGGATTAGTGCCAAATATACAAATGTTCTTGTCTTCACACCAATCTATCACCTTCTTTTGAAAATTATCAGGCGAGACTTCCATAGATATATACCCAAAATCAACCACTTTCTTAATTTCCTCCAACCGATCTATTTCAATCTTATCGTTAATTGCAACCCCGATATTTTCGACAAGACCCATATCGACCATACCCTCAAGGACATCTCTATATTTTTCAAAATCACAAGAAGCATCAACAAGAAGGTAATTAATCTTTTCTCTACCAAGCCTCCGAGCATGGAACGATAATTGTCTATCCACAGTATCAAGATAGTCAACATAGGTAACAAGCTCTGTATTACTATTCCCAAGCAACCCGGCCGTAAGGTCTTCGTTCATGGAGTTTATATTAGTGTAAACATAGTCTATATGAATTGGAGACGCATATGTTCTAGTTTCATGTGCAAATATTCCAACTGATTTTATTTTAAACTTTTTCATATTATAGATATATTAATGTCATTATCATTTTTAAACTCCGAGAAAGGAGACCATATAAAATTAACGGCAGTATCTTTTTCTTTATCTAAGTTTATAGTATTCTTTAGGAATATTGTATCTTTTACTACTCCCGCTGTTCTACTAGTTTCCAAGATAATATCAAAGATTAGCCTCATAAATGCCTTATCTCTCATTATAGCTAATTTTATAATGACAAAATCCTGATAGCTTAAACTTCGGATTGCTGTACTTTCTCCTCCTTTAGTGAGTTTGAATATAGACTTTACTCCAGGGTCATCAGAATTATAAAACTTGACAACATTCTTTCCGATCTTAAGACGTTTTGATTTTCTATCTCCCTTTTTATTCATGAGGGCATATCGTGAGTGGTGTCTTTTATCAAATTCTATCATCTCCGGCATAGTAATCTCATAATCTCCAACCTTAATTTGTTTCTTTCCAAGTTCAGGTTCGTCATAAAGTTTAGTAAGATTAACTATTTTTATTCCATCGAGATTCTCTGGTGAAATTATTTTTGGATAACCCGGATTCCAATCTAAGAACCAAATTTCATTTCTAGAGGGAGGAGATAAAGAATCTACAACCTTCTTAAAAGTGGAGTATTTATGGGGAAATGTTGTAGAAAGATATATACCATCAACTAAGAATAATTGATAATACCTATCACCAAGAATTTTATTGTAAAAATCCTTCATGGCCATAATCATCTCCTCTTTTATTGCAGCATTTCTTCTTTTTGATTGGCTGCAATGTTGACAAGGTTGGAAGTAAAACTCGGGATCTAACCAAGTAAGTGGAACCAATTCACTACTGCATTTATAACAGTACCCCTCTTCAGGATACTCTATACCAAGCCTTACTTCACAAAAGTCTTCATACTCCATAAAATATCTGGACTTTACATTTTCTTTAAAATCTACTATCCCTGTATTTTCCATTTATATAATCCTCCTGGCCACACTACTTCTACAAGATCTGAAGAATATGGTCCTCTAAATATTAAAATCAAATGTGCCTTTCCAGTTTTATCAGCAAATTCTCTGGCTTTTGTCTCTAGGAATTCTTCTGATTCTCTAGATTCAGATAACCGATATGAATTAGTTTTTGATATTTGACCGCACTCTACAGAATATATAGAGTAGTATGGATATTTTTGGCTCATTTTAATTTATCAAATCCTGCTGACGCCATTTGATCCCTTAGGCTTTCGGCGAGAACTCTAAAGTCTGGATGAGCCGCTTTGTCACACCTTAGGTCAAAGAACCCAGCCTTCTCTTTACTTCCCTCAGGAACATGATAAAACCAATCTGAAGTATATCCTATTGCGTATAATTCAGTTTTTGTATCATTATTCAATACTCCTCTAGCCTCCTCTGGTCTTAGTTTGAATGAATTGGGGTCTTCTACTGTAGTTTCATAAATATAATCCTCTTCTGTTCTCACCCAATCATTATGATGCCGCGATACAGTTTTGTCTTTATCCTTAAAGAAATTCCATAACTCGACTCCATCCATTTCGAGAGCTTCAGGATATTGTGAAAGATAATAATCTCTTACCCTATATATCCACTCTGGGACTATATATTTGATCTCTCCACCAAATCTTTCTTTTGAATAGGAGATCCATCTTTGAGATTCCTGATTAAACCTAAGGCAACCATGACGGACTAGTTCGTGGGAAACTCCTCTTGAACAAATCCAGTGTGTGGTAGCCCTATGAAAAAACTTATCCGTCGGTTCTCTCCAATATCTTTCAATAATATCCATCCCTACCCCAAGCTGTAGACATATTCTATAATTTGTAGTAAGAAGAATATCACCCTCATCTGTAACATGCCACCTAGAGAAAGGAGTAGTTTGTGTATTGAGAGGATTAGTAAATTTATCAATTAGGTCTGCGTCATATCCTGGAATAATCATATACACTGTTCCGAAAGAGAGTGGATTCCAGTGTCCATTATTAGACAACATATCGACAAATCTCTCGGCCGAATCTTCAGTCATCCTATCATAGGACTGATAACTGACTCTACCAATTTTTTCAATATGTTTTATCATTCCAGCTATGCCCGGACCCTGTTGATCATTTATATCAACACTAGACAATACTATTTTCATATTATTTATTTTAAAGTTTTATTTTCAGAAGTAAGAACTACGGGCCCTGGGAAAAGCAAAAAGAGGACTTAACATCGTCCTCCAGGTGAGCTACCACTACCACACCTATAATTATAGGCTGAGCTGCTACCACAGCCGTAATCATCATCACTACCGCTACTGCTTTTTGCTCTTTCTTTTACTATTTTCTTTACTAATCTTGTAATATCTATTTTCATTCCCAATATGGTTTTATAACTCCATTTTCATATACTACACCAAAAGTATTTTCCTTTGGTTTTCGTGTAGCTGCTTTTATAAGATCCCTAAAGTCTGCCCTACACTTAGAGCAAACTAGAAAACATGCTCTCTTTATCTTAACTTTTCCAGAGAAGTCCGCTCCAATGTATTCCCTAAGATCAACCTCCTTAAGACATCCACACGAAAATGGATTTCCTAATTTCAAGTTTGGGAATATATCATTTATTGATACATAAAGATCTTCACAGTCAGTAAGCTCTTGTAACCTAAAATTTACAAATCCCATTGTATTATAATATTTTAGATTATAATATACATCTTCCTCTTTATCAAAAAGATCCTTAATCAAATTAAAACTGAGTGTTATTTTATCTTTCCAGGGGAGTAAAGACTTTAATGTATCATTTATATCTACTATATAATTATTATTTAAGATCTTACTTCTAATGTGCTTTCTATAACTCAATACAGAAATTGAAACTTGGTCACATTTGTCTACAAGAATATCTACTGGAACAGAATATGTTGTAGGAAGAGTTGTTATCAGACTTATCTTCAGGTGTGGATAATTTTCTCTAACCCCATTAATTAGATCTAAACAACTCTTTGAATATAATAGTGGCTCTCCTCCACTTATAGTAATAGAGTCTATGAGCTCACTCTTAGTTCCGATTGCTTTTATGATATTATCAATTTTTGGCGTCAAAAGTCCTGATCCTTTATTATTTTTGTCTATACAGAAGTGACAATTATTTGGACAAATCGGAGTTAAGTGAATCATTAGCTCGTTATAAATCTTATCACAAGTATTTATATTATATTTTATTCCAAACATAAGTAAGAAAAAATTTATGCTCCAGATATCATCTCGACATCCAGAGCATAACCACCATACTTTAATGCGTGTATTAAAACCTAAACCTATATATAAGGATTTGAGGCTTCATTTAATATCACGGTTTTTATAACTTTCGATTGCTCCCGGTAATATTCTCTTATACTCTGGATCTTTAAATAATGGAGATGTAAGAATCATGTCAGCGGTTGTACGGTTTGTTGCAAATGCTATGTTATATAGAGATGCAAGTCTAGTTAATCCATAAATATCATTCTGGTGACCTTGCTGAATTAGATTGTCACAGAAAAATATCAGGACATCTATTTTCTCATTTGCAATCATTCCACCTATTTCGGCATCTCCACCAAGAGGACCAGAATGAAGGCAAGTAATTTTATCCTTAAACGGATAATGCCGTACAATTCCTCTGACAATATTTCCATCTTCATCAAGACAGTCGGCGTATGATACTTCACTAATCAATTTTCCAGTAGTTCCGGTAGCATATAAATTATGATTCTTAAGCTCATTTAGATTATATGTTACCCACTCAATTAATTCTTTCTTTCTACTGTCGTGTGCTACTAACGCTATATTCATATCATCTATAAGAAAAACAAAGCGCCCAAATTCTTATATATGAACGATTTGTAAGTAGGCATAACAAAACGTTTGGGTGGGATTAATCTCTGAAATAACAAGTCCCACCCCTAATAAATAGCCAATTTCGAGACACAAAATTCATATATTATTTTATACATTATGGGTCGTCGCAGCTTATGTAATATAGGTTGCGATCTTAGGGACGAGAGGACGTAAGTTACCGAGAAGAATCGTAATGATTCGGTCTGGCCTATAAGGTGATTATTTTTCAACACTCCAACCATGAGTTTAGTGAGTAGGCTTAAGAGGGACAAACCGCTCAAATTCTTATATTAGATGAGAATAGTCCGTTTGAATCGGACCACTAAATTCGATACGATAACAAAAGTTCAAAGATAATTATGAAGTATACGATTACTAGGGCTCTCAGTGAGCTCAAAACACTCAAGGCTAGATATTCTAGTGAAGTTAGAAAACTTAACCTTATTGCTGTAAAGCATGGAAGCAAACTTCGTAGTCCAAATAATTCTATGAAGCCGGAAGATTTTGCTGATAAAGCAAAAGAACAATGGCAGAAGGTTACTGCATTGGAAGATCGAATTCACCAGATAAAGGTGAAGGTTGAGAAATCTAATGCTGTGACTATGGTCAAGATCGGCGACAAGGAAATGACTGTTGAGGAAGCCCTGATTATGAAGAATAATATAATTTTCAAGGAAGACCGCCTCAATTTCATGAAGAACCTGCAAACAAAGGCTCAAAGGGAATACGATAATGCAGAGGAAGAAAATCGTAGACGAATTGACGAACAGGTGAAAAATATGACCACTGCTGGTGCGTCTAAGGATCCTGAAGTCGAAAAGAAGGTTTTGGAAAGTATGGAGAAGCTCTACGAAGTTAGTTTTGTAGATCCGATCAGCCTAAGTGATAAGATCCAAGCACTCGAGAAAGAAATTCAAGATTTTAACACAAATGTTGATTTCGCGTTGTCTGAGTCTAACTCTACAACATTCATCGACGTCGATGATTAATCACTATATAATAGGCTATCCTTTATATATATTCAAAACCAATACTTAAGCGAAAATAGCTAAAAATAACGCCCTCATATTTAACGCAGGCATGAGAGGTAAAAACAAAGCCTGTTAGCTTTATAATTAAAGTTATTCATCTTAGTGTTGTTGAAAAGCACTACGTTTATTTAATGATGATGAAAGCTTAAAGATAAAAGCTAGAAAGTTTAAAGTTTAAAGCTCATGAACCAGAAAAAGATTATAAGCTTAAGACTTAAAGATAGACAAAATCCATGGTTAAAGTTTATCACCTTTCGGGGTGTAGCGGTTTTGCAGTTATACCGCGGCTGTTTGATCATGGCTGCTTAGGAGATTGTACCTAGAATTCAGAAATGGGTTCTAGGTATCTTATTTTTCTTATATTTGATATGACAGATTTAATATATAATCAAGCATTAAATTTATTAAAGAAAATAGTTATTTCTTGGGGAAAAGATAAGGATGTATACATGGTTGGTGGAGCAGTACGTGACCTTATCCTCAAGAGGGAAATAAAAGATATAGATCTGTGTATAGATTCTCCGACTGGATCTGCCGACTTTATGGAATATCTTAAGAAAAATTGGTCAGAGGTAACTAAAGATTTTGTTGTGTATCTTAGATATGGTACTGCAAAATTCTCTCTTATCCTTCCCTCCGGTCCAATTGACATAGAGTGTGTGATTCCTAGAACAGAATCTTACAATGAGGGACCAAGAAAGCCAGACTCTATCCAGTATACATCAATTCAAGAAGATGCAAAGAGACGGGATTTCTGTTGTAATGCATTGTATATGAATGTAGTTACTGAAGAAATCTTAGATCCGACGGGTTATGGGATTGAAGATGTGAAAAATAAAGTCTTAAGAACTCCACTTGATCCAGAATTGACCTTTAGAGATGATCCTTTAAGAATGCTAAGGGCTTTTAGATTTGCTTATCAGAAAGGATTTACAATAATGCCATTCGTTCTTGAAAAGATTAAGCCCTACAAGGAGTATTATGAATTATCTAAAGAGAGGATAAATGATGAGTTCTCTAAAATGCTAACTTCTGATGATCCAGTTGGTGCAATCAGAGATCTTCATGCCTCTGGTCTTTTGGAAAATATAATTCCTGAACTTGAAGAAGGCTGGGATTTCAATCAGAACTCCAAATACCACTCAATGACACTATCTGAACACCTTCTTAGTGTTTTAAGTATAGTATCAGAAACAAGAGTGAATTATAGAGAACTAGAGTTACGTTTAGCGGCCCTTCTTCACGATATATCCAAATATAGGAATCATAAAGTAGAGCCAGACGGTCATTTTTCATATCACCTTCATGAATTATATAGCGCTGATATGGCAGAAATTATTCTCTCTAGGCTGCACTATTCAAACGACACTATATCTTATGTCAAAGATCTTATTCAAAATCACATGAGAATTAAATCTCTTTATGATTATAGTTCTCATACATATACCGGATCTTTGAAAACAACGAGAAAAATTTATAGAGAGTGTGGTAGATATTTAGAGGATTTAATGATTCTTATTAATGCAGACAACCTCTCCCATGCACCAGAATATAATATGCCAGGCCAAACTAAATCATTCTGGGAAAAGTGGAATGAGGTGATTGAAAGGGGACTGGGAATTACGAAGAATAAAATCCTTCAGCCAGTTTCCGGAGCATCTATTATGACAAGATATAATCTCAAGGCAGGAAAAACTATTGGATACATAAAAGATATTTTCCAAGACTGGTTTGATGAAGATCCAAATCTTACGAAAGAAGATCTATTCGAGAAATACGATAAAACCTTTGGAGAGGGAAGATCCATTACTATATTCAAGGATGGGGATGTTCTTAGAGCAACAGATCGTCCTTTAGATGATGAAAATAGACCTAGTCCTTGGGAGTATGCATACGAAATAGAGAATGGAGACTTCAAGATGCCAGAAGGAAAAATTTCTATACAGGTAAGTCCGATAGAATATCCTCAAATTTATCTTAGAATGATAAAATATAGAAAATCAAGGGAGATCGTACATAAAATCGCTAACCTGGCTAGAGAATTGTCAGATCTTTCGGGGTTTGAAAAATTAGACCTGAGATACTACAATGATGGTGATATTCAGGCAGATATAAACTGGAAGGATCAAAAAACAGATTATATAAGATAAAAGGTGGGGAATACTCACCTTTTAAATTCTTATATTTGATTAAAATAATACAATATGTCAAAAGAATCATTCAATATGTCACGGGAAATTTCAATGTTATTTAATGTTTCCCACGATTTTGCCCAAGACATCAATCTAAAAGAAATTTCACTTAATCTATTTGTATATTCTGCTTTATATCATTATAATTCTGGCAGAAAGGACATAGATTATGAATCTCCGGAATTTTATGAATTAATTCATCAACTCCCTCAGAGAGATATTCTAAATATGATGGAAGAGGTATGGGAATTAGTTCTCTCTGAAAGAAAGAAATCAATTCTCAGCAATTTATTTGATAAAGGAGAGGAAATCAATCTATCAGATTCATTGGAAAGAGTGTTTCAAAGGGCAAAAAAGGGCAGAGAAATGGTGTCTTCTGTCTTAAGAGGTCAAATTGGAGACGAGCTTACGGCGGATGATATGATTCCTTCTATGTTATTGGAAAAAGATGAGGAGAGTATAAGAATCTTAGAAAAATACTCCATTACCTCAGAGACTTTCCAAGATAAAAAATTAAATGGACTTAAGAAAATAGCAGATAATGCTGGTATTCCTAAGGGATTCATAGATCAGCTTCTCGGAAACAACGATTCTCCAGAGGATAAAGACTCTGATAAGTCTGATGATGAGAGGAGATTTGAGAACGCTGGATCAGAGGGCCCTATTGCATCGAAGAGAGTTGATCCTAATTCAAAAACTCCGACACTAGATCAGTTCGGGGTAAATATGACGGAAAAAGCTAAAAACGGGGACTATGACCCTGTTGTTGGCCGAGATAAAGAGCTGCAGCAGTTAACACAAATTCTATGCTGTAGAAAGAAATGCAATGCCATTCTCTTAGGTGAGCCTGGAGCTGGAAAATCCGCTATCGTTGAGGCTCTGGCACAAAATCTTGCTAATGGAAATACAGTAAGAGAACTAAAAGATAAGAAAATATATTCTGTATCCGCAATGGGTCTTCTTTCTGGAACTCAATTTAGAGGACAGTGGGAAGAGCGAATTCAAAATATATGTAAAGAGCTTGTTGAAAATAAAGATATTATTCTCTATATCGACGAGTTCCACCAAGCTGCAACTGATAACTCTTCTTCTATGGCCGATTTTATAAAGCCATATCTTGGAAGAGGCGAAATCACGGTTATTGCTTCAACAACTCTTGACGAGTATAAAAAATACATTGAAAAGGATGGAGCACTAAAGAGAAGGTTTCAGAAAGTCCTAGTTGAAGAGCCAAAAACTGAAGAAGTAATTAAAATTCTCAAAGGTCTTAGTAAGAAATATTCAGAGTTTCATCATGTTAAGTATACCGCTGATGTCCTTAAAGCTTGCGCTGAATGGAGTGAGAAGTATATCTATGACAGAAGAAATCCAGACAAGGCGATAGACTTAATGGATACCGCCGGAGCTCAAACTAAACTCTCTGTGGCAAGAAATGAGGATCAGATAAAGGAACTTGAAACTAAGATCAAAACAGCAGAGGAGGAAAAAGTCAAGTTTACAAAGGATCTTGATTTTGTAAAAGCCAGAGAAAAGAAGAGCGAAGAAGAAAAACTTAGGGAAGAACTTAAAAATCTTCTCAGTCCTGGAAAGAAAGACGCCTGGCCAGAGGTAACTATAGATACTGTGGCAGATATCGTATCAAAGTCTACTGGTATTCCGGTGGATAAGATATTAAATCCAGAACTTTCTAAACTTCGTGGAATGAAGGCTAATCTCGGGAAAGTTATCATCGGCCAGCAAGAGGCTATAGAAGATGTATGTAAGTCTTTAAGTCGTAGTTATCTTGGGCTTAGAGATGAAACAAAACCCATCGCCTCCTTCTTATGGTGTGGTCCGACCGGTGTTGGTAAAACTGAATTAGCCAGACAGGTAGCAATTAATATATTTGGTGATGAAAAGGCTATGCTGAGAATCGACTGCGGAGAGCTCAATGAACACCACGCCGTCTCTAAACTTCTAGGCTCAAGTAGTGGTTATGTTGGATATAATGACCCGCCGCTTCTTGACAAAGTGAGAGAACGCCCGAGTATAGTTCTCCTTGTAGATGAAATCGATAAGTGTGCACCAGAAATTGTCAAATCCGTATTCTTGAACATCTTATCAACGGGATTCATAAGACTTTCAAATAATATCGAAGTGTCCTTTAGAGATGCAGTTATAATCTTCACCTCTAATACCGGAACTAAAGAGCTTGTTCTTAAGGGTGATGGAATTGGGTTTGGAACGAAGGATGCTGAAACAAAATCAAAGGAGGATAAGTCCGTAATTATGAAGGCTATAAATAAGAGCTTTCCTCCAGAACTTATCGGACGACTCACCGGAATCTGCGTATTCAATAGTCTTGGTGATAAAGAGATGGATAAAATCTTTGATATCGAATTTACCAAGTTTAAAGAAAGAATGAAGAAGCGTGGAATGTCAGTGTCTCTTACAAAAGAAGCCAAAAAGTATGTCCTTGATAGGGTAGATAAGAGATATGGAGCAAGAAATCTTCAGACAGAAATAGACAAATGTATTGTCGATAAGATCTGTGAAGAATTGCTGAATATCGATGATCTTCATGGGAAAAAGAAGATTTCGGTGGACCTCAAAGACGACTCCATAACTGTAGGAGTTGAGTAAAAAAGAAAGAGTAGATTAATTTCTACTCTTTTTTATCTTTTCTAAAACTGGTCTTTTTATCAAATCCATGAGCCTCCAGTTTCTCTATATCTGTTCTATTATCTGTTATATCCGGCTCTCGTATTTTAATCAGGTAATCATAGATTCCTTGCCACACCTCTTCAGCCGGGAGGAGTGATACGATTGGGAGACCAGAGAGAATTGGATTTTTTATTACCTTCCCCTTTACTCCCCACCACCTATCTACATTCACTAGAAGCACGAGTGGTGATTCTTTTGATAAATAGGATTCAGGGTGCTCTGAAAAAGGAAAGCTGGGAGGAAGGTATTTGTACACTTTGTATGTTCTTATTCCAGTCCACAATCTTGCAGAGAGATTAATTTTTCCACTTACAATTTCTCTATGAAGTTCTATATTCCAGACCTTCATTCCAGCTACTACCGTTATATACGTCCACTCATCCGTAGCGTATGGTAAAACTTCATTATCAAACTCATGGATGGTTTCTTTAATTTGCTTAGACGGAATTGACCCTCTTCTATCATAAGTTATATCCTCATCAACTCCGTATATTCCACTTACATAATCATAATAGTCTTTCTTATTATCTATTATTTTCATCTTATATTTAAGGCTTTAACTCTTATTTATGATGAATGATTTAGAATTTAAAATAAGAACTATGTTTGCTAAAGGACGAAACATAGTATATTACAGGCTCATCGATACTAGAGAAAGAGCGGTATATATTCACGTTCTTAGAGAATATAGAAAATCCTTGGTTGGGCTTATTCAAGAAATTCCTAAAGAAAACAAGGAACGTGATTTTTTTATAAAACTAATAAATATAATTAAATCAAAAGTAACCCCCGAGGAATGTGACGAAACAATTCTTAGGATGAAAGAATTATATGAAAGAGGAATATAATAAAGAATTAAAGAAACTTCAGAAAAGGCTAGAAAATCTTAGGTTAATTGAAGAAGTTCTAGGAATAGGTAGAAACTTTGAAGTACATATTAAATATACTATTAATAATGAAAAAAGAGATACCAACCTGAATATTGATAGTCTAAAGGACCTAGTGATATTTAGTCTGGCAGAACTTAGGGATAGAGAAGATGAAGAGCTCGAGAAAATCTTTGACAGAATTAAGCACAAAGATTAAAGAAATAATTATATCGGGATCTCAAGAAAGAAATCAGCTATGTCTTCTTAAGATCGGAATGTTAAGAAAATCGATTATATCTAGTCTTCTTAATGCTGATCTTGAGGATGATAAGGGAGAAGATTATGAATTTCTCAAATATTGCCTTGAGGTATATTGGGATGATCCAGATAATTTCTACAATAAAATGATCTCTTATGGTAAATGATGAGGTATTAATAAAGATATCTAGATCTTTCGGATACAAAGACTGGCCTCACCAAGTTAATATAATGAAGGACCGTTTATCTGATCTCAAACTTGGATTTCCAGGGATAAGAAATGAACACATGACGATCTTTCCATTTAAAGATATTGTAGATGGTGATATTTTTATATATGACCCAGGATTTTTTACAGGGTCTGATGATGAAGCCCCAGTGATGTTAAAGGTCAATGGAAAATCAGCCACCATAGAAGGAATAGGGAAAGGTTGGGATTTCTTTGACCCCGATAGAATATTACGAAGGTGGAATGATGTAATAGATATCCCCCCAATTAACCAGGAGTGGCCAGTTTATAAAATCGATATAAAACCAGATCTTAATGGTGGACCAGGATACTACTATTTTCTCAAATCCTATAGAGATTTTAGATATTAAAAATATTCCTCTAATAGAGAATATATTTTACAATACTTACATAGTAATGTTTCATCTCGGGGCATTCTATGTATTTCTAGATGGAATACAATCAATGGTAATTAAGTGCTATGATCAAGAAAACTTAATATTATACCGTCTTGACGACAATTCTGAGATTAAAAGAACAAGGAAAATAAGATTTCCGGTGTCCTTTGAAACATTATCTACAGAATTATTAAAATTTGCGTTTTTTGAGGAGTAATTCTCTTATCTTTGATATTAAAATAAAAACTTATGAAAGTAATTGAATCAAAAATTCTTATTAAGGTTATTAATGAAGGAGCCTATAAGAAAATAGGTAACCTTGAAATTCCTGAAAACACACTTGGCTATGAAACAGGTGAAGTTATTAGTGTCGGAGCTAAAGTCGAAGAGGTCAAAGTTGGAGACAAGATCCGATTCTATCCTGGAGCTGGAAAAGAGATCGTGGAGGATGGAATTAAGTACAGAGTAATAACAACAAGTGAAGTAATTGTAATACTGTAAGTAACATGGAAGGAAAAATTATTAATTACGGAAACAAAGCACAAAGAGAAATTATCGAAGGTGCTATCAAAGTAGCTAACGCAGTTAAAGTTAGCCTTGGTCCTGCTGGAAAGGCGGTAGCAATTTCTACTGATTTTGGTATTCCCGATATTAGTAGAGATGGAAGTACTATCTGTAAGTCCATATCTTTCAGTGATCCAGCTTTAAATATGGGTGCACAACTCATAAAAAAAGCTGCTTCTCAGGTTGAATCTGTGGCCGGTGATGCTACTTCTACCACAACTATCCTCGTTAAAGAGTTCATTGAAAAGGGGCAGAGGGCAATTAACTCTGGCGCCAATATGAATGAGGTTAAGGCAGGTATGTTAAAGGCAGGTCGATGGATGGAAGATTATATCAAAACAAAAGCAATTCCCATTGACGGAGACCTTGAAAAGATAAGAAAGGTGGCAACGATTTCTGCAAACAATGATCCTGAAGTTGGAAATCTCATTGTAGAAGGGATGTCCAAGGTTGGTATTAACGGTGTTATTACCGCTGATATGGCTTCGGGTCTTGATACTGTAATTGACACCGTTGTTGGTATGAAGCTTGACCGTGGTTGGGTAAGTCCTAATTATGCAACCGAAGAAGATGGTACCTGTGTAATGGAGAACTGCTACGTAATGGTAGTTGGTGAAAAGATTTCCAATGTAGCACAGATTGCAAATATTCTCGATAACTTATCTAAATCCGGCCGTCCTTTCCTTATTGTCTGCGATGATATTGATGAGAACGTTAATTTAATGCTTCTCTATAATACGACGGTTCGCGGAGCTATCAGATGTTGTGTAGTCAAGGGCGTAGATTTTGGTGATTCACGAAAAAATATCATGGAAGATATAGCCGTGGCAACCGGTGCAACTCATCTCTGCAAGGAAAATGGTGTATCTCTGGTGGATGCTACTTTAGAACATCTTGGTGCTGCTGAGAAGATTGTAGTATCTAGAGATAGCACTATAATCTATCAAGGTCAGGGCGATCCTACAAAAATTCAAGATCGGGCAAACATAATTAAGTTACGTCTTGCAAGTCCAGATATCAGTGACTATGATAAGACTAAGTTTGAGAAAAGACTTGCAAGTCTGGCCGGTGGTATTGCTGTGATTAAAGTTGGTGGTGCTACAGACGCTGAAAAGAAAAATAGAAAACAGACTGTAGACGATGCAATCCTGGCCTCTAAGTGTGCAATTTCTGAAGGATGCGTTCCGGGTAGTGGTTATATCTATCTTAAGGGAGCCAAAGAAGCCTATAAGGATGCAGGATTCTGGAAGACTTTGGAGGGCGATGAAAAACTTGGGGCAGAAATTGTATTCTCCTCACTTCCGACCATCACAAGAACCGTCGCAGAAAATGCCGGTGCCAAATCTGACGTGATCCTTGAAACCGTTGAAAAGAGTAAGAGAGAGAATTATGGCTTTAATGCAAAAATCAAAAAGTTCTGTAATCTTATCGATGATGGTATCCTTGACTCTGCAAAAGTGATTAGAGTGGCTCTTGAAGTAGCTATCTCAACGGCCTCTATGATTCTCCTTGTTGACTGCTCTATTGTTGATGAACCAGCTAAGGAAGATAAATAATATCATAACCGTTTCCCTTTTCGGGGACGGTTATTTAATTTTTTGCGCTTTTGGTGACGTGTATTTCTTATCTATGATATAAAAAATAATATATGGGAGACGAAGAAAATATGATGGGTGGAATTAACCCATTAATGAGCTTTCTAATGGCTGACAGGCCATTTGGTCTATTGTGGACGGATGAGGAGATTGATTTTTTCCTTCAGAAGAGAGGATATAAGTTAATAGTACGAAAGAATGATGATGGAGAAGAGTACACTGCTGCTGTCAAGCCCGGAGATTCATATATTCCGGAGGAAGATAACTGCTATGATCTTTTCCAGAAAGAAATTAGGGCTATTATTCTAGAAAAACTCCTCGGATAATTATAATTAAAAGATAGGAATAGAAATATTTTTATCTTTTAATTTCTTATAAATGATATGAAAATTGAAAATAATATATTAGAAAAATGGGCTGTCCTGATAAAGGCGGCCAAAGACTATTATGTTGATAGTATTCCAACAGGGCTTAGTGATTCTGAATATGATGAACTAGAAAAAAGGGCCATAGAGGAAGACAAATTTATTGTAAGAGATTATATATTTGAAACATTTTTCCCAAAAGGAGAGAGATATAAAAATGAATATATAACAAAATTTAAAAAAGAGAAGGTGGTAGGGTCGATGCTTGATGCTATAAAATCTTGTGGGAATGATTCATACTATCTTTTAAAATATGACGGAACTTCTCTTGCAATTTATATAGATCCAGCTACTGGAGTTCCTAAACAGGCAGTTACTTGTGGAAACTCATCTCTTGGGTATGGAATTAATCAATCTTGGAAAATTCTAGGGCTTGGTTTTGCTCCTAAATTTCCGACAGGTATTGTGGCAGTTCAATGTGAGTGTCTTATAGATCTTGATAGAATAGGAAATTTAAATCCTGAACGTGCACGACAGAAAGTAAATGGAATTATCAATGGTAAAAAGGACGATATCATTGAAGATGCTAAAAATCTTCTTACTCTTAGAGCCTATAGATATTACTGTGATGATTCTCCGTCGGGTATAGCAATTTCCCAAATGGATTATAGAGACGTAATCAAATCTTTTCCTACTGTAGTATCTGATATCGATGGCCACATAAAATTCGCGCCTGCCGATATATTTACCCTAGAGGAACTAGAAAAGAATCCAGGCTATTGTGAGACAGATCATACAAAGACCTCCACCGGATTTTTCCTAAATGACGGATGGATTCAATATACAAAGAAAGGGGAAGTAGTAAGAGGATTAAAATTTGCTGGTGCAGGTGCTGGTTCCGATGCCGTAATAAAGACAACAGTTAAAGGAATACGGTGGAATAATCAAAATCCTAAAGGAAAAGATTCATGGTCTGCCAATGTATTAATTGATCCTGTAATACTGCACGGAACTACGGTAACTAAACCAAGTGCTGGAAGTGTATCTAAACTTATAAAGAAAAATATAACTCCAGGGGCAGAAGTTTCAGTTATCCTAGCCAACTCAACTATTCCTCAGATAGGAGAATGTTTTAAGCCCGGAGATGGAAATTATTCTTGGCCAACCTGTTCATGTGGGTATAAACTTTCTGAAAAAGACATTTATGGATCAAACCTCAAATGTGGAAATCCTTTATGCACGGAAAGACTGGCAAGGATGAGAAAATATCTTCGGAGTCTTGATAATATATCAACGGACTTGGATCTTAATAAGTTCTTAGTCATTGATAGATTCAAGTGGGAGAATACCAATATATCAATTCCAGATCTTCAGAGAGCAGTTGAGCTAAATGATGAAAACGCTTACTACAGAATCTTAAAATCTTATATGGGAACAGAGCTACAGGAACGAAATCTAAATTTAGTTTGGAAAGCATCCTGGATAGCCTTACGTGAAATATACTTAGGATCATGTTCGTAAAAAATAAAAACGATAAAGACTATACGAATACTGTAAAAGAGGTATATAAACTTCTATCTGCTCAATTTGGATATACTGCCAGAATATCAAATTTCTGGGAACTTCTTAAAAATTCGCTTGGGATAAAGGAATTTGAAATCTTTGATCCTAGGCTCAGTAATAATGGAAGTTTTGAAGCATATCTTATAGATAAACAGATAGATTGGCAAAATGGGGAAGATGTAGATTTTTCAGAGATCTATGACGCAATACTCGTGACAGGTACCTTCTCTGGAACTGAAAAATTATTGTTTTCCTCATCGAACTTAGAAGAAAGACTATGGGCTATATATCTAGTTATATGTGACCCGTACATGAATGAACTATTAAATTTTTAAAAATGATTGAAGTTAACCTTTATTCAATTCCTGCCGGTGACTCTAATGCAAAGGTAGGAGCATGTATCGCAAGAAATCGCTTTGACAGAGAAAGTCTTGGCGTGAGTATCGAAGAGTTTGTAAAAGGGTTCCTGAAGAACAACCTGTCTCTTATGACTGGCGGTGTTTCAGATGGCCCTCTTGCTGAACTTATTAATTCTGATTCTACTATGACTAGAAAAGATCTTGCCTGTGTTAATTACTATCTTGAGAAGGCAGGATATAAAGTTCAGATTCAGAATGTAACCGATGATGAAGATAATCCCACCGGTGTTCCTAGTGGTGATATGGTCGAGTGGAATATAGTTGATAATAACTTTATTCAATTTGACTATCCGACCGCCATTAAGATTATACCTAACCCGGATCAAGACATCATCGAAGTAATTAAACAAATCATCAATAATTCTGGTCTTTTTGATCCTGATAAGTTTGCAGGAATGAAGAATCCTTTCACTGATCTTATTGTGAATCTTGACAGAATTAAGAATGTCTCTGGATCTGTAAATTCTGCTCTTGTTGGTAGAATTTATGAGATTCTCGATATGGTGAATTTTGATGTATTCTGTGCAACCAGTGAAAATTAATTATGACGACATTACAAAATGATCTCATAGAAATTTTTAATTCTTTAACTGAATTTAATCAAAATACAATCATAACCAACCACCCAAGTCCAATAAAAGTGTCATACGATATAGAATCCAGGCAATTAGTCTTTGATCAGAAGGGAAAATCTGTAAGAATGAGTATGCCTAATTATTATTGTTTTGCACTTGAGGACATAAAGAAGCCAACATATCTTCTTCCGGAGGATTATGATATCTTAATGTCTAATCTACAAGAGGTAATAAATTCTGGAAAACTACTTGAAGATAGAGTATGTTTAAGTCCTGAGAATTTCGGTTTTGATATATACTATGTTAATGTCAGAGAAATTTGGAAAGGACCAGAATTAATAGGAAGTATGAGGTTTATATCTGGGAATTCGTGGTGGTTTAGGTTAAAAATAAAATTAAAATATGGAAGTAGCACGTAAATCACTACTTATCACAGACCCAGGATATATTGCGAAGAAAGATGATTGGGGAAAGTCTTGGGATCTTGACAATCGTACAATAGATCAAGAAAATATCACAGATTATATATGGGAACCTACCGGACAAGGAGACGGATCTTGGGAAGTATATGAGATTTCTGGTTTTGAAACGAAAGAAGGTTTAATATCTTTTGTTAAGAAACTCACGAAAGCTGCAAGCCTGAGGCGAGAACTCCTTTTCTCTGGATATCCCTATAATCAAATTGGAACATTCTCCGCCGACTCTGGAAATTCTGGAGTGTTTATTCTCAATGAAGTGTATGAATATAATCCAGACTGGAAAAAAGACATAGCTAAAGGATGCTACGCCGAAATACAAAAATATACCGGCGAAGTAGATTTCTTTAGAGATGATGATAATAACCTACACCTCATTGGATTTAATAAAACGGGAACATCATTCTTTACAATATGATTAAAGTAGTAAACAAATCAAAATATGATCTTCCAACCTATGCCAAAGACTTAGACTCTGGTATGGATGTCAGAGCAAATATTGAAGATCCTATTATACTAAAGCCGCTTGAAAGGGCCTTAGTTCCGACTGGCCTTTTCTTTGAGCTTCCAGATAATTTGGAAATTCAAGTAAGACCAAGAAGTGGACTTGCAATAAAAGAAGGTATTACAGTTCTTAATACCCCAGGAACCGTTGATGCAGGTTATAGAAATGAGGTTAAAGTAATCCTCATAAATCTTAGTAATCAAGAAGTAACAATAGAGCCTGGGGAAAGAATTGCACAGATCGTTCTCTCTAAAGTATATAGAGATACCCTTGAAGAAGTATTATATATTGATGAAAATACTGATCGAGGACTATCTGGCTTTGGTAAATCAGGAAAATTTTAATATTATGACGGAAGAAGAAAAAGAAGTTGAAAGACTAAAATATGTCTACGGTTGGAAAGATGCTCAAGATGTAGCTAATTCGGTGTGGGGAACTATTTATGAATCCCTTCTCCGAGGACAACTAATATTTGCCTATAGAAATCTAGGAAATAGGGATAAAAGTGGGCTGTATCAATTAGTAGTATCTCGAAATTATTCAGAAACAGGATTACCCCTAAATGAATATAATGTCGGATATATAATCGCTAATTCATATACAGCACTTCTTCCAAAAATGCCTTTAGAGTATCTCAAAACTGAACTAAAGAAATATATTAATAGTTGGAAATTAGAAAAAGAAGCTATTGAAAGTTTTGATAATATTTTAAAAAGACTAGAATAAAAGTTATGGATGAGAAAGTAAATATTTTAGCAGTAGATACAGGATATGGTTCAATAAAATGTGCAATGTATGATGAAACCGGTGGAATTAGATTTTTAAAATTCTTATCAGCGGTTTCTAAAATTGATGATGCATCTGAAGTTGATGATGACGTGATGTTTAAGCTTGGAACTGATACTTATGTTCTTGGTGAAACGGCTCTTAGGGTTGGTAGAGAAAATATACTCCCCCTAGAGACTTATGAAGATATGAAGACTATAACTCCGGTTTGGATTTCTTATCTCATGAAAAAATTTAACCCTGAACATATTATAATTGGTTTGTCCTTAGCATATATGGATAAAGCGGATGATCTTTTGGAGTATCTTTATAATACTTTAATGATTGATCCGTCTACAAATTACTTCATCTGTCTTCCTCAGGGACTAGCTTGTAAACAGTGCTATAACGAATTTGGTTTAAATCCAAGAGAAACAAATAGAAAAGGATACAGTAGGTTAATGAGTTCTTATCTCATTGCCGACCTTGGAATGAATACCGCAGATTTCTCTAATGTTGCAAATCAAGTAGCCTCCTCCAAGTCTTCAATCGGTCTTCAAGGAACAGGAGTTATTTATATAGCCCACTGTATTGTAGACTATGTATTTAAGACTTATGGAGTTAAGATTACTGTAAAAGAGGCACAGACTATAATGGAATCTGATGGAATATGGACAAGGAGAGGAAGAAAATACGATCTTTCCCAGCAATTAGATGAATTTTCTGTCATGTATATCGGAAAAATACTTGATCTAATTGAAGAGAAATATCAGAGTGTCCTTGATAATATTGAGGGTGTTCTTGTATGTGGGGGTGGAGCTTATCTATTCAAGAAATATATAAATGATCCTAGAGTCATAACTGAAATAGAAAAGCATTTCCCAGTGTCATTCATACAACTCCCTGAAGTAGATGCTGAGTTCTTTAATGCAGTCTCTTATCTTAAGATCGGAGATAAACTGCTTAAGGAAGGAGCAGTATAATTTGATAAAGAGGATATCATCGATTAGGTTCGAGTTGTCCTCTTATTTAATTTAGATAGATATGAGCGAATCTAAAACTATAAAGGGACAAGCTTGGATTAATGGTGATGCTTTAGTACAGGAACAGGTTCTCATAGTTCCAGGTTCCCTTGTTGGTTCCGTTACGAATGTTGTAAGTCTTATTCCGAATATTTGGGAAGATCTCCTCAGTGCTAATGGAACTTATAAATATAACTCAAAGAAAGATTATTTCTTTTGGGAAATTCAACAGACCAGTATGGAGGACGATACAGATATAACGATAAGGTTTGAATGTCCTCGTCCTAAGGAAGGTCTGTTTGAAGAGCCATATGATCCGGAAAGTGTTGAAGGAGAGTATGCTAAATATTGGGTAGGCAAATTTAAGATTGCCTCTGAAAATTATGAGGAAAAAATTGCAATCCAGAAAAAAGAAATAGTCTTCCCAGGAACCTCTTATTATGATGTCTCTAAAGAAGAAATGGTTACCACTGAAGAAACAAGGGTAAAGAATAATGACCTGGGGGACATTGAAAATCTCTTAAGTTTATTCTAAAAGAAACTTATCCCACTGCCAAAAGCGATGGGGTATTTCTTTTCCTACATTTTTGCTCTCAATAGGGGTTCTGTTTCTTAATAATGACAGAGGATATACAATCTCTGTCAAAATAATATATGGTAGAATTTTATTATGGAATGTCTGGAACTTTTAAATCAATAACTCTAGACAAAAGACAAAAAGAAACAAATTATTCAGTATGTCGATCCCTAATTAAGACTTGGAAGGATATGGAGGAAGTTCTTGGTGAGTATAGGCCTGAGTATAACGATTTAAATTATGCTCTTCTTCACCTATGCACACTAAAGAATATATCATCCACAACATCAGATCTTCTAGTGGAAAGAGGGGTTACCGATGCTGTTTTTTATCGAATTAAGAAGGGTTTTGGAGTAGGAGTAATGAATATCAAAGAACTAGTTAAGAAAGAACTAGAATTTTGTGGAGACTCTAATCCGGAAAAAATTCTTCTTATAAACAAAGATATAGACTTCATTCGCGACATAATTCTATCAGAGCCACACAGGAGAGATGCATTTCCTGGTGGAGTTGAAGATTATTTACGTGAGCAGGAGGACTATATTAAATTTACGTCGGAATATAATCAAATAACCGACGTAAGAACTATAACAAATGCCCAAGAATATATTGAAAGTCTAGGGCTAAAATATATGTGTAAAAATTATTGATATATTATGGAAGTAAAGAAAAGCAGTGGTCTGTTTGAAGAGTTTAGCGCAGACAAAGTTAAAAGCGGTATTTATGCTGCATTTAAGAAATCAAAGCAGCCCTATAATGAAGAGATAGGAGAGGATATTTGTAATTCACTATCTCTCTATGGTGGCATTTCAACCAAAGAAATTAGAGATCAGGTTGAAGAGCTCTTGATGGATTATTCAAAGAAAGCTGCGAAGGCATATATTGCATATGGCGAAGACGATGCATTTTTAAAAGATCGTGAGAAATACATGGAGGACTATGTAGATACTACAGACAATGCTGCGACAGCCTCAGAGACCGATCCAAATGCAAATATGTCTCAAAAGAGCGTAGCATCGTTGGAGGGAGAGGTATTTAAGACAAAGAATAGAAATCTTCAGAGAAAGAGAATGAAGAATAAGCTTCATGAACTTTACCCTGAGGTGGCAAATAATTATAAAGAAGACCTAGAGGAAGGGATAATTTATACCCATGATGAGGCAAGTTCACCTGCGCTTAAATACTACTGCCAAGCTGTCAGTCTATACCCTTTAATGGCAGGTGGAGTAGGAAATCTGGATGGAGTAACTCCCTCAGCACCAAATGATCTTCAGTCTTTCTCTGGCCAGCTTACCAATGCGACTTTCCTCCTATCTGCGCAATGTAAGGGTGCTGTTGCTCTCGGCGAGTATCAAATAGCCCTAATCTATTATATCAGAATGGAGTATGGAAAGGATTGGGTAAAGCATATCGATGATGTTGTAAGTACCGGCCCATGTCAGAAAGAAAAAACAGTTAGATCTGAAATCAAAAAGGCTATTAAACAATTTATATATGGCGTTAATCAACCAGCCGGAAATAGAAACAGTAATAGCCCATTTACTAATATATCAATTTATGACCACACCTACTTTGATGCACTATTTAAAGATTTCTATTATCCGGATGGGACACAGTGCACCTGGGAAGAAGTAGACTGTGTTCAGAGAATTATTCTTAAACTGAGAAGAGACTTAAATCTAATCAAGCCACTTACATTCCCAGTTACCACTATTGCTGTAGTAAATGATGGAAAAGACATAATTGATCAAGATTATAAAAAGCTCTGTGCAGAAGAGTGGAGTAAGGGAAGCTCTCACTTCTTGTATAACAGTAATAATCCCTCATCGCTGGCTAGTTGCTGTTTCTCAAAGGATCAAAAAGTTCTCTGGAAATCATCTACTTCTGGTGTTAATCTTACAACACTCAAAGAGCTGTACGATCTTCCTTGGGAACCTGCTAAGAAAAACCTTAAGATATTTCATAATGGAAGCTGGGTTAGTGGCAAAGCAATTGAACTTCCTAATAGGGATATGTATAGGGTTATTACTTCCAACAATAAAGAGTTGGTAATGACCGATAACCATATAAATGTAACCCTAGATGGAGAGAAAACCACTGATAAGCTTACTACTGACGACTATCTCATGTTTAATACAATGGAACTAAATGCAATTCCAGAAAATGATGAGCACTTAACCTATGATCAGGGATTTATTGTTGGTGCTTTTCTAGGAGATGGTTCGTTTGGGTCTGAAATTAGGGGAACAGTATACGATATAATATACTCACAAAATGAAAACAAATATCAAGAATTATTAGAAAGGCTCGAACGTGCCAATAATCAACTTGGCGGTTCTAATGCTCCTCGCTTAGGGTCTGTTCACAATAACGTATATCCGGTAAGACTGTCGTCTAAAGAAACCGCAGCCTTCATTATGAGGTGGACCAATTGGAGAAGAGGAACATATGCATTTAATAAAGAGCTAAACCTGAATTGCCTTCTTCAGTCAGTGGAGTTTAGGAAGGGAATTCTTGATGGGTGGTATAATACTGACGGAGGAAACTCAAACAGATGCTATACAACTAGCCCCAAACTTGCTGAAGATATGGAAGTCCTAATAACTTCCCTAGGTATGCAGTCTATCATTGATATTAGTGATAGAACAGATGAAAAGGTTATTATTCGCGGAGAGGAATATGACAGAAACTATCCTCTATATTGCGTTCGTTGGTATGAGCCAGCTAACCATAGAATAAATAAGAACCCAGACCATACCTGGATAAAAAAGAATAATTCAATATACTTTAAGATCAAAAGTATTGAAAAAGTAGAATACACTGACAATGTTTATTGTATTGAGTGTAAGAATGAAAAGGAGCCTTACTTCACACTTCCTTCAGGGCTCATAACTCACAACTGTAGAGTCCTGAACGAAATAACTGAAAATACGTTCTCTTCAGTAAACGGCCTTCAGGGAATTATGACGGGATCCTGTAATGTTATAACTCTCAACATTAATAGAATCACCCAGAAGTATATTCGTGAACAGCATCCCGACTATATTGAGGAAGATGGAAGAGTGCACAGAAAGTTTACCGAAGAAGATAAGCAAGGATTTAAGAACTATCTTATAAACATTCTTGAAAGGGTGTATAAATATCATATCGCATTTAAGACTATGCTCTATGATCTCGAAGATAAGAAGATGTTTGCTTCCTCTAATGGTGGATATATCTTTATGAAGAAGCTATATAGTACGATTGGTCATATTGGATATCAGGAAGCAGCAATGTTTCTTGGGTTCGAACCTACAAAAAATGATGATTACATCGAGTTCCTTCAGATCTTCCTGTCGACTATCGAAGAACAGAATAAACTTCACTCTATCAAGGATAAAAAGAGACCATTCCTATTTAACAGCGAAGCAATTCCTGGGGAGAATCTAGCAGTCAAGTATTATCAGAAGGATAAGAAAGACGGGTATTATGTTCCAGCAGATAGAAACCTCTATTCAAGCTACTTCTTCAATCCTTGGGATAATAAAGTCTCTGTCTTGGATAAAATGTACCTTCATGGAGAGTGCACTAGCGCATATACATCAGGCGGTCAGGCTTGTCACTTAAACATGCTTGAGGACTTAAGCTTTGAGCAGTACATGAAATTAATAGATTATTCAACTGCGAATAAAACAAGCTACTGGACCATTAACAGGCCCGTAAGCGTCTGCCTTGACTGTTCCCATGTTGTAAATGGTCCTGCCGAAGTTTGCCCAGTCTGTGGAAGTCATAATATGGACTGGTGGATTAGAATTATTGGATACCTCCGCCCTCTTAGTGCGTACAGTAAAGAAAGATTTAAGGAAGCTAAGAAGAGAGTGTTCCACAAAAAAGATGAAGAAGATATAGTATAATGAATAATTATAGTTATGAATATTTATATGATCTAAGAATAAATAAGAAATTATCTACAAAGAAAATTGCTGAAATATTAGGTATCCCTAAAGAAAAAGCATATCGAAAGCTATCCTCTTTAGGGATACCTATGAAAAATCCAAATTCGCTGGTACCTGAACTAGGAAACAAAGAGTTTCTGTATGATTTATATACAAACAAGAAGATGTCCAAGGAAGACATTGCAGACAAACTAGGAACTACTATTTTCTATGTGAGAAAAGCTTTTAATAGCCTGGGAATAGCTACCAGGACCCCGCATGAGTCAGATTTAGTTATACATGAAAAACGGAGGGAAAAATATTATAATCCTGATCTGGACAACCATGAAGTAATCTATGATTTGTGGGTTACTAAGGACATGAGCGTTGACGAAATGTCTAAGTACCTCAAAGTTCCCAAAAGGGCTGTCAAGCGTGCTATTTCTAAACAAAAAGTTAGTAAACTTCAGAGAAGAGAGATTGACTTTGTAGATAAAAAACTCCCAGAGGATTTTAAAGATAAAGCAAAATTAGAAGAACTATATATAAAACAGGGAAAATCTCTGTCTGAGTTATCTAGGGACTACGGGGTTACCGTCAAAACAGTTAAAAAAGCTCTTGACAGATTCGGTATTCCTAGAAGAACACAGGTCGAGGCCGCTAAACTTTTATGTGGAGAAAAAAGCCCACACTGGAAAGGAGTTAGCCCAATCTATGAAAGGTTAAGGGCATACTCTAGGGATAACATTCACAAAAAAGTGTTAGAAAGGGACAATCACGTCTGTCAAATGGATGGATGTGGGAACACTAAAAACCTTCATGTTCATCATAAAATTCCTCTATGGAAGATATACAACGAAATACTAAATGAACATCCTGAACTTGATGTAAATAATCCTGAGCAGGCAGAAGAACTTTTAAGAATAATGAAATCCGATCACAGAGTAAATGATTTGGATAACCTAATAACTTACTGTGAAGACTGCCATTTGTTTAAAGTTCACGGATACACCAGAAAACAAATAGAAGAACTTAGAAGTAAAACAGGTCAAGATTTTTTAAAAGATGATTAAATACGTTCCAGAAGATACAAGTATAGTTTTTTCAGAGGTGCCTGAAGAGATTACGATGGCCCTTAATATCTCAAACTGCCCCGGATCGTGTGTTGGATGTCACAGCCCTTATCTTCAAACTGACACGGGGGAAAAATTAACGGCCGAAGTTCTAGGCTGTTTGATTAAGAAGAACTCAGGAATTACTTGCGTATCATTTATGGGTGAAGGGAGAGACAAGGAATCACTACTCTCCCTTGCCCAGATCGTAAGAAAGGAATATGGATTAAAAACAGCCTTATATTCCGGCCGCCTTGAAGTCCCCGATGATTATAATGCCTACTTCGATTATATAAAAGTAGGACCGTATATAGCTGAAAAAGGCCCACTGAATAAGACAACAACTAATCAGGTTCTTTATCGGATCATAGACGGAGAGAGATTAGACATTACGTTTAAGTTTTGGAGATCTTTAGACGGGAAGGCTAAGTATGAGTTAAATGATGATCTAGAACACGTCAAGAAGATAAGGAATGGATTAGAAAGAAACAAGGAGAAATATGGTGAAAAGTATTGTCCTTGTCGGCTTGATCATACTCCTGATACTATATGTCCTTGCTTAGAATATAGAGAAACCGGTGAATGTCATTGTAAACTATATAAGAAATGAAAGAAATAACTAAATTAGAAGAAATCGAGAAAACAAATTCGCTCGTTAAAATTGGAACTGGATTTTGTAGCCCATGTAAGTTAGTCGAGGAGAATCTTAAACAACTCGAACCAGAATATCCGGGAATTAAGTTTTACCTTGTCGATGCTGAAGAAGCTGAAGACATGGTAGAAGAGCTTGGTATACGAAATGTTCCTACCCTAATTCGCTACAAGGATGGTATTGAAACAGACAGGCGAGTTGGGATGATGACTAAAGAGCAATTAAAAGAATTTATAGGGGAAGAGTAAAATCTTCCCTTTATTTTTCTTATAGATGAATTAAGATTATAAAAAATTATGGGATGTCATACGTGGTCATATAGAGCACTTAATGATAGTGAATTTGAAGAGACCAAAAATAAATTAATATCAAAGAAACTTGGACGAGGATCTTTCGCACGGCAGTCTTATCCTAAGTTGTCGGAACAGGAGATAGTTGAGAAGATTTACAAAGATTTTAAGAGTGGCTATGGCGAAGGAATCGAGAAAAGCGACGTTCTTGTTTGGGTAAGAAATGATACAGAGTGTGTAGATAAATTAAAGAACTGCACAACTATGTCAGAACTTGTCAGAATATACAATAACTATTTTGAGGACGTAGATTACAAAGTCATAGGAGATAAAATCTATGTTCAGTGCGGATTCGATGTGCCCGTTAGAATATATGGGTATCCTGAAGAGTCCTTTACAGATCCGGAAGAGTTTATTAAATGGATAAAGGAGTCAGAAGAGAAGCAAGGAAGGATAATCTCTGAATACTATATCGATGCAATGTGTCGAGTTGAAGGATATTCGCCGGAAATGGAAACAGTAATTAAGAATTTCTGGCAAAAGTATAATAATGATGTATATGTAAAATTTGGCTAGTATATGATATTAAGTAAAGAAGAACTAGAAAAGGAATATCCAATGTCAGAAGATAGATTTCCAAACAGCCCTGACCTAGATAAGAAAACGAAAAACCTGGCTGTTAGAATTAGATTTGAAGTTACTTGTGATTCCAGTCCTTATATTGGCTATGAGAATTCTATAGCAAAAAGAATAAGAGAATATATCAAAGAGTGTTCTAATGCTATGGATGAATCTATGAGACACTGGGGAGATCACGAACATTGTATAGAACCAGTTAAAGTTATTATCTCTGATATCGAAACGGAAGAGGAACAGAATATAACAACTGAAATATTGGGAGAATAAATCAAAAATAGGGAGGTAAAACTCCCTTTCTTTTCTTATAGGTGATATGGATGAATATTGGGAAAATTTACAACCTTTTGAATGTATAGACGATATTCCTAGCCCTCCAATCGTTCCGGAGGAGGAATATAAGCTCTATGTGGAAAAATTAATATCTTGTGGAGCTATACCAAAGAAAGACCTTGTACCCGGAAAGAAATATATAGGGTACTGTAGAAATGCCAGGGTAGCTACATGGGATGGAGAAAAATTTACATATCCCAGAACAAAATTTTGGTATGAATATGATGAAGAAATAAACCACTTCGAAGATGATGATGGTTATGATCTCTTTATACCGGTCTGGGAGTATACAAAAGAAAATTATGCTAAAGTTAAGGGAAGAAAAAGAAGAAGAGAAGATCTGGAAGGAACAGAGGACTCCTGATAAGAATTTTACTGTCAAGGCCTTAGGATTTTGTCTAGAGAATGAGTTATCTCCGGAAGATCAAAAAGAATGGGATAGAATTAGTGATATCCTTTGGGGGAAGAAGCCGGACGAGAGCGAGAATAATGTGATAAAGGATCCACTTTCTGAAGAGGATAGAAAGATTTGGGATGAGCTTAATGAAAAGAAATATTCAAACTTTCGCTTTGCTGCACCCGGACATAAAGAAGAAACAATGGAGTGGGCTAAATCTCATAATAATCCACTCCCCTATCCTATTCCGAAGGGTGCAAAATTCTACTATACATATCCTCTAAGTAGAACTGCCATATTTGAAACCACAGAGGAGATAACAATGAGTGCAGATTTCATAGAAGCCTTCGTTGATGGTTATATAGAGATTTATAGACTGGAAGAAGAAACATCACCAGTAAAGTCGGGGAGAATGTGTGATATAAACCCAGGCTGTCCTCTCATAAATCGAAATATAACTAGTGGAATTTTCGGAATCTGGGGACATCATATAGGAGATCTTGTTCTGGAAGGTGTTAATGTCTTTGATGAAGGAAAAGCTATAACATTTGATATTGGATCTTAAAAAAAAATAAAGGGATTTTAAATTAGTCCCTTTATTTCTTTCTTTATTCCACATAACCTGAAAATATCTTGTAATTGGTGGACGGCTATAGTGGATTCAGAACTATAAATAAGCCTTTTGCCACACTGTATAATCTTAAAACCAGGATATAATTTAACATCGTCCATTACATAAGATCCATCCGCCGCTTTTATAAATCCAGTTTCCTCTAAAATATATGAGTCTAGAGGAATTGGATATATTTCATCACAATCACACCAGGCATTATGTTCTTTGGCGAAAAACCACCACTTTCCATCTTCACTTTGGTCTATATCAAGAATTTGGTCATTTTCTCCATAACTTCTTATCCAATGACCAGGAAGTAAATCACGTATACTTAATTTTTCCATAAATAATAAAAAAATAAAAAGAGCGGTTAATTATCACAACTGACCGCTCCTAGTGTTGTGTTGAAGACGATTGATAGATAAAAACCTACCACTCTATATATAAGGAAATCGAGGTTTATTTCTTTTTTAATATTTCAAAAGACATATCCCTCTTGCCTGTCTCTTTATTCTGAATTTTACAGTCAGATAACTCAAAATATTCCTCGAGATCATTCGCTTTTGGGGTTCTTATATAACCACAATCATTATATATTTCCCCAAGTTTCTCTTTTATATAGGACTTAGTATATCTAGACCCTACCTTAAATTCTCGATATATCATGCCTCTAAGATTATCCGTATCTACCTGTTGATTATTCATACTTCTGTCGTACCTCTTTTCCAGTTCTCCCTTTCGATATGATAGTCGTTTAGCTTCTTCGGGGGTTACAGATCTATAGAAATTACCATATATTATAGGAATTCTTGATAAAACAATTTCTATTATATTTTCGGGTAACTTGAGATCATAAATATACTTCATTCGTTCGGGAAAACCAGGAAGACTAAGAATATCTTGAATAACCATATCTATGTTTGTCAAGATTACATTATTTCCTCCGCCGTTTAGGGAGTTCATAACACTAAATCTATCCTTATAATCAACCTGCTGAATCTCATAATTTCTAAGATCTGAAATTTTAACCAGATTATTAAAAACAGGGACTAAATCTTTCCCAGCATGAACATTAACAGCCACATAATCATACTTATAATTAGAGTTCTTAGCGTCTCGTTGATATTTTCTAGCTACCGAATGTCTACTTTCTTCTGGTGTAAGACTGAAAGAAAGGAGGATATCATTAGTGGCTTTCTCTTTTTCATTTATTCTGGCCTTAAGTTCTTCTAGGGTTTCCTCCTTACTGTCAGCCAGGGTTTTATAATATAACTCTGCCCTGTTTTTCCAAGGATTGCTCTCAAGTCTCTGTCGGCCTAGAATTTGTGGTAAGTCCAAGGTAATATCGACAGTTAAGCAGTCTATGTTGGCATCACTAAAGATATAGGACTTAGCATTAGTGGAATAGAAATCCGCCCCTAAGTATACCGTTCTTGTGCATAGGGTAAACATTTTATGCGGCTCTCCTTTTGTCGGAACTTTACCTAGCACATCCACACCTCTACCTTTAACACCAAGAGCAGCTTTAACTTTCTTGTTATTATCTGGATCTCTAGAACATAAGACATTAACTTCAGAAGGATTAAGTTTTGCCTTTCTGATTATATCACAAATATTCTTCACCGAATTGACAAAGAATACAGCCTCCTTAGACTCTATCTCTTGAATATCTCCGTTATTATCTCTGAAAGCAAAGACTTCACCCTTTCCTTGCCTATATTGATCTATGATATCCGCGGCAATTGAAACTATGGACTTACCAGTAGGATGAACCTCTAGAAAAGGTTTAGTAATTCTTAATGGATCATCTGCAGCCCAGTCTAATTCATAATAGGGTAAATCTTTGAATTCGTCTAGCATTTCCAAGTACTTATCTATCATGGGCGTAGCTGAAACAAAACAAAGATTATTAATACCCTGGAGCTGATAAACAAAGTCAACTTCTGTAGACGATTTAAATGTACTATCAACAAAAATTGCTTGCCACTCGTCTACAACCACAGAAAACATCCCAATATTAATATTTTGGGAATCCATCTCTTTTATAGAGTCTTTAACTAGTCGGAAAGAATCATAGGTAACTAGAATCTTACATGGGCGGTTTTCTACAATACACCCAGTTATATAAGATTTAATACCACTCTTTAACCTTTTTATTTCCTCAGAAGTATAGTCAATAATTCCACCCTCTGGAGTAAGATCTTCCTTATTCTTATTAAGATCCTTCTCAAAATTTGGCTGTTTCTCCAAATTATTTTTTACATAATAAACATTCCCGTGATGTTGTTCTTCTTTGTTTTCTAGGAGGATTTTACGGGGAGAACAGAGGATTAGGTTTTGGTTATTGGTAATACAATATTCAGTAAAACCACAACCAGTAATCTGTTTATTAATGATGCATGGGTGAGATGGTAGAGAAAAATCTGACCATTCACCTAAAAATCTAATTCCTTTCGGAACAATTATCTTATCTTTCTTCATATATAAAAATTTTTTAATATTTTCAAATCGGGGAAGGGAGGCCGAAGGCATCCCTTCTATCATCATTAATTAGGGTTTAACTCCTTCAAAATAGCAAAAAATGGGTTATTTTACTTGGAATGAAAATCGATTGTATATATGTATAAAAAATAACCCACTTCACTCCGCCCGTCTTCACTTCGTTCAGCCGTGCGTCGTTCAGATTTAATTTTAAAATAATACCTCATATCTCTTTTTCAAGGAGCGAAGCGATATCAAAATTCGTAACGTAGTGAGAATTTTGTGAGCGCAGCGTGGACTTGGTCGCCGGGTACTGAGCGAAGCGAAGTGGCCGGAGGAGGGGTAGGCGGCGACCAAGTTCTGTTTTTCTCCGGGAATTCAGCATCGAAGAAAACTATCCTCCGCCTACGCTCCGGATAGCCTTCTTCTCTGCTTCATACTCCCTTGACGTTAAAAAAAAAGAAGAGGCACATTTAATCCTCTCCTTCAAAATAATTTATACCATTCTCATCTTTTCCTATCCACTTATACATTTTCCCCGATATTATGTGCATCTCCTCCAACGGAAACGCCATACCATATTTAGAAGGTATATCCGTGTCTATAGTTTGATCTTTGTCATTTACTACCGGGGTGAAGATAACATTACAAAAGTCCACACCACCAGAATCTGACCTTTTCATGAAGACGTACGGAAATCCTATAACACTCTCTCCCGTTGTTGCATCTGTTCCTTTTACTAGATATGGAACAGCCTCTGGTATAATTTCCAACCTCCTATATCGGAAAAGTTCTGTTTCTACTTCATTCCGTAGGGTTTCATTCTCTCCAAGTTCTTTTAGGAGTTCGATGAGACTTATACCATATCTTTCAATGATTTTCTCTACTCTTCCAGAAACCAAGAGCCTATATTGTATGGTATTTTTATCTCCTTTAAGTATTTCTTCTATGATCTTTTCTTCTTCTTTCATACATTAATAAGGGTTTTCCTCCTTATATGTGATGGAAAGTATAAATCATAAATATCCTAGAACATATCATTTACCTTGGTCTCCGGGAACTACTTCAGATGATAAGAAGTTGTCAGGAGATTGGTTTAGATATTACATGGGAAAAGAAATAGTTATAACAGAAAAGCTTGATGGTGAAAATATATGCATAAACCGGAATGATGTATTTGCTCGTTCTCATGGGGCACCTACACGAAATCCCTGGTCTAAGAATATATGGGGAGATTCTGGTCTTTTCTGGAGGGTACGAAATCTAATCGGGGAAGATGAATGGATATACGGGGAAAATCTCTTTGGTATTCATTCGATTATATATGAGAATCTTCCAGCCTATTATCATATTTTTGGCATTAGAGATGATAAATCTTACGTCTGGATGTCTTGGGATGATGTTAAGGCCTATTCATCTATTCTAGGTCTTCCACATGTTCCTGAATTATGGAGAGGGATTATAAATAGTGAGGATCAACTTAAGGACTTGGTAATGAAATATACACAAGGACCATCTACGTATGGAAGCACTATCGAAGGAATCGTTCTTCGGAATACATGTGAATTTCCTATAGATGAATTTTCAAAGAATGTATGTAAATGGGTTCGTCCAAATCATGTTCAAACTGATAAACATTGGACTGAGAATTGGAAACAGGCTAAATTAATTGAAAAATGAAACCGATAAGTGAAGAGACAATAAATAAACTTAGCCTTCTTCATGATAAAATTAAAAATCATCCATTCAGAAAGAGTCCAGAACTTTATCTCCTGGATGAGTATTATGAATTGTGTGATAAAGGCTTAGATAATATCATTGGAAAGTATGTCTATGATACGTACGAATTATCTAAAGAAGGAATTTATCTCTACTATAGATCTATACATGACAGATGGCTTCATTATAAGGATTCGTCATTTCCAGATGGTTATTTTCACTTCAATGATATCACCGAGATATGGTCTAATCCAAATATTGCCTTGATTAATGAGTCGTTTCATGATCTTAGGGGAATAATGTGGGCTCTAAAATCAAATTGGAAAAGATCAGAATATTTAGGGAAGTTCATTGAGACAACAGAGAAAAATCTTACAATACTTCATGCCCTTATAGAAGGTATAGATATAACTGAAATGAATTACCCTAGAAAATACAGAGAAGGATACACTAATTATAAGTTTGTACGAAATCCTTTATATGATAATGATTGGACTCTTGAGAAATACCTTCATAGGGTCTGGTATGAAGATAAAGGTTATATTGATTAAGTATGAATGTAGAAAAGACACTTAGAATAGCATTACTTAATTTCCCGGGAATATTTCCAAATGCATTCTCGGTATATCATCATTGGTTTTGTGTATGTGGAAATGGATATGAATGGGAGAATGGAGAACTTATATCATTATTTGAAGCCCATAATGTCACTACTGTAGAGGATGCAATCATAAAACATCTCGAACAATACCTTATTTCAGAATGGGAAGAGGGAGGACTTGTTAAAGGTATCCTTGACCTTTATACTAATCATAAAGGTGCCAAAGAATATATAATCCAACATAATAAAGAAACAATAAAGTATGTCAGGATGACTTTTGATATCGAGAATAGAATGACCGACTTTGATATTAAGAAGGAATTAGAACTGGCTCCAAATACACCGATTAAATTCTATCCGATAAGTGAGTATTCTGGGTTATGTACTGTTCCAGACGATATCAAGGATGATTGGCTTTGTGCTGTAAAGAAAATGGTTGATATTATGGAGGAACATAAATCCATGATAACCGGTGACATGGATAAGTATAACGAAGCAAGAGAAAAAATTTATAAATTATATGACGAAAGAAGAATTAATTAGAACAAGCCTGCCCGAGTTAAATTGGGAAGATCTTTGCTGGGGTTGGAGAGGAACTTATTTCATTACTGGCATTAACTTGTGTAAGGATAATAATGAGTGGTCGCTAGAATTTTACTCTCCCCGTCTTCAAGAGGAGGTTTTAGGGACTTCAGGTGATGGACATGTGAAGTTAGAGCTTTGGAAATATTCTATTGATGATATCAAGAAATTTATCCTTGGTATTAAGAATTGGATGTCCTGGATAGATTCATATAAGGGGTCCACTGAAGATATAGATCAACTTGTCTTTATTCATCCTGATGTAAATGAATCATGTTTCTTAAGAGACTTTAAAGTAATTGTAGATATTCATGATGGTTATGGTGTAAGACTCGGTATTCTCAGTACAAAGAAATGGAATCTGGGGAATCAAGAACTTTTAGATCTTATACTCAGTGATTCAAGAGACTGCTTTGCTATATGGCCTGAACAAAGTATTTATCCAGAGCCAGAAGTTTTGTCGGCCCTAGAAGAGCTGGAGAAAGTATACCCGGGAGCAAAAGATATAAAGAGAATTTATTATACTGATTTTGATTAAAAAAAATAGAAGGATGTAAAAGTCCTTCTTTATTTTCCTTATAAATGATTATGTGTTTAGAAATTAATTATAAATTACATCAATTATTACACATACCAATACCAACCTTAGGTAATCGTGACGAGGATATAGAATTGCATGGTAATACACGTTATTATAGGCCAATTATTGCAGAAGAGGACTTGAAGGTCTATAAGCTCCTCAAGAAACCTATGTTTGGTATTACAAAAACACCTTACATGAGGAAGGTATTGTGGTTTAGAAAAGGAATGATTCGACAAAAATCAAAGCTGGGATTGGGATATTTTCCTGGGCATCGTTATATATACGAAGGAATTCATTCATTTGTTGATTTCTCACCATCATATAAGATCACACCACCTGATGAAGAGGTCTTTATTGCTGTTATTCCAAAGGGGTCTAAGTTATATATAGGCCAAGATGGAGATGCTGTCTCAACGGAGCTTATTGTATTTAGGAATGATAGTGTATATAATAAATATTGTAAAACACACAATGTTAAAGACATATGGAGTTACTTATAAAAGAATTATGTGCTAGATTGCCATATGGTGTTAGAGTTTCTTTAACTGAGCCAAAAAGAGATGATTCTACCAGTGAACTTTCTTACAGAGACGGTAGATTTCTCACAGGCGTCTTATACGCTGTATATCCACAAGAAAATAGAGTAATCATAGATGAGCTTAGTGAACCTATCGCTCAATATGATGTAAGATGTGGTGGTTTTGATATCGATGAGTGCAATGTAAGGCCTTATCTTCGCTCAATGTCAAGTATGACAGAGGAAGAGTGGTTTACATTAAGAGAATGGATTCATATTGGGTCAGATGGAAAAGGTAAAATTTGCTTTGATGGGTTTAGAAGTATATCAGCAGAAGATACAACTAAGGCAATAGATTATCTTAACTCTCATCATCTTGACTATCATGGTTTAATCGAGAAGGGGCTCGCGCTTGAAGCACCTAAAGATATGTACAAAATCTAAAAATGATGAAGTATCATATCTCTAGACTAAATTTTTGGAGAAATAATAAATATTATAATGATTATACATTACTTGAAAATGGAAGTCCTATTTGGTGTGAAGCATATGTGAATAGTTTTGATAATGACCCATATGTAGGGATTGATAATGAAAATATTATTCCTATAATGCTTGAACATTATAATGAATATTTAAAAGATAAAAGCGTAAGAAAGAAATATGGATATGTTCGGTAGAATTGAAGCACCTGAGGGGATGTATAAAACCAAGTAAGATGAAAGCAACCACAAAACTAAATCTGTTCAAAATTAGGGGAAGTTCACAAGAGTTTGATGATAGACCTGATTATGAATATCCAGTCGAGGTTATAGAATTAACCTATTCTCATATCTTAATCAATAAGAAAATGAGACTACGGAAAGCTGCGATAAAATATGTTAAAAGTATATGTGGATGGCCATATATACTCATTTTAACCGACAAACCTTCTAGAGAAAATATCGTAAGAATTCAAGATGGTTTTACCGTCGATATTTGTGGAAAAGTTTTCGTTGGAGGTAGATACTATCATAAAAAATTCAAAGATAAGTTTTACAATAAAAGACAGAATAAATGATCACAGAGGACTACGTTAGTTTTGAAGTGGCCAAACAGAATGTACACAAATAACTAATGCCATATGAGTTTGAAACGATTACATTTCAACAAAAATATAGAATGTTGTCATACATGCATGTATATAGATGAATATGCATTTAATGTACATGATGATGGTGAAGTTCCTCATGGATATGATGGTATGGCTCTGTGCTGTGTATTTGATAATAAGCTTCCAGAAACAATTGATAACAGAGAATTTATTTCTCCATATTGGAAAGCATGTAAGAAATATAAACGATGCACAGAAAGACAGGCTGATTATCTTGATATTTTTGATGAAGTTACGCAATCAATTGTACAAAATCCACACGATATTTCTAAAATAGAATAATATGAATATACAAGAAGATTACGTTAGTTTTGAAACAGCTAAACTCCTTAAAGAAAAGGGGTTTAATGAAATATGTTATTTGGGATATAATAAAAACGGGGAGTACGTTCCAACAAGTAATAGAACTAACCATCAAATAATTCAACCTGATTTTTGTTTTATCTGTTGTCCAACTCTTCAAATGACTATGAAGTGGTTGAGAAAAGAACATAAACTAGAAGTCAGAAGTACATATGATTATGATAAAGACGCGTGGTGGGGAAATATAAATCCAATGTATGAGGAAACTAATGAAAACTCGAATGTTTATCAGAAAGCGTTGAGATTTGACTATCAAGGAAAATCTTACGAAGAAGCCTGTGAAGCAGCTATTAAATACTGTCTTGAAAATTTGATTTAGATATGAAAAATGAAATTGAAATCCCGGAAGGCTGTGAGGCCAAGATTGTAGGTAATAAGGTTATCTTTGTTTCAAAAGATGAGAAGATAAGGGAAGCAATAAGTTATGCTATCGGTACAGCAAAACACCAGGATGGAACACTTATTAATGGTGTTACAGAAGACGAAGCTGTTGCCTATCTCGAAAAGCAGAAAGACGAGGCACAGAAACAATTTAATCTCGGTATTCAGGCTGGGAAAGAGGAGGCAATGTACGAAATGGAGAAAAATCAGAAGCCCGCAGAGTGGAGTGAGGATGATAAACTTCACCTTAATAATGCAATTCTTGCTGCGGAAAAGGAATGGGGCACAGAGAGTCGCACGGCTAAATTCCTCAAATCCCTCCGTCCTCAGTCAAATCAAGAGTGGAGCGAGGAAGATGAGAGAATCATGGATCATTGCATAGGATATATTAATGCGAGTTGTCTTGATGCAAACGATTTATATAAATGTATTGACTGGCTCGAATCCCTCCACCGTCGTATGAAATCACCGAATAATTGGAAGCCCAGAGAGGAACACTTTCAAGGACTGAGAAGAGCCATTAAAAATGCAGAAAAAGGTTCTGATGCGTGGAACGCGTTAACAGACCTTTATGCTGACCTTCAAAAATTACTTTAGGATATGGATTTTATTTCAGATGGGTGGCGAGAAGAAATTGAAGAAGCCATCGAGAATGCACCTATTATGATGAGTGGAAGTGCCTATACAGAAGGCTTCAAGGATGGTCTTAAAAAGGCGATTGAAATACTTGAAAATCACATTTAATCTTATGAAATACATTGAAGAACATGAGTTGAAAGTAGAACTTGATAGGCTTAATGCAAGAAAGGATGAATAGATATGACAAGAGAAGAAGCATATAATTTTTTAGAAGAAGCGTCATCTAATACACAATCTGGCTTATATGTTCATATTACAAGAGTAGAGAAAGCTATAAAAGCTGTATCTGATAATGAAGAATTAAGAGAAAAGGCACTTAGCGGCATTTATGAGTGTGAAGGAAATTCATTTGATTGGATGCAATTGGATGATGCAAAATATTTTATAGATATAGCATTAGGAATCAAAGATGAATTTTCATATTTTAAGTGATTATGAAACTAATCTTTGAACTTGGAAAAACGCAATAAAGGAGGAATTAATGTAATATGACACTAGAAGAAAGACAAATGCTCCTCGCAGACATTTATGCAAGAGTACCTTATGGAGTTAATTGTAGTGGCATTTTAAAACAAATGGATGGAAGTTTAAAAAGAGTTTTTGGAACATTCAAAGGGTGGTATATTGGTTGGGCCACTATTGGAAATAATTTAGTAGACATAAAAACTGTTAGACCATACTTGCGTCCTATGTCAAGTATGACTGAAGAAGAGAAAAAAGAGTTAAGAAAACTATGCGATGAAGATTTGTCAAAATATGCAAAATTTATTCTTGATGGACATGGGCTATCTCATGACGGGCTTTATATGTTTTATCCATTAAGACAACTTGATTTTCTTAACTCTCATCATTTTGATTATCGTGGCTTGATTGAAAAAGGCTTAGCTTTAGAGGCGCCGGCTGGAATGTATGTCTAATATCTCTTTTCCTTATATATGTAATGAGAAGAATTATATTAGAAAAGTTAAAAATAATTAGTTTTGAACGGCACGGTAGGGACGATGATTTGTGGTTAGAGGATAACATATCTAAATTCGCCCCTGATGAAAGAAAAAGCGAAATAAATAATGTGCCTACTTCTGGAATTGTTATCACCAGAATCAATACTTTTAAATCTGTAATTGTCAAAGATCCTCGTGGATTCTCTTGTATTATATCGAATCTGGATGAATTATTTCCGGAGATAACGATAGAGAGGGGAGTGATTCAGGAGGATTTGATTTATGGCCGACCTAACGACCGAAGTAATTCCTGGATATTACTGACCCCTAAGATGATTGATGAGATTGGGAAAGTATTAAAGTCAGTGGAAGATTTAAGGCCAGGGGAAGTATATACGCTTGATGATTTTCAAACGGTCGTATATCTCGGCCGTCTTCCATGGAGATCTGACTATGATAGAGTATTCAGGGATCGTCATATATTTGCTTACCCCGAAGAAAGATATATAGCTGCAGTATCAATACAGGATGCTTCGGTTTTTAAGGATACAGAAGTGGATGATCCCGATCTGTATTCTGAAGCGTTAGGAGCATTAAAATCATCCTACAAAGGAAACAAGGATATAGCGGTTATTGGATTAAGAATAAGATCAGATTTACCTCGAATAGATTTTTCAAAGATTATTCCAACTCTCTTCCCGTCTGGCATTGATATGGATAGTTACGGACAGAGAGTGACGGGCAAGGTAGTACTTATAAATCGGGTGAAATCAGACATAATCGAGGTGATTCATCTGACGGGGCTTGTTGAGAGAGATACTAAACCGCGCTCTCCGTATTTAATGACGACGGAATATGAATTACTTCCCGCCCATTTTATGGTGGATGTTACCCTACATGTTATAGAGATTAAGAATGGCTATTTAACTAAGGGTAAGTATTTTACTAGTGGAACGGTAGACTGTGGTTCCGATTTCTCAAAAGTTGATCTGATAAATAGTCTTAGTAAAAAATTAAATAGGACTATAGATGATAATAGTGTGGAATGTGCCAATCTTGAGAATGTTCAGGTTTGTGGCTGGTGTTCCTACTGTGATTGTATACTTAGTAACGGAAATATAGTATCAGGAGAAAACTTATTAACACAATATTTAGATTTCTAAGACAATGGAAACAAGAGACACAAAAATCCAAGGTGGCGTAGCTAAAATTGACGCTAAACTGAAAGAACTGGAAGACAAGAAGAAAGCACTCCCGAAACAGGAGATTTCTTCGCTGTCCGTCATGCACAAAAACTCCGATCTCGCCAGGAAGTATATCGAGATGGACGATCTGGAGAAGAAGTATGCAACGGCCAAAGCTGAACTTGGCATGACAGAGGACGAGTTAGAGATTGACGGCTACAAGATCTCAGAGTGGAAAACCGGGATCAAGACTCAGGTAGCCCTCAATAACATCAATGCTGAGAGAAGATCACTCCAGGAGAAAAAGGCCGAGTTAGAGAAGCATTACACGGAAGATCACGCCGTTGATGAGATTCTCAAGACTCTGTAAAAAAAACATTAGAGAGGATATCTAGATCCTCTCTTTGTTTCCTTATTTATGTATGAAAAGTAAAGATTTTATTAAAGTAAAAGAGATACCTGAATTTATAGAGGTATTCATAAAAGGGGAAAAGAAAAAATTTCGTAATATTCCGGTCTCCGGCGTGGTGGCTAATTTTCCCATGTTTGAACCTAGATGTTTCTATGGTGGAGAAGAATATGCTCCATTCATAAGACTGGTGGATCCAAGAGGATTTCATGTTGTTATAGATTATAATGATTTTATAGATCTAGTAAAACATTCTAGTATCAATAATGGAGTAATCGATAGTGAGATACAATACTCTATAGCCGAATACAATAATCACTTCTGGTTCCCTGGCTTACACCAGAATGATATAGGACTTGTCCCGATTACTAAATCCATGAAAGTTGTAGAAACTATTTCAAGTGAAAAGGAATTAGTTCCTGGGAATAGATACCATATCAGAGCTTCTGGCTGTGCAGAGAAGGATATTGACAAGGAGCTTGTATATATCGGGAAGACTACCACTCCAAACACTATAACCTCTCGCAGCACATCCACAATAGATCTTTGGGTTGATCCTGATACCATGGAGATAATCATCTTCTGTTACAACAATCGACTTGAGACCTTATGTTGGGTAGTTGATAAACAGCACCCGGCAGATCTTGATTTGCTTAAGGCAGCCCAGGATCGACTTGTTGGGTCCGTATTCGAGAGTGATGGAAAGAATGTAGTGAAAATAGAGATAAATCCTAATGTCGCTATTAGCTCAAAAGAAGACTTCGATATAAAGACCTTTACTACTATTCCAAATACTACCTACTGGGATGTTTATAGAAGGACTGCATTTTTTGTAAAGAAGCATGATAATGGAGTTATTGAAATCTTAGAACTATTTGCTTCAACCAGCTATCGTCATACATTCGCTGATGCTAGCGTGTTTACGTATAAAGTTGTTGATGGAAGAGTTAAGATTACTGACAGCTATTGGAAGTACTTAGGAAATAAGAAGGAAATTTTAAAGTTCTATAAAAACGAAATAAAGAATTCTTCGTACGATTACATAAACTTGACCGATAAAGAGTTGCTTAATCGATGCGAGATAATTAAAAATCCAAATCCAATTATTAATTGTACCTTTGTAGACGGCTGTTCTTTCGATTTGGAGCTAACTATGTGGGGACCATATAATAAGGGCGAAGGTATAAAACTGGAGATGAGAGATGTATAGTCTCTATAAAGAGAAGAGAAGAGAGGTAAAAGCCTTTTATAGTGATATGATAGTATTGATTATTTTGGCATTCCTTCTATATTCATTGTTAGGAACGATAATTTGTGATAAGTTAGGGATATTATATGACACAAATGATTTTATAGAGTTATTTGTTGACGGGTTATTAATAGCTTTCTGGCCTATCACTATATTGGCTTATCTTTTAGCAATAGAAATGTATTAAAAAATGGATAGAATAGTTACAATTACACATCCACAGTATGGTGAATGTGAACTTGATGTTGATAGAGTAATAGCAATAGTTCCAAAGAAAAGGCAACTATTATTTGAGTGTGTTATCTGGACGCTGAATGATGATGATTTTTGTAAAGTGTCCGAAATATGGCGTAACAGACACAGAGATAAAAACTAAATTATGGGATATTATAAATTTACTAAACGAGAGTTACTTAAAGAACTTGAGAAGGTTGATGATGATGACTTTATTATGATAAATATGGGAGGACATGCACAACCAGACTACCCAATTACAAATATTGAAGACTCGACAAATGTTGGGTTTTGGGAATTGCGATGTGATCCCTCAATAGGTTTTTGGGAAGCTTTAAAACACGCGAAAGAGAGTGGTGAATTATGATTATGTATCGCGTGTGAAGTATTTAAAGAACAATGAAGTTATGGTTAAAATAGAAGATCTTATTTGTAGTATTGAAAATGTTATAGCTTCTAACGGGAACGGAAGAAAGCTTATATCTGTTACGCATATAGAAGAAGTACCCAGCGTAAGCTTTTATATAGAAGATCACGCCGAGGCTATATATGAAACTAGAAACCTGGAAGATGCGATTCTTAAATTCAATTCTTAAAATATTATCATTTCTTATCGCAGCGCCCTTTATAATTATTGGCACTATGATAATATTTATAGGAAATGTTATATTGCAGCTAGGAAATTTATTCCTACGAATTCCTTATTAATGATATGAAACCATTAGATTTTATAAAGAAATACAACCTGGGAAATGGTTGGGCTACTAAGAAACAAGATAAGTTTCTTGAGGATATCACTAAAGAGTTCAAATCAGCACTGGAGTATTTTAAAGTTAATCTCCCCGGAACATCAGAATATAACAGAGATGGGGAGAATGTTAAGGGATTTCAGAATGCCGTAGATCAGATTAAACAGAAGTGGACCGGTATTTCAAATAAAGTAAAATTTGGATTGCCTGACAGTCTTTGGAATTATTTCTATGCTACTGTTGTGTCTCCTTTGCGCGATGAATATCTTCCGAAAGAAATGGAGAGACGCGCCGAAAAGCAGAAACGGTGGGAAGAAAGAAATGAACAGTAAAAAGTGATATCGTTTTATATAGAGAAAAATCAGGAGGGAGGATTACATATGTTTTCTATTCCTCCTGAAAATTATTCAGATTTTATAGGGCAGAAGATTATGTTTTTCCCCGAGGCAGAAACAGTTTTATATCTAGAGCTGCCCGAGACGAAGAAGGAAATTAGTCTTCAAGAAGTGGGGATACCTCCTCAACTACAGGAATTAATTTTAACACGGTGGAGTACACTAGAAAATTAGATAATGTATCAAAGGAATCTATTATTGATTCTGGGGTTCAAATATCAGGAAATATAGATGAAATTACATATGCAGAGATATTTGACTTCTTGAGTGAAAATGGCATAGAAGTTTTTATTCAGTATAATCTTTACAGAAACAAATATTATTCAAAGGCCCTGGATAAAGAAACTGATTCATATAAAGAGTCAGAGTTTTATGAAAAATCCTTCAATGCATTTAGAGATGCTGTTGTGAATGGAATGTATCTCCTCAAAGAAAAAATAGAAAGAACACCACAAGGTTGTCCATAGCAACTTGTTTTTTTTTCGTCCAAATTGAAAAAACGCGCTTCTGGGGACGATAAATCCTGATATATGATAGTGGAGCAGAGTTTTTCTGCCCCTGATTATTAAATTTTTAAATATGAATTAAAAGAATATGGAAGATGATTATTTGTTAGAAGATGACGAAGAGCTGATCGAAGATGGATTTTATGGTCCACAAGATGCTCCTAAGCCCCCTGATGATGATGACGATGATTCTGACAGTTCTAGCGATTCTGATGATGACGAAAAGAGTAGTCCAAATGACATTGATGTATCTAAGTATAAGAATAAACTGACCAAAAGAGAGGCCTGGCTTATTACTGCTTATGATGATGTAGTAGCCGCAGGTAAGAAAAGTGAAAATGCGATTCTTGATGCGGCTTATACAGTGGTGTCAGCAAATCCAAGGCATACATCTCAGTCGACAATATCATTAATTGTTAATGAGATGTTTGGAAAACAAGGTCACTCTAGAATGTCTAATTCTATTTATACTCCTGATACTCCATTAAAGGGTGAAGATCTTGATATAGACCTTGACCTTGATGAAGATTATGGATTTAATAGAGTTTTTGCAGAAGAAGCTAGAGAACAGATTGCACGATTCATTGATTATCTTGCAAACAGAGATCTATCTAAAGATTCCGTTGTGTCTAAAAAGAGAAAACAGCGTCAAATCCCGGCGTTTATTATTTTCTTATTCTCTTCAGGAATGTACGACCTGGTTATTAATTGTCCTACCATGCCTAAAGTATATCAAGATCAGATTTCTAGGGCTATGGAGGAAATAACCAAGGCAAAGTATGATGTTGTAGAAGAGTTAGCAAGAAAATATGAAGATTTAGGTAGACAGAAAGTTGCAGATAGGGTTAGAAAAATGCAGCTCGCCTGGTTTGTAAAAGAACCCGCCGAAATCCGTACATCATCTGAGTATAGTGACCTCGATCTTACTTATGATGATGTGGTTGTTTATAGAGAGTATAGAGGTAGATTTACTAACACCTCTAAAGCTATTACGCAAGATGTCATTTCCGATTATATAGAAGTAGTCATAGATGAAGAAGCAGGAGTTTATGAAAAGCTCAAGGATAAAACTAGATCTGATGCTATAGCAGATGTAAAACAGGTCTATAAGGAGTGGGCTAAGAATAATACTCCCGTTGACTCTGAGGTTGCTTCTCGAGTAATTTGGAAAGATATGGAACCAGTTATAAATAATTAAGTATGCCAGTATCTCTTGAACTATTAACAGATGAGGCTATTGTAGATTATTCTAGAAGTGATGGTAAAGATAGAATTCTTTTCGACCATCGAGATTTAAATCTAAAGTTTAATACCCCACAACCTATTCCTGGTGGTGTTTACGACGTGGATGTCTTTGGATCACCTATTGCGGATAGATGTATATGTGGTAAAATTAGACAACCTTCTTCTGAACCTTGCCCTAATTGTGGTGCCAGGGTATTTACTATGGAAGAAGGTTTAAGAAGATTTGCTAGAATAGAACTTCCCTTTTATTATCTCAACGAGCTTAGATTTGATATCTTTAAAGCAACTTTTGATGATATATTCTCGGATACGAAGATTGTCCTTGATTTTGCGGCCGATGATCTTAAGAGGGGAGGATATAGCAGCAGAGGAGCCAAGAAGTTAGGAATTAAGGTATTTGATTCTTGTCAGTTTGATTACAATCCAACTAAGAAAGAGCTTAAAATATCTGAATTTATAACTGATGAAAATAAATGTTCTTATGAAGGATTAATTAAAATTATCTCTGAACATTTTCCCGACAGGCTCACGGGATTTATGAAACTAATTAATCGTTACTATCTTGTACTCCCAGCTATGATGCGTCCTTTCACAGTTGGATATAAGGGGGATAAGAAAGTAATGGGAACTCACCCAATGTCTGTATGGTATAGTATTGTGATTAGACTTTGTTGTGTCGAAGACAAGGTATCTAATTCAATGAACTATGAAGACATTATGAATTCTCTGGAGACTCCTGGAGAAAGGGTTAGGTATACAGCACTACTTCGAGCATTCCTTAATACTGGTAAAACAGAGGCGACTGAGCTTCTTAATACCTCAAAAAAGAATTTAGCACGAAACCTTTATGCGGTACGTACCAAAAACTCTGCCCGTTGTCCAATTGTTCCTTCTGTTGACCTGGCTATTGATGAGATCGGTGTTCCTACTCACATCGCTTATGAGATGATGAGAGAGGGATTCTGTGAATATCTAATGAGCAAGCTTAATTTCACGAAGAAAGAAGCACTTAAGGCAACTAAATTGGAGGCTTTCAATCCAGAGACCCAAAAGTTATTTAAAGAGTACGCGGAAAATCAGGTAGTCTTAGCTAACCGCCAGCCTTCTCTTCATGAGTACAGTATGTTCTGTCTTAAGGTAAGATTGGTAGACGACGAGTATGCTTTGAAATTTCCTATTAGTATTTGTACTCCTTTAAATGCTGACTTCGATGGTGATACTATTTCAATTCAGCTTGTTCCTGAATCTGCCAAAGAAGATACATATAGACAAATGTCTCCAAGGTATGTAACATTCTATAAAAAGAATGGTGCTCCTATTCCAACTATAAATCATGAAACATTAAATGGTCTTGCCGTAGCCACTGAATGGACTCCAGAAGATCCAGAAGAGTTAAAGGAACCAAGATATTTCTATGATGATTATGTGAAACTTCTTCGTGATGTGGAGGTTGATCATACAATTAAGGTTGGTACGCCTATTGTATTTACAGGAAAAGCTGGTAAGGTAGATTATCAAAGTAAGATTACGACTTATGGTAAAATCAGAATATCTAAGATTCTTGAGAGGGATATGGATGATCTCGGTTTTACCAAAGATATGTATACACGAATGGATGCTAAGGCTGCAACCAAGCTTTCTGCATATCTATGTGATTTCCCTGAAGATGGTATTGAAAAGAGAAGAGAATTACAGAAGTTTTGTCTTCGTGTAGTGTCTCTGGCAGGTGTAGTTACTTTCTCTTTTGATACCCTATTTACGGACACAAACACTGAGACATATCAAAAGCTTAGAAAAATTGTTGATTCTCCGGATCTCACGGACCAACAAAAAACTGCCTTAATTACTCCACTTTATGACCAATATCAAAAGGAAGTAGAGGCAACATTCTCCGACGACCTAAAGAATGAGCTTAATCGTGCAGGTCGTGTAAAGATTTCTTCTATATCATCTATGAATATGCCACAACTTATTATTAGTGGTGTAGATGAACAGCCAATCATAACACATGGATCACTTCTTAGTGGTATGACTGAGGATGAATATAGATTTCATGCTATTGAAAATAGATCTTTGCAATCGATTAAGCAAAGTGGCGTTTAGTAACTGACGGAAATAAACGGAGCGTCACTATAAAACATTAGAAAAATGCTGGAATAAGGTGATAGGGTGGTAAATGTAATCAGGCCCTACAAATTAAATCAGCAACTTATTATTAAATGAATAGAATAGAAGTTTTTGTAAAAGTTTCTTCGGCACTAGTTACAGTTATTTTGGCTATGTCGAAATTAATGGGCGAAATCAATGAATTTTATCGCCTTAAGAATTCTTCTAGCGAGAAGAATAATAAGCTCAACGACTAAGTACTAATGGGACCATATAGCGGGTTCATGGTATAGTCTAATAGGTTATAGAAATATAGCCGAGGTAGAAATATAATCCTCTCCTAAAATTTCTACATGTCCGTCGTCTGGTTACTTAACTCGTCAGATATCTTTCCTTCTTAATAATTTTGTTTATCATGATGGAGAAGATCCTGACAATCCGGGACTTATGATTCCTAGGTATAAAGCCTTAGGAAGAACAGCTCCCAACGGTAAGAAATATCCAACAACTCCAATTGCTAAACCTAATGAAGATGATCTAGTACCCGTCCGATCTATTGTAACTAAGAATAAAGGAAACTTAAGTGTAGTTACTCCAGATCTTCTCGGGTATAAGATGACTGATTTTACAGACGGCAGTGCTATTGGGTTATCATTAGCTACATCATTCTCTGAAGGAACTACTCAGGCTGCTCTTGGATTAAAGCATGGTGGTCACGAGCGAGTCCTTGATAGAACTGGATATCTTGTTGCTCCTAAATCCTGTACTTTCCGAGAGGAGGGAAGATGGATTTACCTTAGAGTCCGTGGTGGGGAAGAATTAAAATATCCCCGTCCCGATAATTTAGTTACTCTAAATAAAGATAAGTTTGAGAAAGGCGAAAATGTTTGTGTTGCTTATAATACGACTTCTCCTATCTATAAACTTAATGCAATGGTATCCTTGATGAGAGCTAAAGGAAGTGTTGGCCTTAAGTATTTCGAAAAAGAAAATGTTATAGTTTCCGATTGCTATGCTCTAGAGTCAGGAACTATACACTATGAAGAAACTGATCGTGGTGATATAAAAGTTACGATTAATGGTAGAGAGTATCAGTACAATCCTTTGTGTATGTACTATTTCCCAGATGGAGCTTCCGTATCTAAGTATGATAGGATATGTTCTGGCGTTGAAAATATGCCTCATGTGATATCAGAGCTGGGAACTGATCTTAATACAATCTATCTAATCTTCAGAAAACAACTATATTCACTTACTGATGGTGATTTCGCTAAGACCGGAATTTCATCATATTCCTCAACTCAGGAAGAAATTATAGAACTCTTGTTTACTGGATTAACTAAAGTAGTATATGATCCTAAGACATCAAAGATAGAAGAAATTGAATATCAGGGAACTCAGCAGAGTGTTCTTAATAGAGATTCATTCTATACTGCGCTATCTTATGGTTATAGCTCTCGTATTGTTGATAAAGCTCTTAAGGGAGAAATCCATCTTGAGGGTGACGTCATGACAAATACTATCCTCGGTCTATTACTTCAGGATCAATTAGATATAAAGTAATGAAGATAGAATTTGAAGTGCCTGAGTTTGAAAGAGAGCTCAGTATCAACATTACAATAAGAAGAGATGGAGAGGTGGTTTGTAACACTTCCACCTCCCCTTCTTTAGTTAAGAATGTACCTGAATCTACAAAAAAGAAGAAGGTAGAAAGTAATAAGTCAGAGGGGAATACTCCAGATAAGCCAGCGGGGAAGTTGGTTGGAGGAAACCTAATGAATTTGGATAATTTTTAAGATTATGAGTAATAATTATTATAAAATATCCTTGGCTTATGAAATTCCATATAACATCTTAGACTCTCAGGAACCGGATATAAAAAAGGCAAGGGATATTTTCTATGAATCCCTTAAGACCTGTATTCCGGAAAAATATGAGAGATTTTCTGTAAAGCTTGTCCTATATCAACTCAAAGACACGTATAATTACCTAGTTTCCTTTGATGCTTTTATAAGGTGCCAAGGAAATTTACCTATGGAAGAATATGTTGCTGCTAGAGATTTAAAGGACAAGATAAGAGAAGAGATGGAGGAGTTTTTTAATTCGGTAGATTGTGAATATAAACAAATCAATATTAAAACACTATTATAATGAGTAGTTTTAACGAATATTTTAAAAATCAAGGAGCAGATATAATAGTAAATAGATTCTTTAATGCAACTGATATATATAATCCTAAGGCTAAATTGACAAGCCTTAAATGGCACATAGCAGACGATCCGGTTCAGCCTGCCTCATATTATATTGAGAATGAGCTAACTGCCGTCTTTCGTGTCATTCTAGATTATACGATTAATGATGATCCTACAATATATCAGTCCTATTTTGAAGTTCCTAGAGAAATCGATGGAGCATTCATTCTAGAGGGAGCATATAGAATCAATACTAACAGGATGGGCTCTGACTATGATTGTCGTATTAAGATGTCTGGTACAGGTGAGCATATTGTTAATTTTGACTTTATGAGGCGATACGACATCAAGAAAGGAGTTCTCAAGATGAAAGATCAAGATAATCCTTTTGCTACTCGATGGAAAACTGAAATACCTTTTGACAAGATAGATTCATATCCCGACAGAGAGGCATTGAAATTGACCGAGTATCAGAGTAAGAAATTTCAGATTAAACTTGATCTAAACTATGTTCCAGAATATATTACCCAACAGTTGATTCAGGAGTGTTTAGCATTTGGAGATGATAGATTAAAGGACCTTATTATCGATAAAACTGTAGAATCAGTTCCTGTGGCTTTTATGCAGTATCTTTTCCGCAGTAATAATAAAAAGAATTATTATAGTGCTAGAAAACGAATTACTTCATACTGGACCAAGAACTCTAAACTACAAGATGAAATAAGACCAATATCTACACTTGCATTTAGATTCTTTAAAGGAGATAATAATAGTAAGGGCGACTCTAACCTACAGATTGCTTCTGGTGTAAATGCTATAAATCTTCAAAGTGTAGGAAGTAAAATAGTTATTCCAGAAACTGTAGCCTTTAATAATACCTTTTCAGATCTTATAGATATCGTAGATACTCCAATCAACCAGAATACTAACCTACAGAATGCTCTTACTGTGTCTACCAGGATTACAGATGAGGGTGTTATGTTTAAGGTGATGACTAAGGATTGGGCTGTTGTTGAGATTCCTTATATAGACTATCTCAATTCAAAGGTATGTGCTTCAGAATATCTTGACTATAACACCAATACTATAAAGCCGGATGATAAGGGTCAAGTAGAAGTTAAGTATAGAATGAAGAGAATTATGGTTCCGGTTGAAGAGGTGGAACTCTTAGACCTGCACCCTGATTATCGCCTTAGTGAAACAACAAGGCGTATTCCATTCATAAACTATACTGACTCTGTTCGTATGTCTATGGGTACTTCAATGCTTAAACAAAGTATTCCTCTAGTTCATGCACAGAGACCCTTAGTAGATACCGGAAATTCTATGGAGCTTGATGATAACATCTTAAATGAAAGATTTAACTATCCTGAGGGAAAAGTTAAGGATATCACAGAGGATAAGGTTATTATCGAACTTCCGGATAAATCTGAGGTAGATGTGCTGAGGAGAACAGCAATTCAGTCCATAAATGATGTCTCTGTCTATACCCAACCGAAAGTTAAGAAAGGTCAGACTGTCAAGAAGGGAGATATCATAACTGGAGCAGTGGGACTAGGTGATAATACATACAAGGCCGGATTGAATACTTTGGTTCTCTTCCATGCTGAATTTGGTCTTGTAAATGAAGATGCCCTTGTTGTTTCTGAATCCTATGCTAACAGAATGGCACACTACTCTATCATAGACCTGACATTTAACGTAAAGAATAGTGCAGCTCTTAAGTGGGTTGTTCCTATTGGTACGAGAGTCAAGTCTGGAGATTCTATAGTTACATTTTTTAAGGCTGTTCGACTGGATGAGATAAATAAAGCCCTTAATGATAAACTTGGTGGCTTATTTGGAGAACAGGGAAAAGATCTTACTGAATATACGGTAGAGGGAAGTATGAAAGTTCCAAATAACATTGATGAAGCCTATGTATCTGATGTTATCTTCCAGGAAATGAAAAATCCTACTATTCCTAAGTCAGTAAAGAAACCAGACTATTCTTTCTCTCGTCAGTCGGAACATGTTATCTCAGAGTACGAATCAACTAAAGATAGGAAAATTATATATGACAAATTCCCTGAGTATATAGCATCAGATCGTTTAGATCCAATTATAATGGATTCTAAAGATTATAAGGTTGTATACACCGTCAGAATTCGTCTTATAAAGAAAACTATCTTAATGGTTGGTTCAAAGGTCACTAATAGATATGGCGGTAAAGGTGTAGTTTCAAAGGTATTCCCTGATGAACTTATGCCTATTATGGTAGAGAAAGGTACTGGTAAACAATATAGGGTAGAGGTTGTTATGAATCCTTACTCAACCATTAACCGAAAAATTGCTGGTGTCCTTCTTGAGCAGTCTTTGGGAAACATAGCTCATAAATTATACGATCTAGTTGATGAGTATAGAAAGACAAAGACTGGTCAAAAGAAAATAATGCCGCTTCTTGAAAAGTATTATCCCGGCCGATATACTAAGATGGATGTTGAGGATTTTATAAAACTTCATGAAACTAAGCCAATCGAGGAGGTATACTACTTTAATGTAGGTTGCTTCTCTGATTTCACCCCAGCCAAAGTTCAAGGGTGGATGGAGGATTTAGGTTTAGAGTCTCAGAGCGAAATTCTTATGCCGTCTATACAGGTAACTGATATGGACGAGCTCAAGGAAAATCTAAGTGAAGAAGAGTATGATAAGATAGTAAAAAATCTTCAAGGAAAGTATACAAAAGTTGATAAGCCCTTACAGGTTGGTTGGATGACTTTGGAAGAGCTATATCATATTCCATCATATTCTAATAAAGTAACAACATCTCTATACGGCGTCGACATATCCCCTAGAAAAGATGAACCAATCTTAGGAAAGGGTAGATATAGGACCACCGGACAGAAGATCGGTGAGATGGAATTGAGCGTTCTTCTAGCTAGAAATGCCAAAGATTATATAAACGAAGCAAGAAATGAGTCTGCAAAAGAACAGAATCAATTGTTCCTTAATAATCTCCTTGGTCTTGGTATGGCTGTGAAGAACGATGCTGGATATAATCAAGGTGGATCTAGTCTTAAGTCTGATCTAAATAAGATGAAGACTAAGTTTCGTCTTAAGAATCAAAAATAGTGAATTATGGAAAATAAAGGAAATCTGAATAGCTGTTTAATGTTAACGGCTAATTTACAAACTCCTGTGTCCTTGTCGGCTATTTTTGATGATTCCGATCTTAAGGATACCGGAATAGAGCTCGATTCCCATATAACTCTCTTGTATGCTCAAGGAAGAGATATTCCCAGAACTAATCTTCTAAACGATATTAAAGATATTCTTGGTTATGATGATACCACAGAATTTCTTAAATATCTTGAGGAGGAGAGGGAAGAAAATGTCCTTGATATATTTGACTTGGGAAAGTTTGAGAACGAGTCTGATTATGTTGTTCTGAAAATGAAGGAAGATTTTGGGTTATTTAAGTATCTAAGATTAATCAATAAAGGCCTTGCAGTAAAGTATGAAGTACCAAGTAAGTTTGATTCTTATACTCCACATCTTACCCTGGCTGAGTTAAATCCTGGTACCGCCCAGAAATATCTTGATTCAGAGACATTGCAATTAGTTCTTAAAGATTCTGTAATAGATTTTGAGGATCTTATTATATCTTATGGTTCAGATAATGAAGTTAAGGATAGATTACAATATCATCTTACTTCATATGCTGCAGTTGATAGATATTTTAGACTCTTAGAACTCGAAAAAGAGAATAGAGAGAACTAAAAAAAAATAAAGAGAAATAGTATTCCTTGTGTGAGTACTATTTCTTCTTTTTCCAGCATTCCTTTATTACATTAAAGTTTTCCATCAACCAAGACATAACTTTTTCTCTGGCTGGTAGTCTCTTATTACACTTTACAAATGCATAAGACTCTAGATCTTTTTCTGAATATCCATATACATAATAAATACCAGAGTTCGTATATACAACCGTGTTATCATCTATCAGTCCGGGAGTATTCTCTTGTAGTTGTTTTATTATATCATATATCTTACACCAATCTGTACTATCTTCAATCCATCCAGACAATCCTCCGAATACCCCTTTGTCTTCATGGCCTCTTCTTTCATAGTATATTACAGTTGTCATCATATCATATATAAGAAAAAAGAGAGGGATTACCCTCTCTAATTTTATTTTCCTTCGCCTTGAAGTTCGCGCATCTTTTGCTCCAGCTCGTCGACGGAGAGATTTTCGAGCTCTTGATTCTTTTTCTTTTCGATGAGCTCCGCCAGTTTCTTGATTTCTTCTTTCTTTGATTCAGCTTTTCTGGCACTTTCCATTTCATCACGCCTCGAGACATACACATCTTTCAGAACGTCAAACTTGAGCTTTGCAATGGCGAGTTCTTCAGAGACTTCTTTTTCTTCCAAGAAGTCAAGCTCTGAGTCATCGGACCCCTGTAATCTCTTGACCTCGTCTCTTTGATCCTTAACCATCTTAGCTAAGGTTGTAATTTTCACATCAAAGAGCATCTCTGTAGTAAGAGGGCCCTGAGCCGACATGAATCTGAGTTTTAATTTTAATGCTTTTCTGTACATAACTTTAGAATGTTACTTTTATTAAACGTTTGAATGATCCTTTAAGTCGAAGAATAACCTCGTCTCGTACTGTGGAGTCAAATCCAAGTCCGGATAATTGACCCTTCACTGATTCAGCCTTAGTTGTATTTCCTAAGACTTCCATGACCTTTCTGTGGTTGAGAAGTTCAGGAATTAGGTTCTCATTGTGGAAGGTTCTGATTGATTCTGGACTCTTTGCACCATCCAACATAAAGAAATAGTGTTTATTTCCTACAGGACTGTCCCAATGATTTGGACTAAGGCAAATTAGATTTACCTTTTGGAATTCTCCGGTCTTTAGACCAAATATTTCAATACCTACGGCATCTTCTGAAGTAAGATACTTGGATTGCTTAATCGAGGAGAGATCTCCATCTTTGATAGTAACTTCTGCAATTTGAGCATCAACGTGTCCATGAAGATCACATCCTGGAACAAAGTACTGAAATACCGAGTCACCAATTGCGATTTCCGCTTTTGCTCCACTACAATTTCCTCCATCGAAGTTTCTAATGAAGAACTTGTATGTTCCATCGGCCACTCTTGACATGTCATTCCAGAAAATATTTTCTACACCAACCTCCGTAGGTCGAATCATATCAACATCAAGAGTGCCACCAAAATTCGTATGGTTGGGAGACCTAAAGCTTCCATAATAGATATGTCCGCCACCGCCTCCTTCTATAGCATGCGCGTCAAGATCCACGATACTTCTTCCGTCTTCATTCCACATTATAGAGAATCGGAACGGGGCATCTACAAATCCACCGGCTTTCTTAACCGCTTCTTTAATTTGGCTCTTACCAGCGAGGCCTCCGGTGTAAGTCCACGAGAAATTATTTGGCCATTTAAATATAGGCTTGGAGTCTTTATTCTCTGCCGTAGTCAATGTAACGAAATTCTTTGCGTGCTTAGACTGCAAATATACTTCAACACTGGTACACCCTGGTAGAATATCCTTCATAAACTTGTCTATGGACACGGTTTCTACCCCGTCAAACTCAGACTTCTTATGTCTTGTGGGTGCGGTCGGAGCAAGAGAATCAAGCACAGATACTGGGTTAATTTTCCCATCACCAGAGTTTATGTGAAGGATGTCAGAAGCTTTGATATCATCTATTGTAGCTACCCTACGTGTAAATGACTCGGCGTATCCGTTGTCCTCAATGAATTTCTTTGCTTCAGAAATCATTTGCTTGGTGATAGGAGCAGTAGCCTTCATATAATTTGCAGGATCTACTCTCTTGTTCCAATCCTGTACGGCCTTATTGAGTTCTACTCCCTGTGCTAAGTCAGAGCATAATACCCCGATCAGCTCATTTCTAAATCTGGCGTACTTAAATTCATATGATTGTACCCAGGCCCAGTTGTCTTCTTTGTCTTTCGGAACGTTTTCATATTCCTGAGCGATTGGAATCATGGCCTCTATCTTATGCAGATGAGCCGTTCCATCTAAGAGAGACCCCTGATTGATAAGATCCTTTACAAGAAGTAATGTATCAACCGGGATTTCGTCTAGCGCTCTCTTGAAGACATTTTTATCTTCCCGATATCTAGCCTCGATATTTTCTATACTAGCCCCTGTTGTATCCACATAAATGGAGTCAACGACCATGGACAAGTGCTCAAAGGTTGTCGTGCTCCCGGCTTTAACTACAGACCCATATTTCTTAACATCCTCAGGAGTAAAGACTCTTACATTCGAAGCTACACCAAGCTGATACTTAGTATTTCTCTTGGTGATTCTTTCATAGGGCAGCTTATTAAGCATGTCCCACGTTTCTTTGAATACTCTTTGAATCTTTGCACCTTTAAGTTCAGAGGACATAAGATCAAAGGAGTTCTTGTACTCTGGATCGGAACAGTTATCGAATAATGTCATAATGTTTAAGTCCTTATCAAGAGCTACGATATTTCCGTATCTTCTGATAAAATTATGACAATTATTACAATTATGCTCACTGGAATCTGGACATAGATATATAGGATCCTGTCCAAATCCTTTCATATATAGTTCCCAGAGTTTATCTCCAGAAATCTCGCTTCTAAAGAGCATTCCTGTCTCTTGAAGCTTGTCGAATTGTTTTTGAAGTAGGTCTTTCATATTATAAAACGTTAATTATAGCTCCAGGGCCGCCGGTTCCATAAATACTGCTCTGAGAATAGGATTCAATAATGTATCCATTCAGATAAACTCTACCATCCTTATACTCTTGCTGAGATATAATAAAATCTTTTTCGAGATATATAATTTTCTCAACATAAGACTCATCAGGATCATAATCATCTATGCGTTGAATGAAAATATCACCAACTTTATAGTTATTGATTTTTCTTTCAGTTTCTATGGTGTTATATCCTGGGCTAATAATACACATTCTCTGTAGTTCTGCTCTAAGAGCACACCATTCTTGATATTTTTCTAGTTTCTCCTTCTCAGCCTTTGTTACGTTGTCCTCGTCTTTGATATATGGACTATACATTGGATTTTTCCTCGTCATTAGTGTGGCTTTGAAGAAGTCTTTCAGTGCCCAGCCTTTCTCATTACAGTAGGTTTGTACTTTCTTAATTCCTTCTCCACCTTCAATTGAACAATATATAGTCCTATAAGAGTAGTCGTTTGTAGAGATATTAAGGAAATTCTTTGATTTTCTAAATTCATCTATACCATGAATATTGATCTCCTCCACAATCATCTTCAGAATATCGATGGTTGAGATCTTCAGGGTATCTGTGTAGGATATAATCTCATTAATCAGAGATTTATCATTAAGATTATCCTCAAGGTACTCTGTCGCGGATTTCAGATCAATATTTCCAAACTTCTTTACATATCTCACTCGCGTAGGACGATCCAGGAGATTCTCATTCACAGATAAAGTGTTAGTCGTGAGAAGGCATATTTTTCTATGACCACTCGTGTAAACACCATCCATTAGCTGAAGAATAGTGGAGTCTTCCTTACTAAATTCTTTCTCAAACTCGTCTATCAGGAGAATACAGTCAAAATTAAATGCGCCGATATACTCTATCATACCCTGATTATAATTTCCCATATTCTTAATTAAAATAACGGGAAGATCAGGAATAGTATTACAGAGTATCTTTGCTGTTACAGTTTTACCAGTTCCACGGATTCCATTAAGGAGTATACCAAGATTTCCTGTAGTATTCTCCCAGGTATTAATAATGTACTTAATGAATTCCTCCTGAAGACCGTAAATCTTATAACCAAATTCAAACTTATCTGCAAAATGTTCAATAGACCAACCCGCCATCGGATTGAAGTTTATTGTATAAATTGCTTTTGGTAACTTAGATAGAGCAGATACTTCTCCTTCTGCTCTAGTAAAAGTTGATCCGTTTTTAATCCATGTAATTTTCTTTGGCATATTTTGTATTATTTTATAGTTTCAATTATAAGAGTCTGGGGGTGGGAAGAAAAGAAGAGAGGTTTTTACACCTCTCTAAGAAATTCATCAGGATCCACCGGCCTAGACTTGATTTCATTCAGACACTCATTTATAGTGTCCCTGGCTTTCTGACGTTTTCTTTTTATTTCTTCATCTGGCTCTTCTACACCCTCTGCCCACTTGATTACTTTATAATCAGTTGCATTAAGGTATTCTTGGGCCTCATGAATTCTGGTTTCTGCGCTTTTCATACTATAATTCTTTTCTTTTTATATTGATCCTTCAAGACAACCTTCTTAATTTTCTTAGTATTCTTATCTATTGCTATAGTAAAGTATAACCACCATTCAGGGTCTACATATCGTAGTAGTTCTAAGAGTGCACCATAACTATTCCGATTCCTAAGCATACCAAGATAAGAATTAACAGTTTGGAGAAAATCAATTACTCTATCTTCTTTATTTGGTATTTTGTTTAAGTTATCTATGGAAACAAATGCTTTAGCTATATTAGATTTTCTAGCTATCTTGTAGGCCTCAAGGAGACTTATAATATCCATAATATAATAATGTCGGGAAACCGGGGACACCATTAACGAGTTATTGAAGTTGTTGTTGTTCAAGTAACCATTACTGTTATAATTCCAGCAATTGTTACTGTTGTAACGAACAGAACTCCATCTGTTAGCGGTCGTTCCCAATCAAATTTGATGTTGGTAGGGTCAACTTAATGTAAAATCAGTGTTGTTGCTACCTATGATTCCCATTATTATTTAATAAGGATTTGTTTCAATGTCGAATATAGAACTTAGTCTATATCCTCGGTGGATTCTCCATCTCCACCGTTTACTATGCCAGATTGATTATAGTCGAAGGATTTCCCTGCTATAGCATTTGATTCACTTCGACATAAAAAGGGATTAATATTAGAACCAGTCTGGCTATTTACTGTTGGATTAGATATAGGCGAAACATCACTAAATCCAAACGGGACACTAAAAGCTTTATAATATGTTTCATAAGAGTATGTATACCATTTCTTAAAACCTTCATCAGCTCTTGATATAATATTTAAGACTTCTGCAATTATTTGGTTTTTCTGGCCTCTTAAATGAAGGTCTGGGTCTTCTACAATTAACCTAAGTGAGTATTTTAATTTTACATACTCATTATAGGAAATTTCGCACACTCTAAATCTTTCTTTAACATCTTTAGCTTTTACTGTTCTCCATTGTTCTAATCTGAAAATAATATTAAGACAATATTCGATCATATCTTTTAGTAGGTGCTCTCTATCATAAGTAATTAAATTCTTAGATATTAAGCCACGTAATAATTTATGCATTGCTTTCATTTCCACAACAAGGTCTACCCCTGTCTTTGGTTTTGGTAATCTAGTGGTTCTGCTTCTTTTCTTAATACTTTTTCTAAATCCCGCCACTTTAGAAGATAGTGGACTGTTATTCTTGTTCATAATGAAACAATTTTAATAGATATTATTTCCACGATTTATCAGGTCCTGCGCGTACAACTGCGCAGGACTATCGTCGCTCATACAATTCGCTTTTCAAAAGGCGGGAAACCGGGGACACCATAAACGAGTTATAGAAGTTGTCGATGTACAAGTAACCAATACTGTCATAACTCCAGCAATGGTAACTGTCGCAACGAACAGAACTCCATCTGTAAGCGGTCGCTGAAATAAGAGATCCACCCATGAGGTTTAAACATCTATTCACAGGGTCGGCATTTGCAGCAGAAACCCCAGAAAGACCATAAGTAGTGTCTCTCATCATATAAACTATTTCTTCAAGATCGGGTACCCACCATTTCCCGGCCGATAGTTTTGTATTCCCCGAAAATCCATATCCAACAGCATATTCTGCCGCCGAATAAAATGGCCTTGTCGTCCCAGAGGTATCTATATAGGTTTTTCCGATAAGAGCATTTGTATACTCTTTTCCTTTATCTCTATGTGATACTGCCCCACAACCAGAAGGACATCTAGATTGGTTTTGGTCTAAGTAGGTTTCATAATCTCCATACCTAGATACATAATTAGAATTAGCTTCGAAACTGGCCTTTGATATTGGTGTATTATTCGGACAAGGAACCTCTGAAGTCGGCGCATTTCTTCCTCCCCACTGTTTAATTCTTTTTTTATTACAGGTGGAATATATAATATGAAATCCATCCATAGTTGGACTCCATGTTATTGTGGGGTTAGGGTTATTATAAAAAATAGTACTTGATAGGCCAGATGTAAATGAAGGATAATTCTGCCAATATGAATTATATATATTGGCCTGAATTACAACCTCACCATCGGTATTTACATAAGCACTGTAGTTATATATACTCGAGTCTATGGCAGAGATAAAGGTATGAAGTTGAGATGCAAAGTCTTCTTTTGTTGTTGCTGAATATGTAAAAGTATTGTCTGTGGTTGTTGATGCCGCCTGATAGGATTCCCATACTCCAGTCCTAGAAGTTCCATCTAAAGTATATCCAGTCACTCGCCATATAGCAACAGCTGCCCATTTATAAGACCCACCATTTTTCGCAACTATCCATATATTATCTCCTTCCGTATGATAAACAGAGCCAACAGAAGTCCAGTCAGAGAGAAGTGATGGTGTAAGAGAGTCAAGTTCTATTGCCCTAATATCGTTATTCGGGTCTAGATATATAGCATCACCAACTTTAGGACTTTTAGTTATTATATTAAATCCTTTTGTTTTTATTTCTCCAGTATTTTGAATAAGGCCTAATGTATTTTCTGTCTTCTCTGCGGAATTCCAGGCTGCCTCATTTTCATATTTTTCTATCATGCTTGTTTCCAATTAGAGGTTGAGTCCGTTCCAGTTGCGTAGTATAGAGCTGGTCCTGACATGTTCACATAAAACTGACCGATAAAGTCAGGAATTACTGTGGGGGCACCAGAACCATAAAGAACTATACTCTTACCAAATCTAGTTATTTCATTTCCATCCAAAGAATCTGCTTTTAAGTCGCCTGCACGCGAAGATCCAGAGAGAAGTATATTTTCTAATGATTTTATCCTTTCATCTAAATCTTTATAGGCAGTAGGGACAACTAAATCTGTGGTGGATAGTTTAGATATTACTTTATCTATGTAGGTTTTTATCCCACTTAGAACTTTTTTTATATTCATAATTTTATATTTATTTAACTATCGTCGCTCATACAATTCGCTCCTCAGAAGTCTTCGCTAACGCTCGACTAAATCAGAGACGCTCCCTCTAATCGAGGTCGCTTTTCAGAAGGCGGGAAACCGGGGACACCATTAACGAGCTACTGAAGCTGACGCCGTTCAAGTAACCATTACCGTTACAATACCAGCAATTGTAACTGTAGTAACGAACAGAACTCCATCTGCTAGCGGCGCAACTTATTCCGGTGCCTCCCATAAAATACAGGCACCTATTCACCGGATCCGCATCAGCCATAGAGACTCCAGATAAGCCATATGTAATGTTTTTCATCATATACATTATCTCGTCTACGTCCGGTACCCACCAATTTCCTGGTGCAAAGTATTGACTGTCAGGGATTCCATAATCATTTGCATAATTAGCCGCCGTGAAAAGAAGTGCCTCGCTCCCTGAAGAAGTTATGTATGTAAAGGAACACCACTCCTGAGTTTTTGCATGACCGACATTCCTCCATGAGACAGATCCATTAGATGCCGGGTGTTGAGCCGTAACAGCATCTAGATATGTATCATAGTCTCCATATGTGTTCCGAATAAGATCACAGTATGAGGAAGTTTTAAATGCGTTTTTAGATACTGGAGTATCTACTGCAGAGAGACTTACATTGGAGGACGGCGTTCTTCCTCCCCACTGTTTAATTCTTTCTTTATTAACTATACAATATACATTCTTGAAAGTATTATTTTGTGGTGTACGTGATATTGCCGGAATTCTAGAAATAGGCGTACTCCAGTGGGTGAGAGTTAATCCACTACAGGTTGTATATGAGTCCTGTTGCCACCAAGCATAATTGTCAGCTGCAAGATACACATAACCATCTTTTATATATGCCCTCGGTTTATAATTCTCTGGATTATTTTCCCTAAGCCACGTATCAAGCTGGTTACAAAACTCTTCCTTGGTTGTAGCTGAATATGTGAATGGATATTCAGTTCGAACAGACGAAGAATTACAGAAGGTGAAAGTAGCTGTATGACTTGCCTCATCGAGATTATATCCACTTACTTCCCAAAGTCGTATAGCTGCCCATTTTTTTGAGGCACCATCTTTAGCAACAACCCAAATCTCTTTCCCGGTGACATTATATACAGATCCAACGGGGGTCCAGCCCGAAGGAATTGATGCTGGAGTATATGATTCTAAAGTAATTGCCTTAGGCTTACCATCAGAATCAAGATATAAAGCATCTCCTATTTTCGGGCTGGAAGTACAAAAGTTAATCCCGCCAGAATATAAAACTTCTCCTGTTTGTTTTATTAATCCTATAGTTGGTTCTGTTTTTGTTTCTGAATTCCATTCTGATTTTGTATTATATATTTTCTCCATATTAAATTGTATTATCTATTAAATCGGCCTCACAATACATGACAACACTTCCGTCCGATCTTAGACTCACTCTTACCTCATACGAATTCCCGGAGAGAACTGTCACATTAACGCCTTTCCCACGAACACCGGAGTCAACTGAAACACCATATATAGTATCGGAGGACTGAGAAGAATATAGGTAGGTGGAAGGAAGGTTATAGAATAGGTGCGAGCTTTTTATTTTGCAGTCTTTATAGATACCTACGTCAAAAGTATAGTGCCACCCACCCATAGAATCAGAAAATTGTATGTTTTTAAAATCATATGGTGCCTCGTTTCCGTTCTTATCCTTCATCCAATATATAACACCACTAGGGGACCACAAATATCTATCATCAAGATTTAAGGAATATTTTATATCTAGAATCTCTTGTCCATATATTCCAATTCCATCTTCAAAAATTGAACTGTCGGTAGCCGCCCTAAGGATAAGATTTAGTGGTGATTCCAGAGACTTTGTACCGCTCTGAGATGTAGAGGTTATAAAATTCTCTATATAATAGATTGTCCCAGGAATTAATTTATGACCTATGGCTAAAGTTTCTAGATTTTCGGCAGTAGTTATAACAAGGGGCTCACTTATAATCGAATCTCCTACCAAAATAGTCCCATCTTCCCGGACCGCCAGAGCATTTTTTCTATGATCATCATCTGTTCCTACTCCGATAGAAAATATTTCATTATTTCCCGTCGAATTAAATTTACCAAAGGAAATTTCATTTTTCCCTGAGACTACAATGCCCTGGTTTCTTCTTAAAATTTTGGTTAACTCTTCTAGTTCAGCAAGAGGACCAAATTTTTGCATTAATTTCCCAAGAAGATATGATATTTCCTCGGCGGAAAAATATTTGTAATTATCCATAATCTTACTGTACTATTGATATATAATCAGCCACAGAGAGCTCTTCTATATTACCATGGAAAGAGAGTCGAGATCCGGTATAGTCAGAGGAAGATCCTTGAAGATAACTCATGTCTAAATATAAGATACCTCCGGAAATGTCTATATTCCTTCCTGACCTTTTCCCGATATACCCTGGTCTTGATTCTTGTCTGGTTCCAATCATGTGTATCTGTTTTTCTTCTCCAGATACTTTTATTTCATCACAATATCCACGAGAATCAGAATATCCGGAATTTTCAGATGGTAGATAGTCTAGATTTTCTCCAAGGATGCATTTATATCCAGAGGAGATTGGTTGAGAGGATGATAATTCCAAAATTCTAGATTTTGTACCTCCTATGTCCCAGATTTCAGATTTGAGAGTATTATCCTCCAGGTATGAATATATGTTATCTATATATTCAGCTTTATTTCCCCACCAATTCTCTAGACCCCAGAAATTTATACTTCCTTCTGTCTCTGAATCAGTGTCTGTCATTCCTAAACTATTTGTTCTTCCACAGGATTTTCTATATTCATCTGTTCCTGAGCCACACTTTTCCTGTGAATTAGTTGTACCATACCACATGAAGAACAAAGATGCCATGATACAATGCTCTTCCCAAGTTACAAGAGAAAATCCAATTCCCCTATTTCTAGCCTGGATTTTAAATGAATCCTGACAGATAGCACCAGAAGATACAACTCCAGACCAAGAATGAAGTTCTCCATCGATAGAGATAGAATTATATCCAGTTTTAAATCCGGTATCACTCGTATTCCGCGTTGAAGAATATGCCTCATAAACACCAATAAGATGATTTCCATCCCAATGATTCCAACCTTCTATTGGCGAGGTTGATATACCAAGAATCCACTTATCCACAGAGATCTCAGATACTTTCCACCAAAATTCTGGAAGTCTCATCCACACATCACAGTCAAGTCTACCATTTATATAGTTGGAAGAGCTTGTAGTTCCGTCAAAGAACAATGATGTATTAGAATCAAGAAGCTGACATACATACATCACCGAATTTTTGTAATGTCCAGAGTATCTATGCGATCTTAGTCTAAGTTTTGTAAGAACCGGGCTGGAAGTGTTGGTTATAATTCTTTTACCCGGCGTATTTAGGTTTTGGTCAATGTAAAAGAAATCTATCTCTCCAATGATATTATCAATTTCAGCTTTAGTATATTTAGCATCTTTATCTAAGAACTTATTTTTAATCTTAGACCAAAGAATACTTATACCTTCTTTACTTAAATACTCTATCATACTAAAACACTATTTAAATATTCTTCTGATATCGGTCTTATTTCAACATCAGATTTTGAAATCATCTTTCCATTTTCCACCTTAATATCAGTGAGGAAGTGGTTGTCAGAAGAAGATTTTGCATCCCAATCTAATTCTCCGATAGCCGAGGTGATTTGATCTGATACAGAAGAAGATCCGACTTTTGTCTCTAGGTCCCCTATTCTCGTACCATGCCCTGACTCAACTCCTTCTGCTCTTGATCTCTCGGCACTAACTAGTTCTGCTGCATATTCAGTTACCGTAGTTGCCGATGCCCCAGGAGGAATAATTCCAACAAAAGTCTTGAGATTTTCAATGGCCTGATTCATTGCAGAAGCATCATCTGGGTGTTGCTGAATCCAATCTGCTATTTCTTGAAGCGTATCCAGAGACTCCTTAGCACCTTCAGGAATTAATAGGCGAGATAATTCTTCGGCGGCAATAACCCTAGCACTTTTCCCAGTATCATCGGCAATTAAGGTGTTAACTTTAGTTTCTACTCCGCCAACAGAAGAGTCTATCTTTGAATCTAGTTCTCCTAGTTCGCTCTCTATCTCGGCGGAAGTCATATAATTTGCTATGATACTTTGGAACTCACTAATAGATTGAACGTCGGATATGTCAAAATTATATACCTTATGTCCATCCTCTGCTGTTACAAGAGTTATTTTAAGGCCAGAGTGAGCATCATCAACCCAGGATATCTCTGTATTTTCTGAAGCGGATAATTCTTTAACCCTAGACCATAACAGGCGAACACCTTCTATATTTAGAAATTTCATACTAATACCTCCTCTAATTCGTCTAATCCGATAGGAAGAATATCATCTACCTTTTCACTAATGATATTTACCTCTCCTTCGGCTGCATCCACTCTCTGTGTAAGATCAATAACGTCTCTTCTAGCCTCAGTAGACATTGCATAGGCTCGATCAGCTTTCTCTGCAACCTCACTAAAATCTCCGAGGGTTATAGACTTAATTTCACTAAGGAGTTCATTTATTTCCTCCTTTGTATATATTGAGTTTATTCTTCTTGCTTTTCTATCTTCATCAGATACCCATATACTGTTGTCTTGAATATTAATAAAGATCTTTGGGACAGAAGATAGAATTCTTATTTGTCGAATGGTATCTCCGGTAGTTTCATCTTCTATGGCACGGACAGTATACCAGTCTCCATTTTCATCATTGTATAGTCTAACTTCTCCGTGTATGAGTGTAGAAATGTCCGGAAGGGAAGTTTCGACAGACCAAATTATAGTTTGTTGTCCGGTTGTTATTATCTTATACCACCCTTTGCCTTCGCCTGTACCGATAGCATAAATATAATCTACGCTATCTCCGTCTCGATAGTATACAACAACTGGCTCGCCTTGTTTAAATTCATATTGATCTAGTCTTAGGAGAGCAACAGCCCTTGATTCCTCTACACTCCTAGATCTTGATAAAGTAATTCTAGACATTATTTTCAATTTTATTAAAAGAGCCCAATCCTCTTATGTGAAGAAAGGGCTCTATATTTTTTACGAAGAAAATCTTATACTTAGTACTCCTCTCTGTAGGGTTCCAAGTCTTATGATCTTATATGAATGGGAAACACCATATGAGTTGGTTACGTCTTGATCAGATATAACAAGATCAGTGTTTCTAAGACCGCCTATCCATACCTTAAACGTAGACTCACTATATAACTCAGAAGGAATTATATAATATGGATATTTTCCCCCTGTACAATCAAATACAGTATCAGACATAGTCCAAGAGGTTGCCCAAGTAGAAGAGAGAGCTAAAATTTCTTCATTAGTTAGAGATTCATTAGCACTTACACCATAATATTTCTTATAGTAGAAATTATAGGATGCAGTTCTAGTAGCTTTGGCTCCAGTTCCAATTATAGATTGTACTATATAATTTGTATTTTCTGATATATAAACTGGAGATACGAAAGATAACAGAGTCTCTCTATTCACACCATCAGTAGAGCCATTAACTGTAGAACTTATCGGAGAAACTGGCTCTCCTTTTCTTTCTAGTTCCCAATCAATTTTAGGAAGCACGTCAGTTTTTCCTATTTCGAAAGTTCCTCCTCCAGAAAATGAAGAGAATGAAAGTGGAAAAACTTCATTTGCAAGTTCGTTATACTCTTCAAATCCAGGTCTTAATTTAAAATGACCGGTGAGTGGAGAATTATAATTACTATCGTAAACATACCAAGTGCCTCCCATAAATACTTCAAAACCCTCTGGGACGAGTATATCCCATCCCAGAAGATCTTGAGCATTATCGGCTAAACCTTGACGATCATCTAGATACTGCCTTCCGTTATACGAAAAGTTAGTTCCTATTCTAATCATTATTCTATAAATGTTACGCCAGAATACCTTTGTCCCCAAACCGTAATAGACTGACTACTAAAGTTAAGAACACTATTTGAATGTATAGAACATCCGTTACCACTGCCGGTATTTCTTAAGAAGTGTTGATTTGAGAGCGGTAAGCTGAGTTGGAATGAGTATGATAGTCCACCATAATTAGAGTATCCCACCGAAATAACATAATTCGAAGAAGGATTAGCAAGATATGTGGCAGAACTCCATGAAACTCCAGGATCAGAAGAACCAGTGAACAGTTTTCCTCTCAAGAATGTCGCTAAACCGGGTCCAATTAGGTTATCTAACTTTAATGATTTAAAATTAGACATATTTATACCATCATCAACACTAACCAGAGTAGATCCATTCATTTCCGGGGTAACCATAATTCCATAGTTGATATCTCTGTCTACATTCCAAGACCTATAATCACCAGAGTCATTGCCAATTAAAGAACTCTTGGAAGTATCCGGAAGAGAGTTATTAAGGGATGTAACTCCGGCAGGTAGAGAATCATTCAGGAAGAGGTAGAAGTGAATCCTATGAACTTCTGGAATAATAAGGTGAAAATTAAAGGTTCCAGCTAGATTTGTATAGTTTGTAAAATTGGAAGGAATATAGTAATAATATTCGTGGGTTACTGATTGAAGTTCTCCAGCTATTGTTTCCTGAACGGTAATTTCTCCAAGCTTTCTAGGAGTTATGTTCAGGTTAGAGAACATACCACTTATATTTGAAGTTTTAACCTGCTTTAGGAAGTGTTCAGGGATAACTCCTGTAAATACTGTGGCATTGTCTCCCAAACCGCTTCCAAAGAGACTTGTAATATATACCGTAGTGTTCTCCTGGAAACCATATAAAACATCAGGTGCAACAAATAATCTACCACTTCCATCTACATTCTGATAGTTAGTAAGATCTCGGCTCCATCCAGAAGGTCGGACTGTTTGAATATAATAGCTTTGAACCTCACGACAATCTGAAATTTCCGTTCCCTGTTCAAGTTGGGTTGCTCTAGTTGCTGTCTTACTGGTATAATAGGAGGAATAAGAAATCCCGTCTTCATCTCCTATGACAGTAGCCATAACAAAACTATTCTTATTATATTCAGCATTAGGATCAAAACCTTCACCGTAATGTAACTTTATATTATAGAAACAAGCACTTATGGAGCTCATATCTTTAGTATAAGTATAATACGTTAGGGTTGCTGTTTTTCTTTGATCTGCAGTAGTAGTTCCGGCAGGCTGGATATATACGGTTTGAGTATTCTTTTTTCTTTTTTGGAAGAAATCAAACGGAATAGTGTGCTCCCAAGCCATATTAGCGAAGTCATAAAATGCAGTTACAAGACTCGGCAGAGGTTTTAAGAAGTCATGAGTAATGGAGACATATCTTTCCTGTTCTATTGAAGTTGTCTCATTATCCAAGAATCTACAACCATCGAAAAGGTGACCAGTGTATCGTATAGTAGTATTAACAAGAGAGCTATCTTCAGTTAAGAAAAATTCATCATTTCTCCACCCGTAAACATAGCAGTTCTTAAATATATATCCTATACCATAACTAGTACTAGAATTGAAACTCCTCATCTTTCTTAAGATATTATCCCAAACCTCTAAGAACCTATCTGCATCTATCTTCTTAGGGAATCCAAGACTCTGATAATCATTACCACTATAGAAGAGATTAGTACATTTTCCGATCTGTTCCCAATCTATAAACTCACTCATATCAACCCTACTCGTATATCCTGGAGCATTTCTCAAGAATAACGAAACAGAGCCAAGAGGAACATAGAAGAATAATCTATCTAAAGTTCCGTCCGTGATATGAGAGTAAGAATCATAATACATGAAAGTAGAAATATTCAGACCGTTTGCTTTTGCTGTAGTCCATGAAGAAGTAAAGGTATCTGAAAAATCAAACTCATGTTGGGTATAAAATTCAAAATTTGAAATAGACCCCAGAACAGACGGGAATTTTTGTGCACCATCATCTACTATGCCAAATGGATTAAATACATTAGATACTTCAACCTTATCTAGAATACCTCTCGTTTCAGGATTAAGGAAACATAGGTGTAGACTATCTTGATTATAATCAAATAGAGATATAGAGCTTAGAATACTTACTATCTCATAAAGAAAGTCTGTGGTAGCGTATATAACATGCTGTTTTCCACTACCTACAATTTCCCAGCCCCTAATTGCAGTCGCTGAAGGGTTCTTTGCTGTATACTCTCCAATCATATATGACAGATTTATATAAGAAGGAGTGCATCCCTGGAACATAAATCTATTATATGCATCTATCGGACAATTATAGAAGGCCCTTTCATAATTTCTACAATTCCTAAGTTGTCTAAGATTTAGAGAACAAGTTTGATTATTATACTCTGAAAGGAATCTCTCTTTACTATACTCAATACTTTGATTATAGAATAGATATGAAGCATTAATAACATTATTAGCTCCCGCACAACATACACTAAGGAACTGTTGGGCCGCAGAAAGGTCTATAGATCCTCGAATATTAGTATTTCCTATATAGAAAGTGTAACTTATATCACCCAATGAAGATGGCACCTTGATATTACTCCAGGCTCCATTGCTCTGTCTAAGAGTGAAGTCCGTACAGTCTGCAAAAGTATATGTTCCTGTGATAGTATACGTTCCGTTTCCATCGAAATATCTTAAATTCTCACAATATCTAAAAGCTTCAGAATAAAGATTTACCGATTTATCTGGCATTATGATCTTAGTCATCAGGGCTCTTTGAAGTTTTATGGATTCTAGAGCACTTTGATTACTTAGATTAACAACACCAGTTTCAGAACCAATTGTGAACATCTTTGGAGCATCCGTTGACGTAGATGGAGGAATAACCACATTCAGCGTCTTAAGAACTCCGGAATCATTTATATTGATTGTATTTAACTTAGGACACCCACTAATTATAACTGTTTCAAACCCAGATACGGTAACTGTTTCAAGAACACTATTATTACTTATATTTAATGTACTTCCCGGATACTTGCTTATATCATTTGTAACAGATATCTCTCTACAGTTTAGTGTACTACCACTAGTTGTAGGGAAAGTAATATTCTTTTTCCAGGCTGGAACAGTAATTGAGTCAAGTGTTCCAGAAACAGACACATTGGTAAGGGTTGAAACATTGATTATATTTAATTTACCTCCCCTCATATTATTCGCAATAATAGTTGTAGGAGATGCTTTAGCTATAATAAGTTCAAGGGCCGTACCAGATATATTTATTGTCTGCAGGTTAGGGAAATTACTACTTGTATCCGTAGATTCAAATCTTAATTCTCCGGTATAGTTTGCATTATTGGTAAGCGATATTGTACGGAGAGCTGGTGTCTTAATACTCCAAGTTCTACAAGTTCCACCATTACCAGAAAGGTTAGTAAAATAACTTGAATCAATATTAAGAGCAGCTGTCGAAGTTATGAATGGATTAACAGTGCTAAGCTCGGTCCACAAAGAAGAGCCACCAAATAGAACATATTGGTTTCCTGAAGAGCTAAGATTAACTATACAATCATTAGCCACACTTGGGAAAATATATCTATGAGTTGCATTAGTTCCCACAGCAATTAAAGGGGAATACGGCCTTGCTTTAATGGTTACGTCATAATTCAAGTTGGCGTATTGGTTACCTTGAGCATTACTAGAAAAGATATCCTTAAGAACATAAATATCAGTATTACTTGAATCTTTATACTCACTGCTCGTAGATGGAGCTAGGATTTGAGTATCACCTATAACATTCATTACATCATTTACGGAGTTAATGTTGAAATAGGCATCAAGAATATGAAATCTACCATCAAGCCAGTCTTTAGTATATGCTACCTTTTTTCCATAAAACTTAGGGAAATTGGTATTATCAAATTGGTTTTGTGCATCAGGAGAAATAACTAAATATTTATATCTATAATTAAAATTAAATGCAGCCTGAGGAACATTCTTAAGATGGTGAGTATAATATGTTTCAAGGAAGTAATTAGAGCTACTTAAACAACCTTTTTGCTTATCTATAGCAGTAATTGGGTGGGTTACTCTAGTTCCATTTCTCCATGCACCCCAGAGATTAGAGGGGTGGCGGATTAGATCTTTTCGTAAAGCCTCTGGAAGAACGCTATATGCATATTTGGCAACCGCAAAGATATAAGAAGAGGGAGTATCATAATATGAGCTACCAGAATCTTCGCTAACGCCGCTTTCTACAGGAGAATAGTCACGATATATTATAGTCTCTCCCAATCTATTGTTCTCATCTAAAGAAGATGTCCAATAATCCGAGAAGGCAAAGTAAGAAATCCTAGAACCAGAGTTAGATACACCAAGACAAGTATCCATATCATAGAATGCAAGATACCAGAGTGGATATTCTTCGTCAGCATTCCAAGTTTTAATGTTAAGGTTTTTCTGAACAGAGTCAACCAAACCAAATGCCATACAGATAGTATAATACTCACACAAGCTAGTATAATCCAGCGTGGGGGTAAACTCTTGTACTTCTTCACTGGTATCGCCAAGAATAAGGTCTGTCAGATCACTTTCAGAGCCAGCTTCTTTTTCGGTGAATTCATACCTAGTTATACCACCTTCATTAATACGTTTTGCTTGAAATTTATAATTTGGAACTTGATTTTTAGGAATACCACTTCCATCAACTGCAGAATAGCCATCATTGTATCCATAGTTATCATCTATGGTGGTTGAGAATCTCTTACCAACCTGATTAAATGTATAACCTCCAGCTTTAGATGTTTGTTCTACAAGTTTCTCTAGGTTTCTTGTCCATCTATCCTCGCTAATCGTAACAGCATCTCCAAACATGTACGTAATATCTCCCTCGTTTCTTTGGAATAAGATGGTCGGGTCGTACTGAGAGAAGTCAAAGTATTTATTATTACCTTGAATCTCAGCTACTTCAACTCCATTAAGGAGAGTGTTGTCAGTTTCGGAAATTTCATAAATATTAAATCCTTGAGTTAGATGTAAATACCTAAGATTATTATTATCACTATATCCAAGATTGTAGTATGATTTTCTACCTAAGTTGAAGTTATAAATACCAAGGAAGTAGAAGTTTTCGTTATCGGCGCTCTCTGATTCGGCTGCTGTCTTATATCGTGAATGCAAGAATACAAGAACAGGAAAACCAGACAGACAATTCTTAATGTAGTCTTTATACATCCCCTCCTGTCTTGATCTTAAGAATGGAGTGCTTACATCATTTACGAAGGAAGCGATGGCATTATTATTCGTATGACTAGAGTCTACAACATCAGCTTTTAGAGTGAATGATTCCTCCGGTAAAAATGTTGTAGTATCTGTCGGATTGAAGTTCGGAGAATACAGACATTTTTTCGTATTATCGGAAGCATCTGGCGCATAAAGTTCCCAGTTCTTACACCTATAACCAAGGGTAGATGAACCTTGAGGTGTAATCTTAAACTGAGCAGCATTTGCCTGACCTTGTTTAGTTATGGTTCTAATATCTTGACCACCAGGGGACCATTCTACGGTGACAGGAAGTATCTCTATGTTTGCATTTTCAGAATAAGACTTCTCCATCCAGATTTTAAAGTTATCCTGATTCCATCCACCAATAGTAGGATTAATTCTTCCTTCATTGTCGGTGTAGGTCATCATTAGGACAGGAACATCCGAATTAAGAGCAATATTTCTTATCGTAGTGTCGTTAGTATAGACATAGTTATCACTTCCTATTCTGAAAGATCCAAATGCGTCATAGAGTGCAATCTCTTTATCGGATATATTACCACCAAGAAGCTTCTCATAGTAGGTATAGTAATATCCGAGGATGTCATGGTCCGTTAGATAAGTTAATTCATCACTTCCTGACACGTGACGGAAGCAAGTGGACTCAAAGAGATTGGAGTAATAATTATTTGGATAGAAGGTTATTCCACTATAACGGTCATGAACAGTAGTAAACTCTTTAAACACTCCCTCAAGAACACCATCGATGAATATATAAATACCTTTCCAATAGTTTCCACCCTCCCTATACTCCAATCTTTTATAAATTGAAATAAGATGATAGTTTGTAGGATTAGTATCATCCAGTTTATCCACCTTAGGGAAGAATATCTCTCTAGAGCTTCCTTGAATCTTCTTAAAATCAGTTATAGAACTTGCAGAAGAAATTACAACTTTATCTTGATAAATGAATATTGCTTGCTCATATGTATTTCCTATATTAAAGGAACATATAGGGCTTTCAATATCATTAATTGTAGTAAATTGTAAACCGACGCAAAGTAGCTGATCATAATCATTATACGAAGAAGCGGCTGCTGAAGTAAACGTATAAGTCTTTTGATCAGAGTTTACTGTCATTGATACAGTCTCCTCCTGACTAATTCCAGATACGGCCTCAACACCGAAATATCTCCTATAATAGGAAGTATATTCGGGGGATACTCTCTGAAGAGGATACCAAGTAAAGGAAGAAGTTGACTCCTTTACAAAGAGATAATACTCCACTGAATAAGATACGCCCTCGGCTGTAATTCTAAATCTCAACCTATGCTCACCACTAGAAGTAAGAGGAATAGACACTGCCTGAGTACTTTGATCCTTAAGCGTAGTAACGTCCAAGTTCCCAAGTTGTACATCATCTAGGAAAACTTGAAGTACATAAGTTCGTGTGGGCTTTAAAGAATTGTAGTATGGCGTGAGCTGAAATGCTGCCGTACCTAAAGCAAATCTGGATTCCTCTGGATAATTATTAATTATGATTGGCTGACCTGTTGAAGGGTCTACACCAGGGGTAAGCTGACTACTATCGAAAAGACCACCACCAGAAGTAGTAACCTTAAGATACATGTCAGCGGGAATCAGATTATCTCTAAGATACATCGGCTCTATATCTTCAGTTTTTGTATTACCCTCAAGCAAAAGATTTATTCGTAAAGAGAATTGTTTATATTTAGCATTTTCATTGTCTGACAAAAATGCTATAATATCCTCACAAAGAGGGAGATAGATTATACTTGCTGTCTTCTCTTTAATCTGGTAATCCTCTCCAAGGTTAAGGCTGCTTATAGTATTTCCATCCCAATCAGTGAAGGAATATGAAGAAGCAGTAATTCCAACCGATACACTATAATCTAAAGCTGCCATAAGTCCTTTAGTCTTAACATCAGCCATAAATATAGTATTATTACTGGGGGTATACCTAGTCTTGTCATCTGCATATACATAATACAGATTAAAGACATAAGAAGTTACAACATAATCTACATTGTATGTTATGGGCTCTTGTGTATCCTGATTCAATATAACAATACTGAAAGAGCCATTAGTATCAAGCAATAGAGACTCCTGTGATAGAAAGGATTCGTCTCTAGAAATAACAACATTTTTGGTTTGAGCGCCTCTAGAGTTAACCCATGAATAGGTAACCTTGAAGGTACTAGTTCCACCACCATATACTTGGACTTTGATGGTGTAGTTGCCGGGCCCAGAGAAGTTAATTGTACTACCATTGACTATAGTTTGGCCAGTATCTCCTCTAGACACAACAACTTTCCAGGAGGTAGTGCTTCCGCCGCCTCCGCCACCGCCGCCAGTTCCAACGGCGCCATTTTTATAAATCCATTTAAGATTACTTTCAAGCATATCCAGACGATCTTCATGGCCGGATAGGACCCCAGAGAGTTCTTCTCCCTGGAATCCTTCACCAGTCATTTCTATGTCTTTGTCTGTGATAATTTTCTGACCTTTATGTCTCATTATAAATTAATATTATATTTCTATTAATGCGGTTTTGGTAGTATAATTCCAGTTACCATAGATTGGAAGTTCTGTTCCCTGTGCCTCATCTCCCTTTAACCAACGATAAGAAGCTGGTGCATTGGAATGATCAACCTGAGAGAATAGATTAGTTCCGTTCATAATGTTTTCAATTCTATAAAGATAGATGGTATAAGAATTAGATCCATTTAACTTTATTTCTGCAAACATTGGCCTCTGTTGATTAGCATTCGGTTTATCACCTGAGCTAGTAACATTAGTTTTAGGAATTACATAAGAAAACCTTTGTTCAGGAGATGGTAACTCCTTATTAGATTTAAGCTTATATCCGGTTGCTTGACACATAAAGTAAACAACGCCACCGGTAAGCGAAGGAACACCATAGTATGGATAATATACCGCAGAAGTTCTCGTAATGCCACTTACTGATGAGGACATTAGCGGGAATTTTGTAGTATTAAATTCAAGCGAGTCTCCCGTAGTGTAATCTATGCCGAAGTGGTTTGGATTACTAGGGTCTGCATAAATATCTGTCACCCATACTGCAGTATCGTTTTCTAGGGTATTAGTCATGGGCATAGGTCCATTCAAGGAGCTTACTAGCTGATCCCCAGAAGTATAATAGTAGAACTCACGAAGAGGGTTGGTGCATGCATAGGTATGTTTATGACCACCAATACATAGCTTAATACCAAAATGTTCAAACAATCTACTTAACCAGTAGATACCCTTAACATCCATGTATCCCATTCTATTGCAGTGACACCCAACCAAAGATCCAGACTGAGACTCCTTAAGGCTTCTGTCTATATCTTGATTACCGACGGAACCAGAGGAAACAGTCATAAGGTTGGCATTAGTAACAACAGTAAATGGCATTTCGTGGCAGGCAGGGATAATATTATAGTCTGGTGCATCAAGCATTTCATAAATCATAGTGTAAACGGTTTTGAAAGAATTATCGTACACTACAGAATTATCGGCAGCACCAGAATTCTTAATCGTCCAGCCAGTATACACATTAACCGTAGCTGGATTACCATTTGCATCATTCTTAACCTGCTTGAACCAGTTTCTACAGTTAATTGCAGTTATCTCTGTATTAAGCATGACAAATCTATAAGACTTATCTTGGATATAATATAGAGAAGGAACATATTTGGTAGCATACGTATTGGATATAATGGGGAGTATGCTCTCATCTATTTCATAACAATAGAATACATGGAAATAATATCCATTAGACTTACCATTATCATCACCAGTCCCCAGCATTTCGGGATCGGTATTACACAGGTCATTATTCCCCACTAAATTGGTTTGCTCAAGATGATCGAATAAACAGTGGCCGGCATTATAATAGTCAAACCACTCGTTAATTCTTGTACCATTCTGAGTCATGTCGCCAGTGTTTATTAGGACAGGAAAGATTTTTCCAGTCTGAAACTCCATCGGCTGTAATTCTCCGTTTGCAATTTCTTCTGCATGCGCCGTATTGTATTCTAGTGCCTCTTGATTATGTGCATCAATTGGATCATTAATACTGTTACAGGTTTCAGTTATAGTTTTGTTCAATTCCTCGGCCGCCGCAGCCCAACACTGATATTCTACCCAATGGAATCCTTGTTGGTCAGTTGTTTGGAATATTCTCGGAGTATATTCTTTAGAGTATAGAGTAAATGTCTGAATAGAAGAAGTATGTTCCGGATCAGGATTCATATTCTTGTCTGCCCTACCAACTATATACTCGTACACCGTCTTTCCAGTTTCAGCGGCTTCCGGCACTACATTTATAATACACTTGTGAGAGGTATATTTAGTACCATCTGCCGGGAAAGTACCGAACATCCTATTATAGATAACCTTTTGGATAGGATAGTTCTCATCTCCCACGGTCTTATTGTAGAAAGTACCAAATACACGTTTAGTCATTCCAGAGGTGCCAACATAATCATTCTCAGTTCCATCCTTATAGCTCTCAAATCTGGCAGACCATGAAGAGGATCCCTGAGGTCTTATCCAAATATACTCGTCGAAAGCACCACAAGAAATCCAGTTAAAGCACCTAGTTTTATACATATCAATACCATAAGATGCAGTAACCATATTGGGCTTTTCTTTATCAAGCTTCGTTTTATCAGTGCAAACATTTTTATGCTGCCAAGAAGCCATAGGAGTATAATGCTCTATAGGGAATGTCTCTTCGGTTTTTGGAAATTCGATGACATCTTTTGAAAGAAGAACATACTGATAGTCCTGAACATTCTCATTTCTTCCTCTGGAGGAGTCTGTTTTATTAAGACTCTGATAAGCCTGTTTTGCAGGATCAAGTTCAAATGTATTCTTGAAAATAACATCAACCGGAGAACTATATACGCCACACTTAGGATCAAATAACTTCATACCAGTACCAACCCAAGCATTAGCAGCTTTAGAAGTTACGTGAGCTCCAATTGATACAGAGTCGACATAATTCGGGTGGTAATAATACGGGAAATTTGTATTAGTTTTTGTATCCTGATTTGTCTTCACCAATACCGTGGAATAGCTAACATCTGGAAGTCCATAAGTAAGAAGGAAAGTATTATTTTGATTCTGAGTAAGGTCGATAAGATCTCCATTAACAAACCACTCCTGATCAAAGGTTCTTACTTTAATGAATGTATTGGCTTGATCATAATCAGCATATTTTTTACCACGAATTAGATAGGTTCCTCCTGCTGGAATGGCACCATGAAGAGCAAGTCTATATACAGAAACAAAGTCTGTACCAGTAGATTCTGTTGCACAAGTTCCGGTTGCATAGTGTAAGTAGAATCCATCAAGAGGGAGATCTTTATTTCCGGTATTTTCTAATTCAATGTAAGCGTGGGAACATCCATAACTAGGCTGATCCTGGGAATAAGGAGCATATATAGCCGATATCTTTACTCGGTCAGCGTAAAGACCTATATCCTTATTCTCCGCAATTTGACTAGATGGATTTTCCGTATGCTGTTCCTGTAATCCAAGAGAACCGACAAGGCCTCTTATATTAGTAAAGTTAACAGTTTCAGTGGATAGCGTGAAATTAGCAGCTCTCATTCTATCTTCTATTGTGTCCTTAGGAATTTCTTCGCTTACTAAATTTCCTTCGCTATCAACGGTAAATTTAAAGGCTCGGTCAGTTTCCTGGTGTATGAAAGTTATGTCAGCAATATCATTAAGTTTAACACTCTCTGATCCATCTGAAGTAACAATAATACCATTTTGAGCAAGCCATTCAATGATTTCACTTTTTTCCATACCTTTATCATCTTGTCCACCGGAGCCAGAAATAGGCTTTACACTTCCAGAAGAAGTTTTTATCCAAAGAACTCCAGTTGTTTCATTGTAAATTAATTCATTAGCTGGTAGTTGATCTTTTATATCCTGTAGTTCAGTTTCATTCTTAACTGAGCGGATAGTAATATGAGCAACTCTATATTTATATTTATCATCCGTCGGAGTAACTGGATCTACCTGAATAGAAAAATCCTGATACTTCGAATATCCATCAAATTTATATAAATTTTGATCGTTAAAGGTTACAGAATAGAAGCTATATCTATCATCTATTCTAAATATTCCAGGCTGAAGCTTATTGGTTGTCGTATTCCAATAGCCCATATTCTCATTTTCCCCGGTAGTATAATTTCCTACACTTACCCAAACATAGTTTTCTCCATAATATTCTCCAGTATCAGCCACTTTTCTTGCCAGACAGATCATTATATTGTATCTTCCATTCTCGTACTGTTTAAGTCCAAGTTGGGAAAGATCTAATGTAAGTCTACTAGCACTATCTGAAATTTTAGAAAATACTATTTGAATATTCGTACTTGAAGTAGTTAGATATAGGAAAAGTTTAGGATCTGATACTTCTGCATAACCAGTCGGGGGATCATACCAAGACGCAGCACCATTTATAATAAGATAGTTGTCTCCTACTTTAACGTTTTCACTAGGAATTAAACTATTATTATCATTAAGGTCGACATATACTCCAGTTACAATGCTTAGGTCTGCTTCTTCTACTGCCCATAATGGTTCTTCTTCTGGGGCTGTATATGATCCTACAACTCTTGACATTGCAGTCTCTTTTCCAGTATAAGAATACATTCCATAGTTGAAAGAGTTTCTTAATTTAGCAACCTCAGCCTGAAGTGACCTAAGAGTGGAGAAGATTATATCTAAGTAATATCCATTTCCCGTTGACTCGTATTCAGTTTTATCAGTCGTTTGAGAAAGTTCGTCGGGGTCTGGGATTGTTATATAGTCATCAGGAAGTTTGTCTATGTCTTCTAGTTTATCTGCAATCTCTTTAGTGAAGATTGGAATTCCGAAGGACATAGGTCTCCAATCATCTTCAGACAGCTTAATAAAGACTTGTCCCTCAGATTCGACATAAACTAAGTCACCAATCTCAGACTTTAGTTCTTCCCTTTCTTCTATGGTTTGAACTTTCTCAACTCCAGCCCCTATTTTTGATTTTTGCCAGGTAGAATTTAAATACTGATATGTGTTAATATTTTCAGGATCATTAACAACATAAACAAGCATTCCTTCCTCTCTCCTGGCTTCGGGAATAGCATCCCTCTCAGCTATGGTCTCTACTGTTCTGAAACCACCTTTACCATATTTAGCTTCATGTGTGGGGTAGGTATCTTCAGAGGAGAACGGCATTATAGGCGATGCTACATTAGTTCCTTTAAGTTGTTTTTCACTCATATAATAAATACTTGTTTAAAATTGTTTATAGTTGTTGATGTTTTCTTTAGATATATTGTATACCCATTCATACTATAGGAAGTATAATCGTAGATATAATCTAGGCTATTTTCATCAAGAATTCGCTTAAATGAAATATCACCAGGAACAATCAACAGACTTTTTGCATCCTGAAGATCATATGATAGATCTATTCCAACCTTAGGATCAAAATATACAACCTTCAACGAGAGATCATTATATTCAGGAACATCTTCTCCATCATGAATACTTCCATATCTGGCCATCTTCATAAATCTAATCTCACTCGTAGCTGTATAAGTAACTCCGTAATAATTTACTGTAAATGTAAATGTAACATCTTTATCAAAGGAACCATATAGTGTGAGTATATTTCCTTCTATAGACTTAATTTCCTCTTCTTCATGTTCTGACGAAGAAACCTTTATTGTGGCTCTGTCTAAGTAGTCATGAGACCCTACAGACAGCTTTACAATAAATTTCGGAGATGTAACAATTGTGTCAGGTGCATATAAATTAGTTTCTCCGTAATACATCACTGAGAAATCTACATAAGAACTTTCATCTATCATATTTTGTACTTTTTCAGTTAATTGTTCATCTGTATAAAAAGAATCTTCCCTCTTTAATATATTATCTCTCCAGTACCAATTATAGCCGTCACGGAGATTTTTATATATCATAACGTCTGAAATATCCTCTAATGGGATTATATTCCTTATTACCCCATCATCTCCTAAGAGTTCCAGTTTCCAGACATTATTATCTAGAACAATGTATCTTCCACCATTTATAAGTTCTGATACATCTTCTAATTCATAAAGAACATCATTTACTACAACTTCACCTCTGGAAGCTAGTATGCTGTAACAGTCTCTACCATATCCATCTTTAACTCCAATAGCTACTATGGAATCTATTGTATTAGTCTCTGTACGATATAATACTTCAACTGGCTGACCTGGATGATGCTCTATATGTTTATCAAGACGAATTAGCGCAACATCTCTTGATTCCTCTATACTTGCGCTTCTAGATATCTTAATAGTCGTTGCCATAAATTAACTTCTTTATATTTTTGGGGTACAAGTTTTATATTTCTCATACCCCAATTATCAATAGCTCATAGACATTATTAGTCCATTTATTCTTGAGATGTATCCACTGTGTCCGTATGAATATTCTTCTACCCAGCGAACGTCTTCTTCATTCATATCTCTTTTCCACTCTAAGATAATCATTCCGACGGGTTGGGTTATACCGGGGATTGATATAAAGGCTTGAGATACGTCAGAGTCAAAGAGCTCATATGTTCCTGGGTATTTAAAATGGAAAGATTCGTCTTCCATGTTCATCCTATAGATTACGTCGCCCGTCTTAATTCCTTCATAAATTGGGCTAATAATTCCAATATTTACATCCTTGAACCTGGACTCTGAAACAAGACTAATCCCATACCGAGAGTTTTGCAATACCAGATCAAGATACTTGAATGGAATACCAACTAAGTTTTCCTTAGAGTTATGATATTCAAAATATAATATCCTATCCGCTCCGGTAGCCGCTCGATATTCTTGAAGGATAGGTGCTAGGTCCTTTAATAATTCATCACGTCTTTCTAATCTTTCAGTATGTAGCTCATCCGAAATTTCCTGGACGAGCTCTATACCCCCTTTGACAATTGCTTTGAAATTAAATATTCCAAACAACACCAATATGAGAACAACATACCTAAGAAGATTTTTGAAGCCGACGGATTGATCTATCTTGATAATGATATCGGATATCTTATCAATAAATGTTATCTTATTCTCATCCATTCTTCTTAATATAACTAAAGTTTAGGTTTTTATTTACACTCAATACAGAACCATCAATTAGATATGGCCATCTAATACTGAGCCAAGTATTTACATAAAAATCAATATTTTGAGATATAAAATCTTCTTTTGCTGTATATATATTCTCTATGCCTGGATCTTCATAAGTAGTATCATCTTTTATAACTAATGTTTCATAATTATAAAGACTATCCTCAGGGGTTATGCTCCACCAAGAATGTGATACCTCCCATAAAGAACGATCTGAAAACACTCCCTCTCTTGATCCTTTAGCATCATTCCACTTAAATCCTATGAGATATACGAGACGATCCTCATTACTAGATCTGGCATCTACTTCTCTGGTATTAAAATGGTAGTCATCCGAAGATAATATATTGAAAGTACCATTATCAAGAGATGTTCCTTCTACAACACCAACGGAGAAATATCCTTGTTCTAAGTTAATTATGATTGGTTCGTCTGAAGATCCTTGAATAGTAAGGGTATGATTTCTAGGCGAAGCAGACATATTTTCCTCCACTTTCATATCATATATCGTAAGAGTTGCTACAGATCCGACAGTACTAATGGAGTTTCTAAGACTATTTCCGTCAAGATCTACAATTGCCTCTGTTCCAGGAAAATCAACGGGGTCTACATTTATAGACAATTCTTGTACAATATCGTCGTTTGTAGTATCATAAAAGTGGCCAGTGGAGAGGAATTTATATCTATCCTCTATATTCCCACCTGGGGCTTGTACTATCTTTATCAATAATTCAGAACCATACCCTAGAGATTCTTGATAATAAGACTTGATCAGAAGATTAATTACTCTTTCCTGGGTCGTTGTATTAAGGCCAAAATTAACTACAAAATTATTTTCGGTAGGTCTCTGGATAATAGTTCCTTCATAATCAGAAGTCATATATGGATACATAGGAGTATCCTTTCTATATCCCTGATCTAAGAGAAGATTAGAAACAGTAATACTACACCTATAATCCGTCGCTGGAACATTGACAGTAACAACATTTCTCCCCGTGGTGGTATCTATATTTCCAAGATATACACCAGTTGGTATAAGTATGCTTGAGGAGGTTACCTGTAATGAATCATAAATATGAGGTATTCTATATATACCCGTCGCAGTACCAGAAACCTCTGTATCCCAACCATGAGGGTCATGATAAACATAATTAAGCTCGGCGGAAATCACAGCTTTAGCAGACCCTTTCGAATCTGGATCATCATACTCATACTTAAAGGTATCTAAGACTTCACTATCCGGATCAAGAGGACCAAGACCATAATCTCCAGAAATTTGTCCAAAAGGAGTTACAATCGTGGCAGGACCTACACTAAACACGTTCTCATGTGGCGGCGTATTACATTGAAGTTGAAAATTCTCATAAGTATAATCACCAAATCCCACCACGGTTCCAGTTTCAGTCATGGGATATCTCCACGTATACCCAACCATGTTTAACGCTACTTTTGGTTGGACAATATACGTAAATTCTCCTGGACTTAAGATAGTATAGTTTCCACCATAATCATTTGTATATATATCTAAGGGACGCTTTGGAGGATATATGTAGAAAATACCAGAAGAAGAACCAGTCAGGTCATCAAGTTGATCCTGAGATAAAAATTCTGGCGTTCCATTGTCGGTTGTTAATTTATTTACTCCATCCTTCTTTATTCCATGAAGATTATACGATACTTTAGCATAATAATTTCTGTCTTCAGAAGCCACAAACTCTGGCTCTATACCATTAGTAATACCATTATATCGTACACTATCTACGAGTTCTATACCTCCTGTTTGATCATCTATCATTGACTCAAGAACTTCAAAGTCGCTCTTACCATATTCTGCCCAAATACCAGTTTCCCCTCCCGGATATCCACTGGCGATGCCAAGATACGCTACTATCTTTCCGGATTCCATGTGAGTACTAACTTCATCGTGTATTATAAATTCTATGGGTTTTGGTACAACATAGAGATAATTTGATATGAAGTCCGTACCATCTCTACCCCACATTGATAAGAAACGAACAGATCCAAAGGCAGTTATTGGAATTGGACTAAGACCGGCCACAATTTTTGGGAATGCATCTTTAAAGTTTTGAATAGCTGTAGGAACAGAAGCAGTTGAATATGAATAATTATAGTTTACTGAATAATCTGAGTATGAGTATAAAGACTTATCCGAACTTCTTAAGTTTTCTATCTTAAGAACTCCCTGTACAAAATTTCCTTCTGGATACCCTTCGGGAGATTTATCTACATAAATAATCTTTGGAGTTACATTTGAATAAAATCTAATTTCATCATTATGGTTATTCCTTGCAGTTACATATGAAGTACCACCACCAGGAGTGTAGCCGGAAAACTCGGTTTCCCTGGAGAAAGATGTGCCATAGATTCTCATAAACCCATCTCCATTAACTATTCTATATTCTGGTTTTATCCATTTCCACCAGAGATCAAATTTCTTAAAAGTATTCCAAGTTCCAGATAACTCTGTTTTTATATAAAGCCAACCAAATTTTTTATAATATACTTCTGGACTTTCGTCCCAATAATCACTTTTGGGAAATCTTGCAGATAAATTATACTTAAACCTTACAGTAACTACTTTATCTACGGTCGGATTTTCTGGAGAAAGACTAGACTTTTCTTCCTCTGTTAAAGTTACTTCACTTGATTCTTCTCCCGTTACTGGATCTATATAAACAAACTCAATCCTATCCTTCATATATTGGAAATCATTTCCATCATATGTAGTATCTATGTCAGATGCAACTTCTGCCGATAGAATAAAGTCTGTATTAGTAGAAAAAGTGATGTGTCTTAGTCCTACCTCACCAAAATCAAACCTACCTGACGAAGCTATTATACCGCCTCTTCCATAATCCATATAAGAAGAGTCATAGGATTTTACTTCAACTATACTATTTTCAAATCTTTTCTGTATTGTTATTCTCTGCGTTGGTGTAGAGCCAATAAGATCCCAATGTGTACAGCTGTATGTCTCAGGGTGATAATATTTAACATGATTAGCTTCTTGTACATCTGTATATAAACCAAGTATAATCTTATAATCCTTAATACCAGTTTCATTTCCCCAGATCAAGTGAAGAAGATTTATTTTTTCACCCACACTAAATGGAGGTTGAGTACCTGGAATACTTCCCCAAGCATATTCATTGTAGTCATTCTTAACCGAATAATCTGTATCTCCGGCCGCTGATAAAACTCTCCAGTATGAATATTTCTGCGTAGACCCAGTGATTCCCACATAATACTCTGATACGTCTTCTAACTGTACTGTTTCACTAAGCTCGGCGGTTATTGTAGTTGGATTACTGGTATAGAATTTATTATCTTTTGCATACCAAGTTGATGAATATGTTACATTAGGGTTTGGAGACATAATTACATAGAAGGATTCCGTACCAATATCTTCTATCTCAATTGAAACCTTGACAAGAAGACCTTTATCATTATAATACGGTGCCCAATATGGTTTAGTATCTCCTGTCCAATTTTTCCGTGCGGTAATTGTAACAGGGAGTTCGAAATGTCTCTGTCCTTCTGGATCTTCCCACTCTCCACATTCAACTTTAAACCACTCATTGAATATATCTTCGGCGGATTCTGAAGAACCATACCTTGAATCAATACTATAAGTTATCTTTGGAGTTTTAGGCTGAAGATTTATACATATATCAAAGGAGTGGGTATCATTATTTGAGTAAGAATCCCATTGGAAAATATACACACGCAACCCATCCTTAACATAGCTACTCTCCTCATTATAGGTCGTCTCAGAACTATTATAGAAATCCGTCGTAGAATTTCTTATTTCCCACATTGAGATAGCCTTAGTTTGATACAAGGTCATAGTATCAGAAGAAACTGTGATAGGGTCTCCATTTATGTCTTCATACATCACAGTACCTCGGATAACAAGAACGGGCCTCTTTATTCCATCCTCTGGAAATAAATATTCCAATCTTGTCCCGTGGGTCTTATATCTAAATCCATTATTAGATACCTCGGAAATTCTAAAAGAAGGAATTTCGGATATACTAAGAATCCCTGTTCCAACAACATTTTTTATCTTACCATCTATGATAAGATAATCTGTATATTCTGCAGTTCCTTGAATATCTATAACTCCACCCTCTATCGGAAGTCCTAATCTAATATCACCTTCCGCTCCTTCACAAGTTATTTCAAGATTTGAGTATGTTCGTAAAATATATTGATCTTTCACTTCTCCGGTACGTGGATCTAAGTGCTTAAATCCAAGAGTCATTTCCGGAGAAGACACACTTTCAATTCTGTAGTATCTATAGGCTGGTTTCTTCAGGGCCAAGTGGGATTCAGGATTATCATAGGGAATATATAAGTTGTCTCCAAGAGCAGTTCCAAAGTCCTCTAGAAATTTCTTATTCTCCGATTCATTTTCAAATTCTATTCTCCCTTTTCCAGTTCCGAGCGTTATAGTAAAAAGATTAATATTGACAAGATTTATATTTTCTGAACTCTCTATTCTTAAAAACTCTTCGTCTTTTGTATCATAGATTTTTATCCATTTTGTATCCTCAACAGGAGTTACAGATCCATGAATACACAAGGTTAATTCTTTTTTCTCACCATTCCAAACCCCGGATAAAGGTTTTTTACTTACCCCAGTTTCGGTATTATAGCTTCTTAGAGTAATAACGTCGTCTACCTCTAAGAGCTCATTTTCTTTTAAAAGATTTACTGATATCATAAGTAGAATAAATTATCACCCTCTTTATAAAATAATACTCCACACATCGAGCCTATAAAATTAGGAACTGTGTTTATATACGGTCCGATTCTATAATTAAACAACATAGTCTTATATAGATCATCACCAACTTTTATTTCAAATGGATCTTGGAGCAAGCTTTTAGATTTTACGTACTTTGGAAGCTGCCATGAACCACTTGAATTTTTCATATATTTTTTTGTAGATTCTGTTATATAATATCCTGGGCTATCTATCATATATAAATTATACGTATCTTGATTTTTAACAAGAAGTGATCCTGAGTTTATAACAAAGAGATTAGAAACTTCCTCTTTTGTCATATAAATCAGGGCACGAGAATCGGTCACTGCATAAGCTTTTCTACCTCTTTCTGTATGCTCTAAAATCCACCAAGATCCAATTTTTCTATGTATTTTTAATGTTTGATAGCTCATAAATGTTTTAAGATCTATATAGATATTCTTAAGATCTGGAATATCTACTATAACTTCTTCATAAGATTCAAGAGAGTCGGGATGTTTGATTACCTTTCCTGTCCAATCCTGTTGGTCAATTATATATTCTCCCAAGGTCTCCTCTTTCGTCAGATAATTATAAATTCTGTCGTTCCCAATGATATATCTACCGGACATATATTGAATATCTCCTGTATACTCTCCGGCAGAATATTGTAGAGGATTACCGAAAATATCATTCTTAGTTAATGAAGTAGCCCTATATTTCCCCTCAGAAGTCCAAGAATAAAGAACAATATCATTTCCCTTAAATCCAAAGTTATAGTTATTATATCCAATTTTCTTAGGATCTATATCTACATCTCTTGTTATATATAGACCATAAAGTTCATTATTTATACTAGATCTTATACCCTGATATATTATATTTTTATGATTTGTAAGATCCGACGTATAAATAAAGTCTTTCTTAATCTTTTCTTCAAGAATGTCTGAAATACTTTTAAAAGTCTTTCCGGTAAATTGTCTATATGTATCTCCAGTTCCCCGCAGGTACTTTGAAAGATCTAAATTTATAGTAACATTATCTTGAACAGAAATAGTATCCTGTAGCCCTATAGTAATATTTACGCTAAATTCAGTGCCTTGATCACTATAAAATTCAGTATATCCTAGAGGAATTGAATACTCGGAAAGATATATTATAACATTAAATCCACTTTCTAGGTCACCAATTATATATTCGAAGGGAGACGATATATCATTCCTGGTTAATTCTATTTTAGCATCCCCCAGACTATTATATATTTCGTTTATATTGTATAGTGATATCTGGTCAAACGCTCTCCGATTATATACTGCAATCCTAAGACACTGGTTTATTTCTTCTACTGTTCCAAGGATATAAGTATAATATCCCTGAGATACGTTATTTTCTTCCATATATTAATCTACATCGATTTATTACACACTCTTCGATTTTATTATGTAATGAATTAGCTTGTAAAACACCATTCATAAAATCTACTCTAATATCTGAACCTATACTATTACATGTATTCTTTATAGATAATTCACCAGAAGAATCACATGAATATATAGACATTAAGTTATTTCTCTGACATACCTCTCCCCCAATGGAATATAGGATTGATATAAATGCATCACAATATATCCCAGGTCCTAAGAGAATGTACGGGTTAAGATTTATATAATTGACATAAGATTCTTGGGTTATCGGACGAATATATTGCCGGTCGGACCAGGTACTAATAAATTGTTCTGCCTCCGAGTAATCTTCCTTTGGATCAAGATTTCCATCGTCATCGTCTTTACCATATTTTCCACCAAGAATCTCAGCATATGCATCCTTAATCTTCCCGGTATAGGTATCATCAGAACTATCCTCCCTCTCAATCTTAAATTCCTTAGCCTTTTCTATCTCCTCTTCACTGAAATAGTCTATATCTCCAGAGGGAAAATAGCCGTCTCTGTAAATTCCCAGATAATATGCACCATCACTATATACAACGCACATATCTTTATTCCATGCCCGAGAGCGAAGAAGGTTTTTAAATTCAGATTTTCGGATAGGTCGGAAGATAGACAATGGGGAATGAATAAGATTTTCTTCGCCTATATATAAATCTTTCTCTTTTATATTTATGTCAGTATTCTCAGTATTTATTGCCGTAAGTCTCATAACTAATTAATTGAATATACCCCCGATATAATCGAAGAACCCGTTGCCGGACCAGAAACCATTATTGAAGAGGTAGTTATTTTTACAAGAAGTGGTCCGGTTTGAATATAAAGCGGATTTGACTGAATATATGAGGTATCAACAACTAAGCTATACTGTTCTGAGACTGAGGATCCTTCTGGTGTATACGTTAACATTATATAGTAGTCACCGTTAAATGTCCCAGTTACTTGTCCAGTCCCCACACCAGAGGCATTAATCTTCTGAAGTAATATATAATCATCAAACCTCCTGACAATATTATCAAGTTCCTCCACTCTGGCCGTATAATAGGTTTGAATAGCCTCTACCATCTCTGCCAATTCTTTTGTTGTGGAGGTTAATGATGCTGTCCATGGAGTTATTTGATTATCAAGATATGATCTAAGTCGAATCGTCCTCTCTTCCGGATCAATCATTACTTGTACTTTAATAGTATTCCCCGTAGATGCCACCTTATAAGCATACTGATGAATGAAAATATCACTTCCCTCCTGTTCTGAGAGAATACTTTTAAACGTAGATCTTGGAAAATGAACAATAGCGTTGTTTATATTTTTCCTAGTCATAAGTTCGTCTGGAGATAGATGATTATACTCCAGCGGATTACTAAGACCAGTTGTTGTAACCCCAAACATCATTGATTCAAGAACTTCATACGCTAGGGCTGCACTCATAAATCCATCTTTCTCCTCATCCTGATATTCTTCCATAGTCAAGACTTTAGATGAAAGGTATGGTTCGAAGTACTCATCTTTATCACCACCGACTGGAACATCCTTCTTAGCTACCCATAATGTATTGTCTTCGAGGATAACAAAGTCTCCGGTTTCATATTCCAAGGAAGGGTTATATTTAAATATTCCCTGGACACTTGTATTATTGATTTTCATATTTATACAACCTTAATAGTTAAGTCATTCATTATTCTTGTAGCAGAGACCGTATATATTCCCTCAGAATCTGGTCCACTCAATGTAGCTAAGGTAGATTGAAGTTGTGGCACTCTTCCGGTATGAGAATATAATCTGAATGTAACATCTCCACCATATTGTATATATTGTATGGGAGCATCTACTATAAATTCGTCAGGCGTTTCAAGTATAACAGTACATACTTTACCGGTAAGGACAATTCTCATGCTTACAGAAATATATGCAAACCCTGGATCATATTCGTCTAGATATCGTACTGGTTCTGACGTATTTATATTTTCTTCTCTCTCTGAATCATCTGGAAGAGTATATACTGCCAATATTCTAGATACAGAATATTCTCTTGGAACTTCTATATCGTGGGATGTTGTATATGATTCTGCCACATCATTTTTTATTACGGTATACTCTCTTGTAACATGAATGTCTGGATTCTCTGTATACTTAAATATAAGATTGGCGGAGGGAGGAGTATTTACAATATAATATCTATTTCCACTCTTTTCCTCAATACCAGAAACATAATCCACACCCTCTGTTAATTTTTGTCCGGCAGAATATAGTCCTGAGAATATATATGCTGTATACTCTGATACTTCTATTCTTACTTTTTCTCCTTGCTCCATGGTTATATATCCGGATGGTTCAACTTTGGATGCATTATATGGAGAAGTAGATACAAGAATTCTATAATTTAATGGATTCCCTGCCCTAGATGATAAAACCCACTTAGAAGAATAATCTGGAGTCTCGTTATTATTGTCATCTAATGAAATCCACTCCTCTCCATTATACTCTACTTTCTCCCCTTTCTTATATACAAACCAAGGCTTCCACGTACTCTTCATATATAGAACCTTTTTCATATCAAGAATTGGAGATGATGTTGATTTCCTAAGTCCAAGAAGAGTATCAGAAGTGGCATCAAACATAATATCTGTGTTCTTTGGATTATAGAGAATAGATTCAGGGCCAAGATCATTCATTGCAACATCATAATTCTTTTTATTTTGCTCTGAATCTAAAGATCGATATATCCATAAGTCATATCCAAGATTCTCAACACTAAGTTCTGTCGGAGTTTGAATTATAAGAAGAAGTCGTGAGGAAAAATATCCATCTCTATCACTAAAAGGAGAAAACTCTATGGTTCCGAAATGTTCAAGCCTCTCATTATAGAGTTTCATTATTTTTACTTTTCCGGAAACCCTAATGATATATAATTTCTGCTCGACTTTATCTATAGAACCAAAGAATAAATTATAGTCAATATTTCCTGAAGACTCCGTTGGAAATATATAATTCAATTTCTCTGCCTCTTCTTCTGGAATATCAAAATTTTCTATATCACTGCTATTTTGTGGAAGAAGTGATGGAAGATCAATTTTGTTTAATATATCACCTCTTTCCGGATGATATATATACTTGTATTCTATGAAATCAATAAGGCCAGAATCTAGAGTTCCACAGTAGAATTGAGTAGACAGCCAGGCAGAATTTGAATCATAGAATTCAATTTTACGTATACTATTATAATTACCAAATTCAGTAATCGTCATAATTTATATTCTTTCCAACTTGTTAACTCATAAACATATACTACCTTTTCAATAGTGCTGTCTATATCTAATGGAACAGATGCAGCCTCAGATTGAATTTCACCAAAGTATAAAAGACTTCTAAGAAACTCATTAAGAAGCTCCCTAAATCGTGTCTGATCTACAGTAATGCCTGAGGGAACTATTCTTAATGTAAGAGATGATACCGAATATGTACCCTCTACTTCAAGTGGGAGATATTTAGACATAGAATCTATAACCTCACGAGTTCCCTTAAGACAGTAAAAATAATTAGTCAGATACATAATCTCATCTTCCCTGTTATCAGACTCTGGATATATATAGTCAATAAATTCTAGAACGGGATCAGAGGAGAGATATGAATTATAATCACTAAAACTATCTTCCCCACTATCTTGATCTCCCCTAGAAACATATTCATCTATCATCCTACACATCTGATCTACTATCTCAAGATTTCTAAGATGCTTGGGTACATATATCTTTATCATGACAATATCATATTTAATCTAAGTTCAATTTCAAAATATGGTGGAATTGTAGCACCGATATTTGGTTTTGGAGATAGCGCCCCGGAATGAAAATATTGAACGGAATAATCTTTAATACTCTTGACAGCAGAGATTTTTGATATATGAGCCTTAATTTCTTCTTCTAAGATATCAAAGTCAATATCAAATTTATCTTCGTATTGTCTGAGTATCTTTGACACATCTTCGCCAATTGTACCAGCCGATTGATCTCGATATATCACAAGGTTTATATTAAATTGAGCTTTGTATTCATCTCCAGTCTCCAAGCGTATATCATTAGTAACAAAATATGCCTTCTTAGAATCATCTGCTATCCACTCTTCCTTTTTCTCTTCAGGAATTTCACCCTCCTCAGATGGAACATAATATATACTTAGAACACTTTGTGTAGGGGACGATTCAAAACGATAAGTCACCTGTTTTATATATTTTCCTATTGTTTCATCATTCTTTAGGACAGTTGAAATATCCGAATTAGACCTTATAACTTGGTTTGTATATCTTTGCTTTGATGCGAGATAGTGAATTTGGTCCATAGAATCCCTTTGTGTGGAATCTATGAAAACTATACCATTTTCTGTTTCCACACCACCTCTTCGAGAAGCCCAAGGATCTGAATCTGAAATAGGAATTGAGTCCGTATCTTTGATTTTAATTTTCCTAAGCTCCGCAGGATTATAATCAGAGAGAAGAGAATATACAAAATATCGTGCTGTGTATGTCTTAGAATCTCCTCCAGGGGTGAAATATAATCTTGATCCAAAAGAAGTAGTCGTAAGATCAAATACAGTCTTCCCCTCACTTCTTACATGCTCTCCGAAAGATCTTGTTACGTCAATACTTTCCTTAGAGTTATCATCTATCAGATACATGTCGGCCGAGAGATTAACCTGGTCGGCAGATGTAGATACAAAGAACTGGGTGGGAGATAATGTAAATCCTGATATCTCTTCTACCTTTGGAGCTATAAACCCTAAGATATAATAATCTGACATAGGAGAAGGTTGAATCATATCTAAGGTAAAATTCTCCAACAGAGGTACTCCACTTTCCGGCTCCTCATTTCCATTCCAGGCCAGATCAAAATATACCTTGAAATTATTTGAAGACACTATTTCATCGTATCTTTTAATGGTTGTAGAGGTTTTAAATCTGACATGAAGTATAATTCTTGGACAAGCACCACGATACACCGAGTACATCTGATCCATACATTTCTGAATCTTTGAATTAGAGAGTGTGGCCTTACCTAATGATGCTTCCCTCATATACACAGCATTCTCAACCTCAGAAATATAAGAAGCATTAGCCAGTAATCCGACCAATACTTCAACGCTGTCTCCCCTTATTCCAAGTTCGGAAGCAATACCAGAATAAATATCCTTGTATTCTTGTAATGTTTTCATAAATTGTAGTCTATAGAATCTGTAACCAATTTATTTATGGTTACGGTAATTCTTGCTTTTGTTTCATCCAGGATTTCAATGGAGTCTATAGTTATCTCCGCTCTGTCATTAATTCTTGAAGATATCTTTGACACTAATCCTGAAACTTTATTTCTTACAGCATCCACAAGATCTGATTTTCTTGTGTCCTGTATAATATAATCAAACCCTATCGATGGAGCGCCTGGAATATCATCGGGGTAGACAGTTAAGTAAATTTTAAATAAATCGAGCACATAATATTCCAGACGTGTTGTAGTTCTTCCGCTCGACAGTAAGTAAATCATAAATCTTTCTTTCTTAATATCTTGAATCCATAATCCCGCTTTCCTGTTTCTTTATTAATAATTCGACAGGTCCTTACTTCAAACCACTTTTCTATATCAGTTGCTTTAGGATTAGCGGGATAAGAGATGGATTCATATAGAGATCTTAATGCCTCTTTAAGTTCCTGGTTACTATATCTTTTCCCCACCTCTATCGTAGAATAAACTAGGCAAGTAAGCTCATCTATTGTACATTCTTTGCCAATCTTTACATTATACTCAGCCTCAAGATAAGCTCTCCTATATGAGTATGTTTTTATTCGTTCAGGTCCTAAGATAATATAGTAGCTCTTGTATAATATCGGAACAGAGTCTAGGATCTTATCAAATTCAGGATCTTCAGAAAGATCACACAAATACTTCATCTTATCTGTAAACTGAGGAAATGAGTTAAATTCATTGATAATATTTTGTAATCTATCGTCTAATATAAAATCTTCCTCCGAGAAAGTAATATTATAATCTTCTTCAATGAATTTCTTTAATTCCTTGATATCTTTGGGAACCCGGCTTAAATAATCCTGAGCTTTCTTATAAATATCTTCGTCAATATTAACATTAAACTCGACACCCAAAATATTATAGGCACGATTTAATAACCTAATCCCCTCCTGAAGTATGTCCCCTCTATACCTCTTATCTACCTCTGGCTCTATATCTATGTCGTAGTATAAAGACTCAGATGTTTTATGAGTCTTAAAGAATTCGACAATTTCATCATTATATAAAAACCATTCATTTCCAAAATCAGGATACTTATACTTCCTGAAATGATAGTGTAGATTGGTCTCGTCTTGTAATGTTCCGTCTTCTATTTTCCCTAGCTGTTTAAATCCAGGGTTATGGTATTTATAAGCTAACATTCTTCTAGAACTATTATCTGTAAATCCAATTTTAAGAAGATCTAAAATTCCTCCGGTTTCCTTGATATAATACGTTACTTCAATAAGGTAGATCATTTGTCTTTCTTTTTTATAATTTCAAAGCCATGGTCCTTCTTTCCTGTCGTTTTATTAGTAATTTGACAAGGCCTTATCTCAAACCATTTTTCTATATCGCTAGCTTTTGGATTGGCAGGATAAGAAGCAATTTCATATAAAGACCTAAGCAATTCTTTAAGCTCTTGGTTGCTATATCTATCTCCAATTGATATTCTAGAATAGATCAAAGTATCAAGATCAGTTATAGTATTCTGCTGCTGAAATTGTTTGCTATATTCAGCCTCAAGATATGCCTTTCGATACGAGAATGTTTTTATTCGTTCAGGTCCTAAAGTTAGATAATAATTCTTATATATCAATGGAATAGAATTAATAAACCTGTCAGCCTCATCTTCGCCTAATACTTCACATGTATCACAAACATACTTCATCTTATCAGTAAATAGGATGAGAGAATTAAACTTAGTTACAAATGAGTCTATCTTCTCTTCAAAAACAAGAAGATCATTATTCACTATTGTACTGAAAACCGAGAATCTATCCTTATATTCTATCTGTTGTATTTCGAAAGTTCTAAGCTCTGAAACAAGGACAAGGTTATTAAAGACAGGAACCAAAACATTTCCAGCCCTTTCATTGACGGCCAAATAATCTAACCTATAATTCATACTCTTAACCAGGTGTAAACATCTTTCAGCTAAAGTAGATTTTTCACTACCTACAGATCTATTATAGAGGGACAGAAGATCATTTGTATCACTAACTTTCTTTTGAATGTGATTGTTGAAGTCATCTTGAGTTATAGCTTTATCTGTTGCCAAAGTCTTATAATATAACCTGGCAGAATTTTTCCAAGGATTACTTTCTAATCTTTGTCGTCCCAAAATCTGAGGAAGGTCTGTAGTAATATCAACCGAAAGACAGTCTATATTAGCATCAGAGAATATGAAACTCTGGGCACATGGGGAATAAAAGTCAGCTCCAAGATAGACGGTCCTAGTACAAAGGGTAAACATTTTTCTAGGTTCTCCCCTCAGCGGCACTTTTCCTATTCCTGATACGCCTTTCCCCTTAAGTCCAAATGCTTTCTTTATATCCTTTTCATTTTCAGGGGTTCTAGCACAGAGAACGTTAGTATTATTTATATTTAACCCACATTTTCGGATTATATCACAAATATTCTTTACCGAATTTACATAGATAACAGCTTCTTTGGACTCTATTTCAACTATCCTTCCGGATTCATCTCTATATGTTGCCTTGTCAAAATTTCCTGACAAATATTTATCCGTAATAGCTTTTACATAGGAAGTTATTGATCCATTGATGGCCTTAATCTCAAGATTCGGCTTTATGATTCTAGATTGTTCCTCCGCTCCCCAGTCAAGTTCAAAGTATGGGAGATCTTTAAATTCATCCAACATCTCCAGGTATTTATCTATCATTGGTGTGGCGGATACAAAACATACTTTATCCAGGCCTTGAAGATGAGATAAAAAGACAATTTCCGTAGATGATTTAAAGCGTGAGTCCGTGAAAATACTCTGGAACTCGTCGATATAGATGTTAAAATATACATCTGGTAACGAAGTCTTAAGCACTTCCTTTACAATTCTGAAGGAGTCGTAGGTAACAAGGATCTTTATTGGTAGGCCCTTCATCATCCTAGAATAACAATAATTCTTCAGGCCTTGTTTCATATTTTCCAACCTTTCTTGTGCATCGGCTGGAGGAGTAGGAATTTGATCGTATTTCTTATAGTACTCTTTTGTGAGATCCTTGTCAACTCTTATGTCATAATCTAATTCATTCTTAAAATAGAATACTTCAGGATGTTGTTCTTCTTTGTTTTCTAGGAGGATTTTACGGGGAGAACATAAAACTACATTTTCATTACTAGTTATTACCCACTCGGTGAAACCACATCCAGTAAGAGTTTTGTTTAAGATGCAAATTTTTTCTGGTATATTAAAATTTTGCCATTCGCTAATGTATCTAATTCCTCTAGGTACATTAATTGTAGATTTAATCATACATTATAATAAATTTAATAATATTTTATCTCAGGATGCTTCACACTTGGGAGGCGAAGCATCCTCTACTATATATAAGGAATACTATTAAATTTATCTGCAAAATTGGGTGTTTTTCTAACATTTTTGTCCATTTTCTGCGAAAATGTCCAAAAATAACCAAAAAAGTCACAATTTTTTTTGACACCCACAAAAATTACCTTTATATAAGTAAAGTCACTATTTTTTATTACACCTGGCCCCTTCACCCCAACATACACCCCTCCACTCCACTAACGTTCCGTTCCGGGGTTAGTTGTGGTTCGGGCCAGCTGTTCTTAAAATAATTTATATATCTTTCACACAATTTCTTTTCTTTAACGGAGCCCACCGGAATGAAATGGAGGTGGGGTTCGATTTTGTTTTACCTAAGGATACTCATCAATATTCAACCACTCGAAAAGACTTCGCTAACGCTCAGCTTTTCTTCGGGTTTCATCTTGATTTCGTCTCCCAAGTCTCTGCGTTTTCAACTTGAGACCTATGGAAATTTCACTCTCCATAAGCCATCCCACTATCTTTTTTCATAGCGGGTACAATTATTACATGCCCGCGTCCCTGAAGGATTTAAAGCATTATAGTTTTCACAATTTTCACATTCTACCGGATCTTCCTGTTCTATCTCCCGGTAATTTTTACAATCGCCGGCCTTGTATTCAGGAAGAGCAACAGGACTTTGTACTTCTGGCTCCTGTGCTTCAACTCCATCCTTCGAAATTCCTACAACCGCTAAGGCTATTGCTGCAGTTCCAAGGAGAGTACTTATGGTGGTCTTAAGGTCGGTTATAATCGTACTATCCCCACTATAACCTCCAAGAATTTCAGAGAGAGAGTTTTTAGTATCATCATAAGCTTTTCCAACAGTCTCTCCATCACTTTTTAATTGTGCTATTGCCTGTGGTATTGCTCCAGCCGCTACACCAGGACCTACGGGAGTTGTTGATATAATTGCCGTAGGAACCATTGCCAGCCTTGTTACAAATTGTGTTGAAGAATTTACAAGAAGATTTAAAGAGGACGACAGGTTATTCCATTTCGGTTCCATTCCTTTTATAACCTGTTCCTTTTGATCTTCTATGTTTGAGTTTATTGTCTCTTCGTCCTCCAGAAATTCATCTTTAAGTTCTGGGGAAAGTGAATCCCAATCCCTAAACTTATCTTTTATATCCACCGAAGGTAAGAGATTGTCCGCTATTTCTTTAAGTACGGCTTCCTTTAGTCCATCTATTAGTCCCATATCTTATCCTCCAAGTATTATTGAATTTCCAGATGGTAGCGGAGATCCTTGAGGCGGTGTTACTTTAGTTGCTACAAATGGTCCACCGGAAGGATCTGGAATTACTGTACCGTTTTCGATTGTAAGTTTTCCCGGACCCTTTATTATAGTTTTTGTAGATTTCAGTGTGGTTGTTCCTTGGACTTCTATATTAACATCAGCCGTAGCATTGATTTTTATGTTCCCATCTTTATCTAGGGTTATCATTGCTTTATCTGGATCAACCTCACTACCATCCTCTTCGTTTTCTCCACTATATACACCAATCATTATCTTATCTTCGTCCCAGGTAATTTCTTTTCCAGCCACACGTATTCCTCTAAATTCAGTTTCTTTAAGTCCTTCCCATAGATAGTAGGAATTATAGAGAGGATCAAGGCCAAGAAGTACAACGGGATCACCAGGTTTAGGTTCATCTAGTTGCCCCTTTCTTGGGAATGCTTTAAGTTCCTCGAAGATACCTGGAACTTCTACGGAGACTATATATATTTTCGGGTCTATAACTTCTTTTATTCTCCCGACATAAAATACTGGATTAATCATTCTTCGTTTTCATTCCATTTTCCCTTATCCAGACCAAAGAACTCAGATGTCCAGGAAAATTTTAATCCGGATTCATCTCTATCTTTATTTTCTGGCAAGGAGTAATATAATTCATTCGAGGCCACCAGGAATTTTGTGAATGGAAGTTTTTGATCGTCTTTTGTATTTCCAACTTCAACAACATCTCCTAGTCTATAAGAAGGCATATCAGTTCCTTTAAGTTTTATGGAGGAATTAAATCCTACGTCATAAAATCTCTTATTCCATACATAATTTTCGACAAGATGATAATAGTCTGTTCCCATTATATAGTGTTCCTTGCCTTCATAATTTATAAGCATGCTCTTGGAATTTTCTGTATCCATTTCCATATCCTTAGGTTCTGTATTTAAGATATAAGAATATTTCAAGGAGTATGGAGATATTATACTCATATTTCCAAGACCAGACATAACAGAATATTTAGGTTCTCCAGGAATATCTTTTATAAATAATCCATCCCATCCATAACCAAAGATAGTATCATGTTTAAAGGAAAGACATAACCTAGTGCAAAGATTATAATTACTTTCATATGCCTGAAGGATAGGAATTCCATTATTTATATCACTTGTCGACTCTATATTTGCTTTTCCAGGATATAACATTCCTAAGGCTGCGTTGATATCTTCAAAACTTGTTGTTATAAATTCGTCATAGAAGAGGTGATCTGGAATACATATGAATTCTATCTTAAGGTGGTTTTCAATCCAATCCCTGGAAGTTATAAAGAATGGAATATCCTCATACTGTATTCCACCTTCTTTATCATTTCGAAGAGTTATAGACCCCGTATTAAGATCTGTTAATAGTGAAAGAACATTATTTGAGGTAAGATCTTCTATGAAAAATTCAGCCTCTCCACTTGAAAGTTCCCCGCCGATCTTCTCCACTAGTTTTAATTCCTTAAGAGAATATCCACAAGAAGTCCAAGGGCTTATATCAATGGAGATATCGTACGAATTACTTTTCATATTATATATTCTTTATAAATAAATCAATAGTTTCTTTAGGAATAAGCTTAAGAACGGTGCCTTTAACATAATTCTCTAGGCCTATCCCAACCTGATATACAAGAATTCCAAGATATTCTTCAGACCCATAAAACTCTCTTGCTATGAGATCTGGTCTGTATTCATATATTGTAATTGTATATAGAGATTTAGGTATATTTGGATCATCGATTAGGGATAAGAGGGCGGAGTTGTAGATATCAGCGCCCTCTACATAATTCCCTAATTCATTTTTAGATCCAACTATGGTATTATTTTTTCTATACATAGTTAGTTCTTCTTGGCTGCATCTAGGCCATCTTTTAATCTTTTCTTTATACTATTCTGATCACCTTCCATAGCCTTTCCATTTATAAATCTCATTAAGGACTTATCGGAATACTTAGTGGCAGGCTTAAGCATGAGGTTAACATCACAGTAGAGTGGTGTTAAGGGGGTTTCACTGCTTGGACCTTTTACCATTTGCTTGGAAAAAGTAAGAGACGCATCTGCACAGACTAGATTAGTTATGGCATAGAGTCCACCTATTTTTAATTTAAGAGTTCCAAATTGAGGAGAATCTGCATCAGTTATACCAGTCTGATCTACATCTTTATTCTTAGCCATAAATCCACCAGGAGGTTCTTGCCAATTTACATATTGGGATACAAAAGCCTCTACATCTTTTATAGCTGTATTTCCAACAAATTTCTGTACTAAAGAGGCTGTTTGAGTATCACTTATATGAAATGGTACAAATCTTCCGACGATATATGGTAAAATATCTCCAATCTGATCCAGGACTGACATAAATTTTCCATTCTCGTCATATCGCGGGAATATTGTAAATCTCATTCCTAGGTTATTAAATGAGATGCCTGTTCCAGAATAATATGTAAATCTTGTTCCTTGTACAACCAAAGATTTATTGAGGTACTCACTTAAGGAATTATTATTCGAGAAGGTAGACATTAATTCTGTTGCCTTTGACATGAGAGATGCAACTTTACCTTCTTCCGCCCCATTTGATTTCCTGATATTTTGTTTTTCTACCAAAGAATTTAGAGCATCTTTAAACATAGTAGCGTATGGTGCCAAAGGTTTAGCTATTCCTTCCCATGCAGCACCTAGTGGATCGCCTCCGAAGTCAGTCCAAGAGTTGGTAGTAGATATATTAAAATCCTCAGATATAATGGACTTACAGAGAAGTTTATTATATCCATCAGAATCTTCTTCCCACCATTCCGGATTTTCTCCCTTCGCATCTACGGCTTTTTTCCAAATATTCTCCCCTGTTCCTTCTTCTTCGAAAAGTAGTGTATTATTGCTTCCTCCCTCTGTGGCAAAGATTTTATTCCCATCAGAGTCAGTTGTAAACACATTCTTCTTTCTCTTCTCATTACTTTTATAAGTATTGGCTAGAAGTTTTACAGAGGTTATTTCATTATCTCGTTGGAGGTCATAATACCATCCTGATAAATTATTTTCTTTCATTCATTATCTCCTTTTCTTCTACCCAATTTTGCAAGCATCTCGGATAGTAATTGTGTTTCGTCTTCGTAGTATTGTGTGCTTACCTGTCCTTGGGCTATTAATGCGCTCCTGATATCATTTAGAGTTTCTGGCATATTTTTCATAGCCTCCTCAACACTGGCTCTTGTTCTCATAGTCTTAGTTCCAGAGGTAATATCTTCTGGAGTTGGAAGTAATACACTAGAACCGACAGAAGAGAATGTCGCCGGGTTATACATAAATCTATCTCCCCACATGAATGGAACAGATTTACCCTCCTGGTCTATATAGGGGCTTGGAACATACTGGGCTTTCCTGGCTGCTCTTTCCTCTGCCAATTCATCTCGGACTGTTCTAAATTTTCCTAGGTAATTTTTTCTCCAATTATCCCCGTTCCATTTTCCAGCCCAATGGTACTTACTTCTTACCTGGAGAGCTTCAAAGTAATCTTCAGGTCCCATTCCATTTCTGAAGCTTAGTCCATTCTCTCCTCTATTTATATAATTATAGTTAGAGTTGGACAAGAGCTTCATACTATCGTCGAGATATTCATCAAGGCTTCTATATTTCCGGAAGTAGGTGTTATATCGGGCAGTTCCCTTTCCAGCTACGGTATCAGTTCCAGCTACACTTTCTCCTTTCCAATTCTCCCCAGCATGAATATTTCCCATGTTGAAGTTGGCGGACATATGCTTACCATTGCCGGTTTCCATTGCCCAGTGACTTATAAGCTGAAGGGCAAATTCTTCTGCATTTTCCTGAGACATTCCATTTCTCTTGAGATAATCTACCGTCGGTCCGTAGTATGCATTAAAGAACTCTCTATCTGAATTTGTATGTGGCATTCTCTCATAGTAGCCGGTTTTAATATTTTTCCAAGCTTCCTTAAATTGAGCATTATCCATGTTTTCATCAAATTCTGTCTGAAGATTATTATGAACACCTTGGACATACTCATAATCTCTGAATGTTTGATCTATGTCAAGATTATGGGTAGGGGATAAAGCGTCTCTGTCATATCTCCCGGCAATAACTTCTCTATTTAGAGCGGATACCATAGACTCAGAGAAATTTTTATTAGTCAAGTCAACTCTTGTATCATTATTTCCTGTAAACTTAGATACAAGCTGGTCTATGTCATTTGATGATAGGGTATAGAACTTATAAATACCACCATATCCATCTCCAAGATCTAGTCCCTTATCGTTTCTATCTTTGGCAGGGACTAGTTTTAGTGTATAGTTATTTATACCTAGGGATCTAAATTTCTCATAGAGCTCCGGAAGCATTTTCATTTTATACCAATCTCCAGCCACATCTCCCCACGATATATCTGTCGGGTATTGTCCTAACCTAGAATAATCTTTTTCTTCCTTTGGAACTGCAACGAGTTTAAACCATCTCTCCGACCCGATATCTGTTCCCCCATAATAATTCTTTAAGAATTCTTCATCTACCACAGCTCCATTATGAGTTTTGGCATAAGTCTTAAGCCTATCAAATCCTGAGAGAACCACAGAGGTCTTAATATTTCCAGATTTCTTTGCATCATTAAGAGCAGTTACAAGTGCTCCAGATTGTGCTAAAGAGGCATGTGTAGAATTTAAGTTTCCAGAAGAGTCTAGGTCAATTCTTGAATCTAGGTACGTCTGTCTTCCAAGTCCATACGGGAGAGTAACATTTGCATCACCAAGATCTGTATTCCCTTTTAAAGATCTATCCACTTTTCCAGCGAAGTTTGCTCCCGAAGTATATCTGCCATAGGAGGATTTATCTTTCTCTCTTTCTGTGTCATATATTTCGTCCGCTGATCTTTGAATATTCTTGGCTGCTATTTTCTTAACCCCCGAAGCACCACCGATCAGAGCATTTAAGATATCACCAAGATAATTAGCGATGTTGGTTATAGTTCCCCCTATATCAGGTAGACCCATTTTATTTCTCACTATCTCAGGTCTATCGACAGTACTTACGGCTGCTTTTCTCTCTTCTATAAGTCCATTAAAGTATTGTTTTATTAGACCGAAGATACCAGTTTTTTCATCGGTAAGTAAACCTTTAAGAGATTTACTAAGAGTGTCGCCTTCTTTTCCCCCGGTATAATGGACAAGGGCTTTATATAGGGTTCCATTCCTGATCTCAAGCCTTTCTCCGTCATATCCAATTAGGGAGGATATTCTATTTTCAATCTTATTTATAGTATCTAGAATTTTATCCCAGTTTTTAACAATCTCATAAATACCGAAGAGCTTGAGGAACGTCATTATTTGATTTTTTGGATTATCTGCTGCACGTCTTGGATCTAGAGCTCGTCCAACACTTTTTCCAACTTCTTCCATTTTCCTCATTACCCGATTTGCATCTCTGGCAAGGGACCTTTCTTTCTTGTTGTATTCTCTTTCTCTAAGTGCAGCCTGTTCATTTTGTCGTGAGAATACACCAGAGATCCACGATTTAAACGAAGCTAGATTGTTCTGTTGTTGTGGGCTTCTAAAGGCTAACTCTCGCCCTGGGATTGGATAGTTTGTTGTATTGTTATAATAATTATTTACTGTTATATTTTGAGGAGTGGTTTGAACACTTCTTCCTTGGGTAGATACAGTTCTTGGTTTTTGGAGTCCATATCTACCCAATATATTATTAGTGGCAGGGTTGAAATTGGCATCTTGAGCGGCCACCATCCCTGCTTGAGCGACAGTATTAATTTGCTGTCTATCTGCTTCATTATTAGCACGTGCGGTAGCTAAATTCTTACTCTGTTCCGCCTGTATAGCAAGTAATTGATTTTGGGCCTGCTGATATTCCTCAAGATCATTAGCCCCTTTCCTATTGTCTGCCATGGTTATTTCTTATTCTATCATATACATCCTCTTTACTTTCTCCCTCTCCAATGACTGAGTATATATTGGTTCCTCTAGTTCCTAAGACTTTACCTTTTTCTCCTTGTCCTAAACGAAGATATGGATAGTCTGGATCAACACCTTCTGTTTTCTCTAGGAATCGATCATAGGTATCTCTCATTTCGTCTATAGAAGCCAAAGTATAATCTTCAATATTATTAATCTTTATGAACTTATTTAAAAAGAATTTTATCTCCATCAATTGGGGAATTGTTACAGAGGTCTCGAAAGAAGTCGACAATAAGCGACTCAACACTTACTGCCATACCCCTCCTTTCTTCATTATTTAATTCTTTATCACAATCTGGGCAATAAAGAGTGATTGGTTCAAGTCTATCAAAGTATAACTCTCGTAATGCAAGAAGGAGAGTAACATCTTCATGTGTGGCTCCCAGAACATCTTTTTCTATCTGGTTACCATTTTTCTCAAAATCTTTAATCAGAGAAATAGTCTTAATTAATTTCAAATCTTCTATTTTTCTGAATCTAAGATATTTTTCAAATACTTTAAGGAAATCTCGGACTGTAGGTACAATGGTTTCATATTTATGCCCTCCAAGAGTAATATAGGCCCCATTCATAACCTGTTCATCTATTTGCTTAAAGTGAATATCTTCTGATAGTGAAATTTGTGTTTTTATTTCTTTACCACATTTAGGACATTTAGTAGATATAGTATATACCATGTCTTTGGATACTGTAATAAGTTTCTTGAAGAAAATCAGAAAGTCCAGGTCCATTACATAGCAGTCCATGATATTTTCGTCCTCTCTGGTAAGAAGCCGTATATCAAATAAGTATTTTTCCAGTGGGTCAGAGGGAACATTTTCTACGTATTCTACTATTTCGCGAAATGTCATAGGGCGAATAGAGATAGACGGGAAACTGTAGCCATATCCTCCGGAGGGTAGTGTTGATGCTAATATTTCCATATTTTTTTTAATTAAAGAGAGAGGGGATCTGGGATTATATTTTCCATAATCCCCTCTATGTTAGAAATTAAAGATTATCCCAACTTCTCTCGTAATGTTCGAAAGCAAGTTGTAGCTGAACGTCTGCTCTATCAGTACCATCTACGTCAGCACCACTTTCATCTAGGGTACCGTCCATAATAACACAATTATAGAAATCAAGCGTTCTTACGTCAATTCTTGAAGAATTGGTTATAATCATTCTGCAGTCGCATACAAGATCGTCCTTTCTGAAGGAATATTTTGTATCACGATCAGAAATTTTTTGTCTCCAGTCGTCAATCCAATAAGAGATAGCTTGATCCTCTCTATCAATAAAAGCTAAGGATAAGGAACCAGAGGTATTCTGTCCTGTCTGCTGACGAATGACATAATTTCCCCTCATTCTCTTTTCAAACCCATTCACAGAGTTATCAATAGCTACTTGTACACTATTTAGTCTAGCATTTACAATATCGTCACCAGGATAGTATACAATTCTAGGTGGATTTACAAACTGAAATTCCCACATATCACCCCTAAGAAACTCTTTGTTATTGTCTCTATAGGTTGAGTTGTAATCAATAAAGCTCATACGGCCCTTATTACCACGAACAAGGTCAGTTACTGTTGCCATAAAGTTAATAATTAATAGTTATATCTAATTCTATATCATTATCCGCCAAGTCATCTACCTCAGTTCGTAGTGTAAGGCTTAGCTTATTATTTCGTGAATCTATGTTTAGTTCTTCTATATCTATTGAACTAATGATTGGGAAGTAACTAACGATTCTATCTAAGATTGTTCGGATATTATCTTCGGTTAAAGCATCCGTGTCCTTTTTCCCAAGATAATTCCATTTATTCTTCATCAGTTCTCTATAAATTTTTCCTATAGCAAATCTTTTCCATATTGTCGTTCCAGTTCCCATGTTAAAGTATTTCCTAAAGAAATATTTATAGTTATTTGAAGTAAGAAAGTTTATATGATTGTTCTCTAGTGTTTCTGTATCCTCTGGTGGAACATAAGAGATGTCATTTCCAGACCAAGAGAATATACCATTTATAATACCCCTAAGAAAGGTATAGTATCCAGGTCTAGCCCACCCATTATAGAGTAGATTTCCGGAAGAGTAGAAATATATAAGTCGATTATCCCCGTCTTCTGTTGTAGTATAATCTCCAGGAACATCTATGAGAGCCTGAAAATTAAAATTACTTGCTATTTTTATAAGTTTATTTATAACTATATTACCTAACCTAGGAAGTAATAGATAATCTACATATATATTATCTTCATCTTCTGAAAACATCTCTTCTAAGAGGGCTGCATAAGATGAAGTGATTATTTTATCCGATATTCCAAATACTCTTGTTTCTTCTCCATCTTCAGAAATTGATATTAAGTATAAACCATTTCCATCTATAAAAAGATCTTTAGAAACATCTTCCCCCGGTAATTGTGTTTTATCTATAAGTTCGCATGATATAAGATTAGATTTTTGAGAGATCATATAATCAATTCTATTCTTCCCAGGAATATTATCTACACTTCCCTCAAAAACTTCTTCATATCCAAACCGTGTAATTGTGAATCTAAAAACATTATTGCCAAGAACTTCAATTCTAACACCAATTTTTGAATCAACTACATATATACCTTCTTCAACTGATCCGACAGATTTATTAATGAATTTAAACCCAGCAAAATTAGTTGCTTGATAGATATCAGATCTTTTGTCATAGCTCTCTCCATCTATTTCTATCGTCTCAAATGTTCTGTTTCTCTCTGATGTACTTGCCAGATAAAGTGAAACATTGCTATAGGATAAAAGCTCACAATAGAAGTTATATTCATCAAAGTCTTTCCCAAAGTAACATTCTAACTCCTGAACTGTCCGGATTAATTTTGGTTTTCCCGGTCCTATTTCAGAGTCTACAATTCCTCCAAAGATTAAGAAGTCATTAATAGGGTTAGTGGTATAATTTATTCTTGTATTTCCTAATTTCATGTACATAGCTTATATCCTCCCTATCCTATTATTCCTCCGCCGGTCAATGATGGAGCATTTGATAAAATACTAAGGGCAGATGCGAGTATGGGATATCTAGTCGTATCAAACGGAACCTTTATTCCCGGTGTTTCACTGTCTGTCGGATTTTCACCTACTATAGAAAAGGCAACACTAAGATCACCAGCACCAGCATCTATATCACCACTAAATTCTTCTATAAAATCTCGAAGTACACATAAAAGATCAAACTTTCTTATTGTAGAAAATTGTGGAGTCATTATATATACTCTTATTCTAAAAGTTATATTTTGATAGAAGGCAGGAAATATATTTGTCTTATCTATTCCGGTTATATATTCCCCAGGAGAACTATAATAATTACTTCCATGAGGTTCAGAATTATATATTGCAGCATCAGCACATCTTTGGAAATATGTTCTCCATGATTTATACTGATCGTCAATTATATTTAATCTGAATTCATTTGTAAACTCCATAGATACTGGGAATACAATCTCTCCATCATATAAGCCAACGGATTTTGTATTTACCTTAGACTTGGAAAGTTCAAAGGATGAAAATGGTATCCACTTATTGTATCTCGTCTTTACGCCGTGAGTCTTACTATTTATAGCATTTATCTCTTGTATTGCCGGTAGATAAGAAATTCCACCATTTAGTTTTCCACAATATGGTTCAATAATAACTTCCCAGAAAGAATTTGAATCCAAAGTAAGTTTTAGACTGTCTTCTTTATTCCATGTTGTAATTAGAGACCCTTCTTTGGTTAATTCTGATACAACCTTGGCAAGAGATTCCACCTCTCCAGAATATCCACAAAGGTCCTTGAGGGTGGTTTTTATTCCCTCACCGGATCCATAAGAATCTTTGAATATTATAGTACCACTTTCATCTTCCCCAGAGAAGGAATACTCTTTATTTTTACCAACTTGACCCGCTTTTGGCCTATTATATGACGGTTTTGGTCCAGTCTCTCCACTCTTTAATATTCTTCCAGCAAAGTCCTTTAATACTTGCTTTCCTTTATTTAGCGAAGAGTCAATTAGGCCAGATACTCCACCTTGTACTAGAGATGTGATGGCCCAGTTGTCGTCTCCGGGAAGTCTATCTCTATTTGTTTTTGATAGTCTCTCAAGTTTATCCCTACCTATAACAAGTGCGGCTATAGTTTCTTCGATTAGAAATTCTTTTGTCTTTCCACCAAAAACAGGATTAGTTACACCACCAACCGTAGCAGTTTGTTCAGCCAGCCATCGAAGATAATTATTTCCATTTCCATAACTAACTATACTACTACCTGACGGAAGTTTAGTCCCCGGTACTCTTTCTGAGTTTCCTTTTTTAACAAGCCATTTACTAAGACCAAAGATATCTTCAAGGTATGCTCTATTTTTGGGATCTGGAAGGTCTTTTAGGGTATTACTTCCACCGATAGATAAGACCTTTAGTGTATTTTCTAGTTTAGCCTCATATTCTGCAGCTTTTTCTGGAGAAATCTTATTATCATCGCTAAGATATGTAGATACAAGTGCTTTTATTTTTTCTTCCCACTCACTAATATCATTTCCATTAGAGTCTAGAAGATTAATTAATTTATCATAAAGTGATATGTCTTTATCACTATTTTTTATTATATCTATGAAATCTTCTAGTTCTACATCTAATTCACTAGGTCCTTTTATAATATCGTTTTCCAGGTCTTCTATTTTGTCTTCTGGTTCTATATCTAATCTCGATGATTCCAGACTATCTATATCTTCCTTCTTAGTCCCCGGTACTCTTTCTGAGTTGCCCTCTTCAAGCCTTGAGTCTTTCTCTGGTTCTATGTCTGGTTTTATAATATCGTTTTCCAGGCCTTCTATTTTGTCTTCTGGTTCTATATCTGGAGTAAGAACAGAGTCGTAAAGTTCTTCTGGCTCACCACTTTGATTTTCAGGAGCCCCTAGTACTGAACCATATAGATCTTCCGGATTCCCAGTTTTCGATGATATTAATTTTTCTCTCTTTCCCGATAATCCTAGACTATTTTTTGTATTATGTAATTCTTCTTTATTTCCCGATAGTTTTAAATCTTTATCTGGATTTTCAAGTTCCGCTCTTTTATTCCCTAGCTCTACACTCTTTCCATCACTTTCTAATTTTTCAGCTTTCGTTTCTAGAGTGTTAATGTCTTTCTTAGATGAAGAAAGAAGACCAACTCTAGAAGAATCAAGAGTTCCTATACCTTCTTTCTCATTGTCCATAACATTAAGTCTGACATTAGATAGTGATAGATTCTCTTGGTTCTCTAAGTTGATCTTTGTATTAGAAAGTTTTGTATCTTTAGAGACCTTAAGATTTTCGTAGCTATCTGGAAGACGGTCAATATGTGGAATTTTACCGGTCTTTCTTCCAGGGACTTCTAAATTATCCTCACCAAGCTCTGTTTTGGAATCTAAGTCCTCCCTTCTTGCTTTTAGATATTTAGATAGAGCAGATATTTCTTCTGGTCTGGTCAATTGTTCATAACCAGGAATTTTACTGCTTTTAGCCATTACTCATCTAGCGTTTCAATTATACTTGATAGCGTATATACATATAATACATCTGCTACCTCAGAATAGGCCTGCTTCATAGAGATCTTAAATCTAAATGTCCTTTTGTCCCTTGTGTATTGAAGTTCATCTCCAACCTCAAGAGATCCGTCAGGACTATAAGATTCTATTATATCTCTATTTCGATTCCATACATCTCGAAATTCATTAAGATTTACGATTAGTCTTGTTGAGAATTGCTCGTAATCGTTTTCAAGAGTACTAGAGGAAGAATATGTACCTCCGAATACTTGTTTCCACTTAGAATTATTCTTTGGGCGGAGTACAATGAAGTCGGTACCTTGGAGCTTAAGCTGTAATTTAATTTGCTTCATGCCTATTGAATAGAGCTTATTTGCCCTATCCAAACTTTTAGAGGCCATATCTTCGCTTGCCATGATTCTCTATTATATCAAATAAAATCTTTCTCAAGGATAGTTATGAATTCTTCAGATTTTATAATACCCTTGACAAATTTATAATATTGATCCTCTGTCATTTTTCCTTGTACCCTGAGAATATAGATGTCTCTTTCTAGATTCGTAGTGCTCCTAAGATAAGGGGCCACTTTTCTAAGAATATCATCTATCGGATACTGAGAATATTCTAGATCAATTGGGATAAACACTTCTACATTTGAAAGATCAGAACTTATAGATATGCTATCATCTGAGATCTTATCAGAAACCTCATAATCAAGAATACCGTCACGATCTAGTTTTGCAGAAATTTTATCAGATACTATTTTAGAGAAATTTTTTTCTCTTTTGATTATCATATTATTCAAATATATTAAATTTTATACCAGACGACATTAATTTCTTTAAGAGGAACTCGAATTCCACTCGGCTTTGGATTGAATGTGTCCAGACAATAACATCACCATTCTTAGACCTATTTATTTTATTTCTTCCACTTCCCCAGTATAATTTATCTATCTTAGAGACATCATCTTTCTTGGAGGAAGTTACTACAAAAAGTCCTTCAATCATAGACATATTATTGTCGAAATTCTTTTCTCCAGAAACGAAATTAAATCCGTCAATATAATGAAGTTTTAAAAGAGTGTCATAGAGATACTTATTTCCGAAAGCTTCTCTAGGCGCCTTTATTCCTGCTTTAACCATTTCATCTTTGGTTAATTTTCTAGCCGAACCTGATAATATTTCAAGAAGAGCGCAGGAAATACTCGTCCCAAGTCCTTTCCCTCTTGTAAGATTCTTTATAAAAGATATCCCAGAGCCGGAAAGAATCTTTATAATATCATTTTTTCCAAATTCGGCTACACTAAAATTTCTCTGATCCTCCTCTCCCTCTTCATCTTGAAGTCTGCCAGCTACTATAGCATCATTGTCCATAAGATTTATCTTCGTCTCTAATTCATTGGAAAGTTCCATAATGAAATTAGATATAACTTGATAATTGGTGAAGACTATAGTTACGGCATAAGAATTCATTTTTTGAGATAAAAGAGAGGCGCTATATTTCATCCCAAAGTATTTCTTACAATAATAATCAAGGGTATTATCTACCTTTTCAAGATCTTTGTCAGAAAGACCAAAGGTATACATAGTCACTTGATCATTTTGTACTGTTATGGTTATTTTATAGTTCGTAACGTTTCTATCATTGAAGCTAAACTTCTCTGAAACATCTTTTCTATTACTTATGGAGTCTCCTACAGTAATTCCGGCAGCACGATATATACCAAATTCTTTACGTATCTTTCTATCTACCTCCTGAAACTTGACTTTTGACATTGGTTTATGAAGATAGTTTAAAAATACTTTAAGAATTACGCCGGCAAGAGCTCCATATTTTCCACCCTGAATTGCTCCTTCAAGGGCAGTAGTATCCTTTAGAATTGCGCCGACAGCAGAACCCGCTAAAGCTCCACCTAACGCGCTTTTTCCTATAATTTCTACAGCTCCGGGTAATTTATCCTGATCCTTAGGTCCAGTATAATGACCCTCTTGCAGAGTAAATTCCTTCTGTATAAATTCAATCATATACTTGTCGACCTTTACTTATAAATTTTGATCCAGTAATTATGTTTACCTTGAAATCATCATCGATAATATCAGAAATTAAGTCTATAGAGGCATCTTTCGGAACATATACATCAACAACGTATGTATTTTTGTCAACTCTTTCAGACGCATAATCTGTATCCTTATGTTCAAAACAATAATTACTTAATATGTCATTTAATTTTGATAATTCTTTCTTCTTAGGCTTATTTATAAATAGTATTAATGAATTGCCAAAACTATACGCTGATACGACATAGTCTTTTGGGTCTTTATTAATATCTATTTTTCCCCTTAATGCAGAAATTATATCAAAAGAGTTAAACTTCTTTTTTCTCCCGGAGTTGAAGAGGCTGTTTTCTGCAGTAGCTTTAATCCAAGAATTAAAATCTTGAATCTTATCCCAGAAATTAGAAGATTTATAAACTTCATCTCCACTGCTGAGAAATCCCTTTAGACCAGACCCAGCATCGACACCAGATAGGAGTTTATGTAGAATTTCTTTTCCTTTCTTGGGAATTCTTTTAGTTCCTTCAAAATTTCCACTTTCTATGGAAAATATCTTTTCTTTAAACTCTATCATACAATAGCTTTAGTTGCTGAATCTACTAGGTTCGAAACCACTCTCTTTCCGCTTTTATTATATGCTTTAGATAAGGAGTCTGTAACTTTCGCATACCCAGGAACTATTTTTCTAGCGCCTTCTTCTAATGCTAAAGCTGTCGGAGTTGTAAAAGGGACATATACTCCATAAGCCAAAGGAGCATATCCACCGACCGCACCACCAACGAATACTGGTCGTCTTATTACTTCCCCAACTACATCAGAAGCAATCTGTCCCGGCGTAGATGTTCCTATATAATTCTTGGCTGCCTCTATCTTATTTTTGGATTGAATGGCTCTCCGTTTTGCCGCCTTTCCGTCAATTGCTACCTTTCTTTCCAGTTCCTGTGCGGCTATAACTTTTGGACTAAGAGGAGACTTTGAAACAGCCCTAGTGAGGTTGGTTCTTAGTCCGGCAGCACCTTTCTTTAAACCAGATACGAGTTTCTCCTTTCTATAGAGAGCCTTAGTAAGAGGTGAAGAATAATTTTTCTGTCGTAATATAATCATACTAGTAGTCCTCCGTACCAAGAAGATTGTAATTGATATTGGTCGCACCTCGCTCTGAGCTCCTGATATGCTGTATCTATATTTCCCAACACATCAACAGACATAGAGGGGAGTTGAATAGATGCCTTGAGTTGACGGATATAATCTAAGACATGAACCATGCAGAGGTCCATAAAATAAGTTCCTAATGCTCCTTCTTCTATATTTAACCAGTAGATGGCGCTCTTTGTACTTGCCTCATTAAACTTTCCATCCGGTGTAAAATCCGGAATAATCGGCCTGGAGCAAATTCCCCTTATCCAAAATTGACCTCCATAAAACGGTATATCTTGTGTGAAAAGATATGGTGCTTGATAGTCTGTAGCGGGATACCAAGACCCAGGAGCAGGATAACTATTGAGAAGTCTTAGGTATGGGGTAACTGTTGGAACAAGAATAATTTGATCTTCAGATATCATGCAATCTAAGTAAAGTGTAAAATTGCTCTTAATTTCTGAATATCCCTGTCTTCCATAGCAGGTTCCCATTTGATCTTTACATACCTTCATCTCTAGAATGAGGGGGTTAGATATCTCAAACTCACTTAAGGCCTTTTTTATTATTTCAAGTAAGACCTCATCTGGTGAGAGATAATCATTAAGCCCAAATATTTCGTCTAATGAGCTTACCGCCAGCATAGAAGATCTTATAAATATCTTCTTTTTTAAATCTTTCAATAAGGTCTTTTGCATAATCTTTTAAAATTTAGGAGTGTCTGATAAAAGAGGAGCGAATTGTATTTTTCTTTTTATTTTTTTTTTATCAGACACTCCCTTTGAACAATGGAGATATTATTCAACAACCTCAAACTCCATGCCGGTATCATAGATGTCGTTGTAAACATCGATGAACTTAAGAGCACGGGGGAGTCTTACTTGAACAACAACTTTTATCTTATTTTGTCTGGCAAGAGCAGCATCAAAATTACAAACTACATTAAAGGCTTCTACAGTAGTTCCAAGAGGTAGGATATACATCTTGAACCAATGTCCAATAGCTCCTTCAACATCAGAACATAATTTCTCGTTGATTTTCTTACCAATAAACTGCTTAAGAATGACTGGAATATTCTTGCTGATATGAATTACTAATCTAGCATTACCATCTTCATTTTCAACGGTATTTGTAGATTGAGTAGTATAGCAATCATTCATACACCAGTTAGAGATTGAATTATCCCAAAGTACAGTATTGACTTTTCTGGTAAGAAGAAGCTGTCTTGTCTTTTTATTAAATTCGGTTACTGGTCTCTGATAACCCACAACACCAGTAGTTTCACCTAGTACAGAAGCAAATTCATTATTGTTTCTTCTATTCTTTGATACGGTCTCCCAGTATAGAACAGAAGGACTAGCATAAAATTTGAATCCGAGAGTTGCAGTATCTATGTCCCAAGGTGCAGACATATATTGCTTTTCACTATCACGATTAATCTTCTTTGCAAAACTTCCAATAGTCATATAGTTTGTACTATTGACTGTGGAGTTAGGAATAAAGTAATTTTCATTGATAGCGATATTAGCAATGTAGTTCTGGAAGGTAAGATCTGTACAGCCAAGATCGGAAAGACCCTCAGTAACATAAACCTCATCTTCGGTGATAAGATCTAGGGCTTTCTTAAGATCATCTACTGTAACATTGAGAATCTTACTGCTGTCCGTATTAACCTTAGCATTTACGAGAATCTCTTGCTTATCGGTCTTTCCTTCTCTGGTGTCTCCATAATAATTAAGACCAAGATCACCCATATCATCAGGAAGAACAAAGCTAAGCATCTTCATATTCTCCTGAAGCTCATCTACAGTTATATCACCTCTTCCAGTTTTTGTTCCTATGTTAAAATAGAGAACCGTCGAGGACAGACTCTTATCAAGAATTGCAACCTCGTAGAAATCTTTATCTTCAGAAACAGACCCAAGATAAGAATCACTTATGAGTCGTGATTGTGAGGCTGTGACTGACGTAAGGTCTGTGGAAGCAGGAACATCAACAGAGGATACTGCGTCATGATTAAACCGTCTGATTCTCACCTTCAGATCTGTAGCTGAATTATATGCATTAATAACATAATACTCAGGGAAATCCACAGAGGCAAGAGCATTGAGGTCTATAACCATATTTTCAGTAATAGGGGTTGTAAGCTGCCAATCAGAGTCAGCTACTACCATATTATACATACCGTCTTCCATTCTTGGGTCAGATTTGTCAAGAATATTGGCGGCAATATATAATTCATTAAAGAGAACAGTCTTCACTTCAAGAGGATTCACACCATTCCATTCTTGAGTTGTCTTGCCATCCAGATCCGTATAGAACTTATAGTCTGGAGAGAAGAATTTAGAAGTCTCGTTTAACTGTTCTACGAGTGAAGGGAGATCGGTAGCTAGATAATCATATACTGGGCCGGCATCTTCAACGCGGTTACCAAAGACTCCTACGTCAGATATATTAATACACCAGCCAGTTCCGGCATGTTCTGCAGAGTCTCCATTTACATCAATAACAAACTTAATTCCACCAGTTCCGGCTGAACCAGTCACTCTAACTAGTAATTCTCCATCCTTGAGAATAAAGGTCTTTCCACCAACAGTCTGATCAGGAGACAGAGGTTTGGTGAAATATGAGCTATCAGACTTAGTGGCTCTGGTAACCAAAAGAGTATTGGATCCAGCAAGTCTATAGGCGTTAGCCCACATAGTAGAGGCGATATTTAAAGTACCGTCCCCATATAATTTATCCAGCGATGATAGATATTCGCTGGTTATTTCTTCTTGAGAAGCAAATTTTTCTACAAACTCCTTCTGACCGCGAACAAGGGTAGGATCTCCAGAACCAGCATCCGACACTATAGCAACACCAATAATGAGCTCATCTCCTGTAGTAGGATTTTGCGTTGCGGATTTGATTCTTTCCTGAACTTTTATATACGGCTCAAGAGTTTCATTCCATTCTGCCATATTCTATATACTATAATAAATTTTAACCAACTTCAACCAGATATACTGGATAACCGTTTCTTATAAATCTTTCCGCTATTCCAGAGATTAATGCAGGATCTGCCGAAGAATCTGAAATAGTAGAAACTGTAATATCATTATATCTATCTGTGACCTTTTCATTGACCACAGAAGAATTTGGTATATTCTTAATAGAGTCTTTAGTTATCTGTGATAATTTCTGATCTGATACTGTATTAATGAGGATCCGTAGATCGCCAGAATATTTCGTAACTACAACGCAAACTCTTGTTTTAAGCTCATTTGCAGTCTTAGGATCTCTAGTGAAGTCTTTTCCTTCTTTGAAATTACCTTTCTTTAGATCCTCGATTATACCTGGCATCAGTCTCTTATCTACAGTCCTGGCTCTATTTATGAATTTAGCTGTTTCTTTGATTCCGCCAACAACTAATCCAAGAGCAGCGCCAATTATGGTTCCAGCGGCAAATCCTACGGCTCCTTTTCCTACACCGTCTAGATCTATAGTGGTTCCCTTTTTCCCGAGTACGATCTTATCTTTCTTCTTGAGTATAATTGGTGTAGCTCCCATTCCCAGGGTACCACCAATAGCGGCTCCAGAAACAGCATCAGAAAGAATACTAAAGTCTTTTTTCTTAAAAGAAATCATATCTTCTCCTTTCAATACTTTATTTTTTACTTGATCTAGTGCAGCAGGAACTTGGTCATCCGCTATAGGTTTCTTATAGGCTCTTCTTAATTTAATAGCCCTGCTCTTGGCTTCAGCTCTATTTTCATTTTCCAGTGCTTCAACTAATTTATTTGTAGCTTCAATCTGGGCTTGACGTAACTCTCGATCTTTCTTTCTTCGATCTTTATTGACCGTCAAATTAGCTAGACCTAAAGCAACGCCTGGAGTAGAAGTTAGGGCAGGTATAATTAGTTTGGCTGGATCATTCTGTATCGATTCAATGCCCTTTTTTGCAGCCTTCCCCAGCTTACCAAATTTCTTTTCACTAAACGTAATCATCATTGTTTACTAATATGAATACCCATCTCTTTGGGTCATATTTTCTTTCCAGTCCTTAGCCTCTCTCCTCTTCGCCTGTTTCTGGGCATATTCTAATCTCTTGTTATAGAAATGATTATCCTCAGATTCTTTTTCGCGTTTCTTAAGTGCGGAAGCACCGAGAGCAGCGGCTCCAAGTAAGGCACCAGCTATGGCTCCTTTCTTTCCTCCCTTTAATATGGACGAACCTGCTTTCTTTGCTTTTATCATCCCGGCAGTTCCAAGAACAGCACCACCAGCCAAAGCTCCAGTAATACCTGCTCTGGCAGTAGGAATAAGAGAAGGAGACTCTTTCTTCTTTTCAGCAAGAATGTCGGAGTCCTTCATTCTTTTCAGGTTGTCAGTTTCGTCATATTTAGAGAAAAACTTTCTTTTTATCTTAAAAGTTCCCATATTATTTTACTTCTTGTTCCTGAGACTTTTCATAAGCATATGCATTCTTATCAGCGGTCTCAAGAGTTTTCTTTACTGCCTTTTCACCCATTTCCCAGGGTTTAAACATTACTGTACTTCCTACAACAGTGGCACCACCAAGAAGAGCCTTTCCTTTAAGACTTAATCTACCTTTCTCATTGGTATCGAGGTGTTTTCCTAGTCCACCTAATTTCTCGAGTATTGGATTATTTTCCTTTACCCCTTTGGCTTTGACATCATTAAGAAAACTTTTAGATTCTTTAATTCCAGCACCGGATAACTTACTAATTCCATCCATAGTTTTAGTAATCGGGGCCTTAATGAATCTACCAATTGATTGTCCGATAGACTTAGTTCCTTTAATCAGTGGGTCTTTATATTTTGCAGCCGCTACACCAACCCTCTTTAGGGCAGCTTTTCCAAGTCCTGCTGGAATTGCATAGGTCTTCTCAGCCTGTTCTTCTATCTGCTTCTTTTTTGCTTTATATTCGACTACAGGCATAACAGCACCAACTCCATAGGTAAATGCCGCAGAACCATTAAGGGATTTCTTTCCTGTTTTAGCATCTTTCTTTATCGGGCTGAAAACATCTTTGGCGGACTCTTTTGCATATTCTCCAAGCTTTCCAACGTTTTCTTTAGAAACCATATTTTGAAGAGTACCACCAAGTTTTCCTTTCCTTGCACCATAAAGAGCGGCTGCCGTAGTTCCAAGAATAGCAGCACCTTTTATTAAGTTGGACTTTCTCTTTTTCTTAGATTCTTCACTTTCAGGAGTATCAGATATAATCCCAGACTTCTTGGCGTCTTTTTCAATGGCCTTATTAGCGATGTATCCAGCTCCTGCCATACCTGCACCCATGGTTAATCCGTGAACTACAGACTTGGTCAGATTTCTTCCATTTGAGTGAGATACATCAATAATCCCTTTAACGGCACCCTTAATATTCTTTAGAGTCTGTGGATTTATAGCAAAAGTCTTAATTTCAGCTGTTGGAGACACACCCTTATTGACGGCCTGCTGTTGAATTTCAAGCTGTTTTTGCAACATCTTTCTTTGTTCTGCCATCTGTCTCTTTTGCATCTCCATCATCTCTTGACCCTGTTCTTTTGCGGTTTTATTTGCTTGTGCACCAAGAATGCCACTTACTCCGGCCATTGGTGCAGCTGAAGCAACCCCAGAAGCAACCAACTGACCGCCTTGAGTTGCTAGAAATCTTGAAGCCATAGCGCCAAGAGCAGGAAGAACATATTCTTTTTGTACAAACTTTATCATAGCTTTAATAACCTTGCATTCCTTGTCCGGCGGTCTGGAGTCCTTCCCCAACTGCCTTTCCTGTAGTCTTCACAAGTTTTCCAGCTCCGCCTCCTACCATTGACCCGATAGTTCCGCCAATAAGAGATCCAACTGGACCACCAATAAGGCCAAGTCCAGCACCGAGAGCACCACCTCCAACTGCACCTACAGGTTCAGCAAGACCACTAACTGTCTTTACTGCTCCACCGGTTCCTTCAAGGACAGCTCCGGCGGTATTTTTGGCAGCATTGACGGTACCACCAACTATATTGGCTGCAGCATTTCCTATTTCGCCGACTGTACCAAAATATTTTCTCTTTAATCTGTACGTTGCCATAAGCTTCCTTTATTTAATTCATCTTTCATCTTCCGTTTTTCTTTCTCTAATTCTCCTAAACCATTGGATAATTGACCAGAGGTTTCCAATCTTCCAAGTCTATCCATGTCAGTGTCATATTTTCTACCTCTGATAAATCCGGGAGCATTAGTATTTAAAATCTTGGTAGATGAAAATCTCTTAAGTATCATGTTAATTCAGAAGATAAATGTTATAATTCAAACCGAACGGAAGGATATTAAGCGCTCGTATAGCATCCTGTATAGAGTTAAATTCAAGGACTAGAGATCTGCCCTCTTTATCATACTTTACAGCATCCCCTAGGAGCTCCTTAACGTCGTAGGTTATATTTCCACCGAATGATAAATTTCCGCTTATAGTTGGCTTTCCGCCGCCACCCTTTCCGAATTCTTTCTGGATAAAGGCAAACTTCTTCTCCTCTTTCTTCTCTCCATTTATTGCAGGAGTTATATTAATCTGAGCATCAAGAAGTTTCTTATCATAGACATGTTGTGGTAAGCGAACATCATCCGGCATCTTAGCTTTAGCACCTATCTTAAGGTACATTCTATACTTATCTTTATGTAGAAATGAAGTAGATATGACAAATCTTTCAATAACAACATTATTTCCTTTTAGGATTGGAATAAGTTGTGATTGATCTATGACTTTATATTTATTTCTATCACCATACTTCATCAATTCTACATATAGGCTTCTCATAGCATCATACTCAGAGAAGCGTTTTTCCTTAAATTCAATCATTTTTGACTAAGGATAAATCATACTTTAATCCAAGAATTTCCAGATAATCATCAAGAAGACCTTTATGATCACATTCGGCAGTAAACGTTCTTTCTTTTTTATCTTCATTTACAAGCCGCATTCTGAAAATATCTTTTAATAGCTTTCTTGTATAAGCGTAAAACTCCTTATCTTTGACCTGTATTTGATAGTATCCATCCTCTGTCTTTTTGCAATACATAAGAACCATTGCCTTCGAGTTTACTTTGGATACTTTGTCAGCCTCTTCAGGAGTTATTATATTAAATGAAACTTTTCTATCTCTCAACATCTTTATGGCATCTGGCATAAGATCCTGTTCGAGAGATTTTTTCTTCTTAAATTCTATCATATTATAAACTATTATCCAACTCTAATTGAATTTCTTCTAAGAATTTATATCTCTCATCTAATACTTCATAAAAGTATAGTTCTGCCCTAAATTGACATTGATAAGAAAAGTTGGCATTATCGTCTTGTTGATAGTTGTGATTAAAATCTTCCGTGATCTGTTGCCACTTTACTGCAGCTGTCCATCTTTCACCATATCTATCGGAAGTTCTAAATTCACAAAAATTAGTAAGTAGGTCGACGTTGTTATATTTATTCTTGAAATCAAAAAACATGACCATATCTGGAGTTCGAAGAGTAAAGTCCACCGGTAATCTATGTTGCATTACACGATCTTCTTCTCCTCGGTTGGGATGATGAATTCTCGTTGGGGTTTGATTAAATTGATATGATATATAAGAGGTATTAGTTAATGTTTCCTCTTTATTCCAACGCACAAATTCTATCCCATATTCATCAAGTATTCTTCTAAGTTCAAGAACAAATTGATTTTGATAGTCAATCGCCCGTATTACATAATCATCATAAGATCTTCTAAGGACATATGATACCTTAGAGTCTGATTCTAGCGTCAGATTACTATCTTTGACTAAGATTTTTGGAAAATTTCTTATCTTATAGCATTTAGGCTTTTTCCCTATTGCCTTGAGATATATAAGATTTCCTGAATAAAATAGGAAATTTATAAAATCCTCATTTTCATAGTCTTCAGAAGAAATTACTAATGTTGTAGTATTATAGTTCTGAACAACTCTTGATTCACTGTCTCGTACTATAACCATATGAATTACGTGTGGATCATATGTCATTTTCTTTAAGACTAGTCCATTAAGTGAGACAGTAACATCCTTGAATTTAACCGCTTTTCCGGTTGGGGTCATTTCTTTAGGGTCCCCATAACTCTTAAGTCCGAGAAAATTTGCTAAAGACTCAGAAGTATTTCCTGGAATGTAGGTTAGGGTCAATGTTGATGTCCTAGTGTCCTCAACGAGAGAAGTAGTTGTTCCCTCTACTACGTTAAAATATTTACATCCTTTAAGAGACTTTAATTCTAAGCCTTTATAAATTATCTCATTGGTCATTATTTTTCTTCTTTTTCTTCATTAATCCATGAACAGCAAGTCCAGTACCGAGAACGGCGGCAGCACCAAGACCAACTTTTCCTGCGGTAGGTAAGTTATTCCATCTATTAGCTAAATTTTGGAACATTCCCGGTTTTGTACCTGCGCCTGGCTTACTTACTGTTCCGGTTAGGGCTTGAGAAGTTACGGCAGGGAGATTGGGAGCTGGAGCAGGAGTTACCATTTCTGGAACAGCTTCTACCTCTTTGGCCCCGGGAGTTATAGTTATTCCAAATCTTTTTATCTTATAGGTAGTCATGAGATATTATAATAAAAATGGGAGAAGGACCCACCAAAGTCAAAGACAATAGTAGATTCTTCTCCCAAAGATTTAAATTCTTCTATCTTAAGGGGAAGTTATTTCCCAAGAATTTTAGAGACCGAGCTTGAAGTCAACCTTCTGTACGAGCTCAGGGGCAAGATACTTGGTACCCTCCTGGTAGTAGATACCAGAAGCCATCTGGGTCGGGTTGTTGTAGTTACCGACGGTAGGAGTATCGGTCAGAGGCATATAAATACCACGGGCAAGAGGAGCCATCTGACCATCAGCGGTCTTGTGGATAGCATAGAATACACCATGACCATTTTCCTCAGCGATATCGTTGGAACGGAGCACGGGCACGCCGTCATACCAACCAGCGAGGTCGTTGATGTAGGTCATCTTGGTGTTCTTCTCGAACTTACCAATACCACGACCCTTGGTGAACTGGTTACAAGCGTTTACACCAGCCACATAAGCAGTGGTGGAGACAGCCTTGATAGCCTTAGAAGCCAGAGCGGTTTCAACGTTCACAAGATAAGCATCAAAGAGGTTGATGCGGGACTGATAGTCATAGAACTGACCAGTCATAGCGGTCTGTGACAGATCGAGATCGACAAGAACGTCGCCTTCGTAACCCTCTTCAAGAGTGGAAACGAGCTTATAGTTGATAGCCTTGGTATAGAGCTCACGCAGCTTGGTGAACAGGAAGGTAGCCATATCAGAACCAGTGGCCTTCTTCATGGCACCGAGAGCAGCGATATTGTATTCAGCCACCAGCATGTCAGGAACAGTGCTGAGACCAATCTGCTGCATCTTAGCAATGAATCTCTTATCGTTAGCATGGGCATTAGAAGCACCATTAGTATTAGAAGGAGTACCAGTAACATCTTCCTTACCAACAATCACGATGGATTCCTTGGTGGCATCACCGGTGAGGGCAGTAGCGAGGGTGAACTCGATACGACCACCCAGATAATTCAGGGTACCAGCAGTGATCTTACCAGACACAGCCATGAAAGCGCCCTGACCGTTATCGATAAGCTCGAAGGAGTCAGTAGCGGTCTTCACTTTCACGCGAACGGTACCAGGGATAAGCTTTCTACCTACAAGAGCAGAGAAGGAAGCAGAAGCGGTAACATTCACATCGAACTTGAAGCCACCCATGGTGTTGATATCCTGGTAGTTATCCGGACCGAGGTTAGGAATAACGGAACGCATATCGGTAACACCGAGAACGTCGAACCAGTAGAACAGACCGTTAGGCTGATCGAAATCTCTTTCAATGGACATAAAGCCAGCGAAGGAGCTAACATAAGAAGCAACAGAAGCATTGAAATACTGAGTGCTCATGAGAGGGGTCTCTGCATAACCAGAGAAGGTCTTCTGCAGAAGATTAGAAGAGTTGCTAAGGCCGAAGAAGTCTTTCAGCTCGTCGTTACGAGAGAACATCTTGGCATATTCGTTAGAACGAATTTTAGCATCATCAACAGAAACAGAGCTGTTGATAAGAGCCTCCATCATTTCAGGACGCTCCATATAAGTCTTATAATTATTCATTACTATAATAAAATATTTTATTAAATTATCTCATGTTTCCTTTAATCCAAGAAACAACGATGTCATTGGAATTACTCTCTTTCTGAGAGAATGTAGCTTCCTGGAGATCTTCTTGATTCTCTACAGGAGCAGATTTTGCGTTAAGGATTTGAGCTTGGGCTTCAGCGGCAGCAGCCTGAATGGACTGAACAGCAGCAAGGGCCTTATCTTCAATTGCCTCAACGGGAGTAGCTTCTTCAGAATCAGCCTCAGCTACAACCGGACGAACGGGATTACCATTCTCATCCACAATAAATTCAACAGTCTTAGGAGCATCTACAGCAACACCAGAGACCTCAGCGAAGAACTTAGACATAGGGTCGGAGAATTTCTTCTCATCCTCCTTCTTTTCATCGTCGTCTTCTTTCTTCTCTTCCTCGTGCTTGTCGTCAGAATCCTCTTTCTTCTCTTCCTCTACTTCGACTTTTACGTCGCTCTCTGCGGGGAGAAGTTCAGCAGCCTCAGCCTCTGAAATAGGATTAACGTCAATGTCTTCCTCATCAAGAACTGCCTTAGTAAATTCACCATTCTCCTTATCTTCAACCACGACGGTCTTCTCATCGATAGGAGTGATGATTTCGGTCTCAGTCTCAACCTTATCACCAGACTCGATAGCCTTCTCAATATCCTCCTGATCGGAAACATCAGAGAACAGGCGAACCATATACTGGGTCATAGGCTCACCAAGGGAGAAGAATTTAGTCTGAGCTTCGTTGCAATACATTTCGGAGAAGTCCTTTTCCTCCTCAACTTCGGGCTTAGGAGTATCCTTTTCCTCTATCATACCTTTAGCAGAATCCTCATCGATAGGATTAACCTCAATGTGATCTTCGTTAACAACAGCTAAGGTATATTCACCATTCTCCTTATCTTCAATGACAGCAGTGGCTTCATCGATAGGAACGATGGTTTCATTTTCAGTGGCAATCGGAATACCCTGGGCAACAGCAGACTCAATAGCTTCCTCACTAGCTTCCTCAGAGAACAGACGAACCATATAGTCAGTCATGTTTTCTTTCTCGGAGAAGAACTTAGTTTGGGCTTCATTCGTATAGGTCTGGTTAGTAGAGAACTGGGTAGTATAAAGGGTATATTCGTCAGTGTCTGAGAATGTAGCCTCTTCGGGCTCATCAATGTCATCATCGGACTCTACGCCGAGACTATTAAGAAGTTCTGCAGCATATTCACGAGCCTCTTCATCACTTCCAAATACCTGAACACCTTCAATGCCAAGTTCATTAAGACGATTTACAAGGTCATTAGCGGCCTGTTCGTCATACACAGGAGAGTCGATAAGAACGTGATTGTCAGTGTCAACACCAACAACTCTAAGAGCATAGGCAGCGTCGTCATGACAATTCTTGCATTCATCATCTTCGTCCTCATCATCAGAGAATTCCTTACTGTCTAATTCAGACACATCAAGATCATCTTCATTAACCACAACCTTAGCCTGATCACCAGTGGATTCAGAAGTAACGATAACGGCATTGTCCTCGTCAGCAACTTTTTCAACCTTCAGATCACCAACCTTAGCGGTTTCTTCGGTAGCGATAACCTCAGAGAAGATTCTCTCACAGAATTCTTGATCGGAGAAGATACGAAGAACAGCAGCATTGTCAGTAGAAACACTAAATTCCTTCTCTTTCTCATCCTTCTCGCATTCACAAGGGTTTTTGCCACACTCAGGGCATACATCCTCTGCGGGCTTCTGAGAATCGTCAACTCTCGCTTCGTGGCCAGCTTCAGGATTCAGGCCACCATCTTCTTTATTGGGGGCTATAACATCTTCACCAGTCATGTGGTCTTCAGCATGCTCATCCGGAGCGCCAACTTGAGCACCAGGAGTTACACCATCCCCTTCCGGGTGGATAAAGCCCTCGATCTGCTCAGACTGCTCGGCAGGATAAAGCTCATATTGACCTTCCTGGTTCAGCTCTGCCATAGTCACCTCGCCATTTTCTTTGTCGGTAATAGCAACCTTGCCATCACCTTTGTCTTCAAACTTTAACTCTTCAGTATCGACAACACCATTTTTCTTTGCGGCCTCGATATCATTACCAACCTGCTCGGTAAGTTCAGAATCTCTTTCCTCGGTGGCAGAGAAGAGTCGTGACATAAGTCTAGTTACCATAATTTAATAATAAGTTTACTTTATAATTTTTACCACTTCGCCATCAACTCTTATGATACCTTTATTTTTGAGGATATCAAGAATATCGGATGGTGCGTCGTTATATCTTTCTTCAAGAAATCTTTTGAATTCGGGGAGGGGTTTAGAGTCATCCTCTTTAAATTCAAAATCAATATCTTTCTCAATACCAGAATCCTTTATCCAAGTATTCTGATCTTCTTCAACTGGAATACCATGAGCCTGTTTTAAAATCATGATAGCAGCTGGGCTTAGTCTTTCATGTAGTCCGGAAATAACCTCTTCTTTATTACATTTTCCACAAACTATATCCTTATCTAGGCCTAAATCATCTGCAATAGTTATAGTAATTGTAGAGAATAGGCGAGACATGGGGAATGCAGAAGATGTAATTTTAACAGAGTTTTCAGATTTTTCAGCATAACCTTTCTCGATAAGGTCATAATCGCTGAATTCCTTTTCATACTCTGAAAGATCTAGCTCACGGCCGGAAAATTCTTTGAGCTTAAGTTCAAGAGGGTCAGTTGTTTCAGAAAATACCCTCTGAAATCCAAGCTCTTCACTATCGGCCGAGAATAATTTAATCTTTCTTTCTTCAGGACGAGAAAATAATTTAATTCTTTTTTCCATATTATTCTTCATTTTCTTCTAGATTCTCGTCTTCATTAATGACTGGGCTAGGATTTGGACCAAAAATATCTTCTACTACCGCATTAACAAAATCAGTATATGCAGCCTGAAGCTTCTGATATCTTGCTTTGGTAACAAATCCATTTCTCTTAAGCTCGTTTATACCGAGTTTCATTGGCATCATAAGAGCTTGGCCATATTTCCTAAACGTAGATCCTAAAGAGCTAAGACCAAGGAGAGTATTAATATTCTTTCCACTTGCAATTTGATCTGAAACACTTCCCACAATACGGAGAAGATCGGAGGTAAGGAGAGATTTGAGAATTTTTACATCCTCAGGATTCATCTTATCAACTCCACCCATTTGTTTCAGAAGCTGTTTATAGGAAAGAATTGTACGTCTCATTTCCATTCTCGGACCACCCATTTTAGCCTCTCTAAGTCTTTCTCTAACTTGAGCCTGAGTGAATTCCTTCTGTTCTGGTTCAGAGAATGTTTTATCCTCCTCATCTTCTGCAACCTCACAGATACCACCACAAGTCCCAGTGTATGAGAAGGACTTAGCTCCCAGTCTAGTGAAAGATCCATCAATCTTTGAAGACTTAGGAAGACCGGCGGCACCAGGAATATCAGAAACATCAGAGAACATCTTAACTTTTACTTCCTCGAATTTGATATCATCTAGTTGAATATCCGAAAATTTCTTCGTGGTAAGTTGTTCACTGAGGCTTGATATAAGATTTCCAGAATCATCATAGGATTCTACAATACCACTATCAGCCCAAGAAGGACCGGTGGTAAAATCAAGTCCGGAAATGGATACAATCTTCTTAGCTATGGACTTCTTTGACCCGGGTTCCTCAGACCAGAAGGCAAGACATACCATACTGGTAGAGATAAGACACCCAGCCATTATAAGATATTTTAATCTCTTATAAGTTTGGAGAGCATTGTCGTCCATATTTTCGGGTGGGAAGGACTCTATCCATGCATATACCCACCCATCATTCTCTAGATCTAAGCTCGTAATATAAAATATAGGCTCAGCTCCATGTTCAGTCATAAGCAGGCTCATATCATTTCTGCCTACAGATTTAGCGATAGTTGGTCCAGAATTAGTTGCATTAGACAGAGCTCTACCTCTATGAGTGGCAGAAACCCATCCAGTCTTAGATGCAATCATCTTCTTGTAATTATCACTATTTCTATATTCAAGGAATGACGAAGCAGGCACATGACTACCATCCGCTGCTAATTCAGTCGGATTGGTGCTAAATAATTTTACCTTACAACGCATGTTTCGTATAATGAATTATTACTTTCAGGGAAAATCCCTCTATATAAACTCCCCTATATAGAGGGAAGAATCTTTTTTTTTATAGTGCAGGTGGGCGCATCGGGGCCTCCCACATACACTCTTAGCAGTGCATACGGGATTCGGACCCGTGACATCCACAGTGACAGTGTGGCATTCTAACCTGGCTGAACTAATGCACTGTACCAAAAATAACGTTTCCCGACATTATTTTATTTTACATACAAAGACCAAAGAGATACTTATATTTTTCTATCTCGTGCATGAAATTCTCCACTTCGCTGATAAGTCCCTTAAATCGAGGGTCATCTTGTGGAAGAAGTTCATAAAAATCAGTGGTCTTATCTTCAACTTCTTTAATGAAATCCTTTGGGTTTTGGGATTCGGCGGCAACAAAGGTCACATCATCCGGACCAAGCTGGCCATTTATTCCCATCCAACACTCAGCTACGGTGTCTTGGAAATTATAAATAATCTCCCAGAAATCATCAAGATATTCATGTATATCTTTTCCAGAGGCTGCCCAATGTAAAGATTTGGCCTTAAAGATAAAACCTCCCAGAACACCAAGATATCTCGTTACTATGTCTTCGTTTATATCTGTAAATAGTTTACTTCTATATACAATCATAGTCCTTTATCTTTTTTAAACATTGACATAAATTCCTCTATTATCTTCTTAGACTCGGGTGATTCTAAGTTCTCATCGTTCTTTGTTTCTGCTATCTTCTTAAGAACGGCATCAGAATTCTCCACTTTCATTTCTTCCAGGGCGTCTGATAATTCTCCAGCCATAGCTACAATCTTTTCAAGAAGTAGAACCTTGTCAGGGGCTGAGAATTCATTTGAGAACAGAACTTCCGGACTAAGAACATTATCCATAACTAACATAAGTCTTTGGAGAATATGCAAGTAGAGGACGGGTTTTATAGATTTACTTATTTCAGAGACATAGAGTTCAAGTATCTCACGTTTCTTAGGATCAATGACATTAGCTAGAGTTTGTGTGAAATTATTTATATTAATTCCATCCAAATCTAGGTCATACTGTTCATTGAGGTCCGTAAGCATATCTGTTATAGCCACAGCAATTTCACCTTCTTTTTCTTTCCGGTTTGCTATGGCCATTGCTTTTGAGTCCAGGATTACATTCTTTGCGCTATTCGGAATAACCGGGGCAGAAGATATAATCCCCATAAGATCGTCGTTATCTTGACTCTGACTATCTATATCCAGCCTTCCTTCTTTGGCAAGGATTTTATTTCTTAAATCATCAGAGCCAAAGGGATTGCTTTCCATATATTAATGTACGATTAAAAGTATTACAAGTATGATAATAGAGCGAATGAGGAAGCCAATAAAGCCGCCAATCATTGTAGCACCAAAATCTTTCCAGTCCCAAGCTTTAAAGTCCCAATTATTATATTGTACGTCTTTAGTCTCAAGACCACATGCACAGCCTAAGGTAAAGATTAATGATAGGAACCCACAAGGAATTCCGAGAACTAAGTGCTTCTCTCGATTAGACTCTCTTAACCACTCTGGAATCCATGTCTGACTTCTAACCCAGGAGAAAATTTTTCGTAAAAAGTTCTTCATCGCTACTATGTAATGGATTATATGTCTTTTCAGAAAGTTCGCTAGGAGCATTCTCACATCCTTCCACGAACGTCTTTTCTTTTAATTCTTCATTCATAATATTATCCTCTCATCGGAATAGGAGTGATTACTTTAGATCTTGTTTTATAGAGACTTACATTCTTGGGGGAATTATTTTCATCTTCGATCCTTCTGACCTTAATCTGATTTTTGTCTTCCTCCATATCTCTCTTCTGTTCAACTTTTTGAGCCTGGGAGAGCTGTTTTAAGCGCTGCTGTGACTCTTGTGCCCTAAGTTTTTCCTTGAGCTTTTGAGTCTCCAGAATTTGCCTTTGCATCCTCAGTTGCTCTATTTGAAGCTCCCTTGATGTAATCTGCTCCTGTTCCTCGAAAGAAAATGACTTAGTCTTCTTTCTTAGAATTATCATGGCTCTTTTTCTTATCTCTCCTACGTTTTATTTCACCGGCGGCACTAAGAACAGCTCCAGAACCAGCAAGAATTAGTCCGGCAGTTTTAGCTTTAGGTCCTTTCTTGGCTAGACTTTCGGCATACTTACTTTTTCCTCTGCCTACCTTCTCGCCAAGTTTCCCAAGTGCATACATCCCAGCACCAGTTCCAGCCGCTATAATACCAGTATTCCTGGCTTTTCTTCCGATATCTTCTTTCTTATCGGAGAATGATTTATCTCTTAGTATAATCATAATTTTTCTAGTTTAGATGATTGTTCTTCTTCCTCTGGATCTGGGAATAGAGACATTATATCCTCTGGATTCATTCCTAGCTGTTCATATTGATTTCTAAGCTTCGCGACTAAGGTCTTAAGATAAGTATTCATTGTATCCTTAGTTATGATTGATTCGGTGTTGGGGTCTATATCTTTAAGTAAGTTATGAATATACGAAAGATAAGCCCTAGCATCAATCAGCGGTGAAGCCTGTTCTAACGTCTGGAGAGCATTACTTATAACCTGAGTAAGACCGTTTAAGAGGCCATTTATAGACTCAGACTGGTTAATTTGATTATTATACTCGACGGACGTTTTTTCTGCAATATGAAGTTTTACACAACTTGGATTTAATTCTTCTCCATAAATAATCTTATAGATATTACATACAAGACTAGTGACAGAGTCCTTAATACCAGCCATAAAGAATGCTACTCTTGAATTAGCCCGTTCAGACTGTTGGAGAACTTGCCACTTTGAGCCAGACGTAGAATCGACAATGGTAGAAGGTAATCCAAGAGGCCCTAAGACGTTATTCCTACAAGTATCTATAGATTGCATAATGTCTAAGAGCTTATCAGAGAGCTTATCAAGAGGGACCATAGCGTTTTTTCCGCCAATTGTCGAATTATAATCTGGAACAAATTTAGCGGACTGAACCAAAGTATTCTCAATAAAGCTCACAACATCAAACTGAGAAGTAAGGAAAGAGGCTACTTCATTAGTTGCATTAGCTAATTTTGTAGTCTTTGAACACAATTCTTCTGCAGTTTCAAGGGGAACGGACTTATCAAATTGAAGAAGGAATATCTGAACCGAAGACAAATCTCTAAGACTAATAAGAGAAACAAGAAGCTCCTTTACTACGAGCTCCTTTACTTTCAGGATTAGAGAGTAAAATAGTGGTTCAGATGCAGAAAATGATTCTTTAAGGAGAACTTTTTCGCGATTTTTCTGATCTTTTATAGATTTAGGTTTTGCGGTTTCTTTCCAATTCCCCGAGATATCATTCTTTAATCTCAAATTATTGGTGGCTAAGTATATAACTTCTTCTTTTGGAATCTCATATACACTACCGTCATCTCCTTTGGCTAGAAACACCTCATCCATCTCACCATCTTTGCCCCTCTTTTTCTTAACGACTACTGCAATTGGGTCATAAAGTTCTTCGACTCTAAACTTTGTATGTCCTTCATCGTCTTTAGAGGCAAGAAGCATGGAATAATAGTCTCCATAGAATACATAATCTTGAATATGATCCTTGATATAGTCAAAAATACGAATATCTTTGGACAGAATATCATTAATTCTTTCGGAAACGACTTCATCTATTTCACCCTCATCATTAAGGATAGAAGCAATCTGATAGCCGTTTGAATCATCTGCAAGAAAGTTTATGATATAGTCAGAGAAGAAGTTTACCGCTAATTTTGAGATATCTAATAGTTGATATCCCCTAAGTTCACTAAGCTTCTCGTAATATCCACTTAAGGTATTAGAGGCAGCATAGTTTCCAAGTAGCGGAGAGTTTCTTTCATTATCAAAAATTCTAGAGCCAGTCTGTCCGATAGGGGTATATCCTCTTGTTCCATATATATTGGAGCGAAGAGGCATTCCACCTTTTCCGACGGATGTAGCTCCGAAGATTTTTTGTATCAGGTTCTCGTTTCTTTTCATACTATATCAAAATTAAAGTATTATTTCATATATTAAGGAAAACTATTAAATTTCCTTTTAAAATTGGGTGTTTTTCGTTCAAAATCGTTAAAAAATGGCAAAAAATGACAAAAATAACCAAAAAATTAAAAAAGAAGGCTTAAATTCCTTCTTTTAGTTTGAGATCCTGGTCCACTTACTATCCATCTGAGATAATATCTAAGGCTTCGAATATAGACTTTGGAGAATCAGGCTTAGGGTCTTTGGTGGGATATACCTTAATTATTCCTATAAGATGCATATTATCCCATACAGAGATCTCTATACATTCTTCAAAAAGATACACACCTATTCCATAATACATTTTGGGAAATCTCTTCATTTGATTTATCCGTGGACATTCTGAAGCCCTAAGATAAAAGGATAGAGCTTCATCAAATATAGGCATTACCGAATTAGTGAAAAATGATACGTCAATCGGTCTATCGATTTTCTTAATTTTTTCTACCAGAATATTCATAAATATAATCTACTGCTCCTTTCAGATTAAATTCATTCCAGGTAACTATAGTATCTCCTCCACTCGTACGTACTGTGGTACCTTTAGGAACTATAATAATTTTGAAACCAAGAACTACGAGTTCTATTCTAATAGGCGTAGGCCAGCCTGTACTAGTACCAATACCAATAGATGTCACAGTGACGGAAGTGGCCATGAAGAGGTCTTTCTCTGGCTTTCTCTTCAATCTATTATATCGAGGGTACCACTTTTTGCTTAAGAGGGATGCGGCTTTATCAAAAGAGTCTACTTGTAAAAGTGAATCTATTATAAGCTCCTCATTCATACATTAATAAGGGTTGAAGATCTTATAATTGATATGGATGAATTTGAATGGATAGAATCTCTACTAGAGGACGACTATAAGAAGGACTTCCGCGACTATTGTGAAAAAGATGTTGATTTCGTAAATAAATTTCTCAAGCTCAAGGATCAGCGAGAAACATTAGAATCTAGGTATCTAGGAAAAACATTTTTTACAATAGTCGATTGTAAATGTATTAAAGTATTTGTAAAAGAGATTGGAGATTATAATAGTCTTGTAGTATATAGAGTTGTTCAGAAAGATAGTGAAATTCTTTATGGTATAAAAGAGTTCACTGTAAGTCCTTCTCACCTATTCTCGACAGTTGAAGATCTTGTAGATTATGTATTTCAGGAAGATATTGATATTATATAAAATAAAAAGAGGGTTTAATTCCCTCTTTTCTTTTTTAATTTCCAAACTTTCTCGCCTCCTTTATCGTTGAGAATGTCAGATACAGATCTAATTACTTCATCGTGATTCCAAGCCCACTTATGTTCTTTAAGATCATCCAAAGAGATAAGATTAATTTCTTCAATCTCGCCCTCTTCGCCTCCTCTAGATTTTGTATCTCCGTTAATACTTCCATTCTTGAGTCCCTCCACGATATAATCATAGGGAACTTCAATCATAAATCGGACGGTAACGTTTTGTCTAGAGTTATCTTTAGGATTATCTTGGATGAAGAATGGAACTATAGAATCTCGGGTGGGATCTATTTTCAATCCCATTTCTTCCCAAGCCTCACGAATCATAGCCTCTTCCAAGGTCTCATCCCAATCTAAGTAGCCACAACAAAGTGCATTATATCCAACATAATCTGGGCAACCTGGTCCTCTCTTCTCAACGAGGAAGTGTAAGTTTCCAGAGTTATCTTTCGCATAAATGACTCCAGCAACTGCCATAGCTCTAGAAATCCAATATACTTTTCCTGTTTCTTTGTCTGTAATTTGAAAATTCTTCATATCTTTTTGATATTATATTCTGGTCCAACGAAACTATTAAGATCTTCCCAAGTCATTATATTTCGTACCTTTTCTTCTATTTCTTTAGTGTTCTCGACTATATATAATTCTGGATCTAAACCCTCTTTATATACTTTAACATCTTTCCACTTACCAAACCATCCTCTTCTTTTCCAGATAAGATGTGATTTATATATTCTAACCCTTATCATTTACTCCAAGTATCCACATATAAGGGTTTCATAGAGTAGAGAAATGGCAGAATCTATATCTCTCCAGTCTTCAATCTCATTTACCTGATGCATATTAGCGTCGGGGATAGAAATAAGAGCAGAAGCACAATTTAGAGAGAAATTCTTAAAGGATGCTGTGTTAGTACCTCCGGCCCGGGAAGCTTGTTCTTGATATGGGATCTTCTTTTCTTCAGCCACTCTCCGAAGAATCTTGGTTACTGAAGGATTCTTATCCGGGCCATACATTATAACACAGCCTTTTCCAAGTTCCGCCTCTCCATCTTCCTCGGGACATAGACCATCTCTCTTTCCTCCAAAGGTAACATCGAGATCTATAGATATGTCAGGATTTATATTTTGAGCGACTATTCTAGCATTCTCAAGTCCAGTTTCTTCGCACCCAACTACACCAAAGATGAATGTATATTTCTTGAATATCGGAAGCTCTGGGTCTAAGGATGACAACTTCTTTCCAACCTGACCAAGAATATAGCAGCAACTCTTATCGTCAAGAGCATTTCCACGAAGTCTGTTATTTCCAAAGTCCATGTCGTAATCTCTTCTATTCACCACCTTGAGACCAGGATGAACACCAAGAGCGAGAACCTCCTCTCTACTTTCACAACCAAGATCTATTTTCAGATCCTTGAATTTGTCAGATTTTTCATATTCTTCGTTTTCCTGGAGATGGATTGGTTTATGACATACGTATCCGTTTATAGAGGAGTCATCATCCTTTAGAATACATACACTACTTCCATAAACTACCTTTCTATCCATTCCACCGACATTTATAATCGACACTAAACCAGACTCGTCAATGCTTTGGACTATGCCTGAGATCTCATCTATATGTGCGGTGAGAAGAACTTTTATGTCTCCGTTCCCCAAAGACCATAATGAGTTATAGTTTCTGTCGCGGAGAATGTGTCTGGCCCGGGTAGTTTCTCCCACCCACTTATCAAATACATCGGTTCCAAGTTTTTCATAACCTGACGGGGATATTGCATTAATGAGATCCCCCAAGAAATTTTTGTCTTCTTTCATAATGTTTTTCTTGTTACAATTCTATATTCTGATTCTCTAAGATTGAATTTTGATATATCGAAATATTCAAAGATATCTTTTATTTTTGCCATCTTTTCTATCTCAAGGAGGTCATATATCTTCTGCATTTCTGTTTTGATATATTTTCCTGTATATATTCTTCCAACTTCAAATCTCTTAAATACCTCCTTAGATATAATTCTCATGGCATCTTCATCAAAGTTTTTCCACCTGTCTAGACGCCCTTTATTTCTATATTCCGGCCTTAGATTCCTATTATTCTTTAAGCCAGTGTCCCCAAGAATCTTATGATTAAATCTAAACCACTCTGGGAAGAATTGATATATTTTATGATCTTCTCCAAACTCGATAAGACCCTCCTCTAATCTATCATTAAGTTTCTCTTTTCCACTTATTTTCTGAATTTCTAGGATAAAGTCTTGCTGTCTCTTCCCAAGCTCATAGAAGTCAAAGATGAGATTACATGTTTCAACTCCGACCCATGAATAGAGGAAATTATATATATCACATTCATATATAATCTTCTCTCTCGGAAATGGTTGTGGGGGAAGGGATATAGAAAGGGATTCACAGACTGAGAGAAAATCATCTATAATAGCATCCCTCTCATATGTTTCCACTTTCTGTTGTTCTGAGTATTTATCATTCCACCCATGATTTATAAAGTAGTCGTGAAGGCCGGGATCATCCTTGTAGCAATCTCCAGAGAGGTCAAGTCTTTTCCAAAATCGTAGGTCATTCTTAACTCTCTCAAAAGGAGCAGAAACTGAATATAGGAGATAATTATTTTCAGTTTCTTTAGCATTTTTAACGATTTTTATAATTCCCTCGTTAATTAAGCAATAAATCATACTATTTATAAGGAAAATGAACGAAAAACACCCAATTTTTTTAAGAAATTTAATAGTTTTCCTTATTTATGTATAGATATCGGATGGACTGGGTAATTCTATTGCAAGGAGAAGTTATGGTTGGATATCATAATGCATATCCCGAGAACCCCAGTCTTTCCTTTAATTTCAGGTCGACATATGATAAAGGAATTATTATATTTATGTAAATTATTCTTCTCAAAGGTTCCACCAGAAGAAACTCCCTTAGAGAACGTAATCCTAAAACACTTCCCCTTCAAAGGATATGGAGCTATGATGTGGTGTGGGAAATTAATCTCTAGGGTGAGAATATATAATATTTATGCATGGAATCACGAGGGAATACATCTAAGGCAGGCTCAAAAATGTGGGTCCTGGTTTATTTATTATGGTCTCTATCTATGGTATTATGTTTGTGGTCTTGGACTTCCTAAAGATGGTGCATATTATTCTATTCCTTTTGAAATGGAGGCATATGCAAATCAGGAGGACTTGGGTTATACAAAAATATCCTGGAAGAGATATAAAATTAAGAATAGAAGACGGGCATGGTTGGAGAATATGTCCTCTTGGAAAGACTGGATTAAAACTATTTAAAAATGAAGATTAAATTATTTTCAAAGGGCAAGAAGACAAGAGAAGCCCTGGAAAAGACGGATAAGATTGATAATGCCGAATCAGCTGCTTTGTCTGGACTCCTTTATGGAACCGCCGGAAATATGATAGCTGGAAAGAAAGGTGCTCTTATTGGCGGAACCCTTGGTGCTTTTAGTGGATATACTTCTTCAAAGATAAAGCATGACTACCGAGATTCAACGAAATTTAGGAGCAAGAATAAAGTAGATGAACCAGACACAGAGAAGATTCCGACTGGTAAAAAGATCCTTGGGCTTGGTTTGGGAACTGTAGCCGGCTATAATATCGGGAAAAGCACTAAGGGCGTAAAGATTTTAAAGAAGACTGCCGAAGAACTGCGAAAAAGAGGGCTCCCACCTCAGGCATTCCAAGCTATTCTGAGAAATCCGAAATATAACGAGGCTTTCGGGAAGACAGTAAAGAAGGCTGGAAAGAGAGGTGCTATTATCGGTGCTGGAATTATGGCCGGTTCTTATGCTCTTGACAACTATAAGAAGAACTTACGAAAGAAAGCCTACCTGGAGGATAAGAAAAATGATACTAATAGCGGAGAACGGAAATCTGGAGAATAAGTTTATATCACCCGAGATTCCTAATAATTTCTTGACCAAAGGGAAATTTATAGACAATGATCTTCCCAGAATACAGCTTTATGATAATATAAGTGATGCTCTTTCTTCGAGGCTTGGGGAAAATCTGGAAGGTATGGTATTTTCTGTATATAAACCGAAATACTTAAGGAAAGATAATCTTATAGATCCAGAAATTCATGATGTCCCATATTTTATGAATCTCTATGGGAAGGAGCATTGGTATCTGGTGGATCTTAGAGTAGAAAAAATTGGTGAGATAAGGATTGGTCGGAAGAAAGAAGAATCCACCTATCATTACGGACCAAGACAGACTGTGGCTAAGATATATAAGTGGTCATGGAGTGAGGTATTAGAACCTTGGGAAAAATCAAAATTAGATATGAAAAGAAGAAAGTTATTTTCAGAAAAACAGCCGGAGGAGAGGAAGAAGACTGTGTGGGGAACAGGTATTGGTGCTGGAGCTCTCATGGGTCTTGGTGCTGCAAAAGCCCTGGAGAAAGGACTAGATGAGGAAAAGATTAATAGAGTGACAAGAAGGGCTATATATAAATCTGAAGGTCCTAAGAAACTTGTCACTAGGGATAAGGAAGTTATAGATAGGATTGAAAAACTGGCCAAGGGAGGAAAGAAAGTAGGAAATTTCGCCAAGTCCAAGAAAGGAAAGAAAATTATAGCTCTTGGTTCAGCGGCTCTGGTTGGTGGAAAAACTATCTACGACTATAATAAGAAAAGAAAAGATAATAAATAATGATAGATAAGATAAAATTTAAAGCAGGTTCCGGTACGATAGAGGGCGATTTATCTGTTGGTGGAAGAATATTTAAGCCCTCGGGAACCTCAAATCAATTTCTAAAGGCCGATGGTAGTCTTGATGATACCTCTTATGTCCCCGGAAGTAGGAAGATAAATACAAAACCGCTCTCTGGAGATATAACCCTTAATTTGGATGATATCGAAGATGGGGAAGTAAGAAAATTATCCGACTACTTTAAGGCCGCACAGTTTACCCAAGAGAATATCAAAAATACTTTAGGTATATATGATTGGGCTCTGGCTGCTTCTAAACCAGGATATAGTCTTTCAGAGATAAGTGGAACAGATGACCTGAGAGCCATTGAGGGTATTAGTGAAACAAGCGGATTACTTAGGAAAAATGGAGAGAATACTTGGGTCTTAGACAATAGTTCATATATAACCGGGATAACCTCGGGGATGGTGACAACTGCTTTAGGATATACCCCTTTTGATTCTGCCTCCTTTACAAAGTCTAATATACAAAGTACGCTTGGGATATCAGATTGGGCACTAGAATCGGCAAAACCTGGATATTCCTTCAGTGAAATTAGTGGGAAAGTTACGAATGACCAACTTACTAATTCATCGGTGTCTATATCTGGTGAAACGGTGAGTCTTGGTGGTAGTATAACTCAGGCTTCACTTCAGACAGCTTTAGGTCTTGGAAGTAATGCATATACCTCAACAGAATATGCTACCGCTGCCTCTGTTACCACACTTCAAGGATATTTCACTTCAGGGGTGGCAAATAGTGCAGCGAAACTTTCAGATACTGGAACATATACCGCCTGGGGACAAACATTCTTTAGTGGTGGAAAACCGGGGACGATAAGTAATGCTCCTTTAAGTGGAGTTACAAATATAAATACGGTGATATATTTCGGGACCTCTGGAGTTGGAATAGGCGTATCTAATCCTTCTACAAAACTTCATGTAGACGGAACTATAACTGCAACAGCCCTGGCTTCGAGTACATCATTAATGACCCAAGCGGAATTTGATGCTATATTTGATTAAGATATGACAATACAAGAAATAATGACGGGCCTGAAAGAATGGCTTTTAAATAAATTTGCACAAAAAGATGGGGACTATGTATCCTTAAACTCCGGAACCGCCAATGATTTCAAAAAGATCGAGGGAGAGGCAGAAGAGGGATGGTTATATAGAAAATGCCCACAAGATAATATTGGTACAGGAGCAAGGTTAGAGAAAATTAAGGGAAAGACGCTAGTGTGGAATCAGTTGGTGAAGATTAATCCAAACGATAGCTCCAGGGTAAAAAGCGGAATCACAATAGTTGATAATAGGGACGGAAGTTATACAGTTAGCGGTACAGCTGAAGCGGATGTTCGGCTAACAGTGTATAGTTTGACCGCAAATAGAGTTAGATTTGGACATAAATTCCTGCTGCGCGGCTGCCCTCCTGGTGGCTCAAGTACAACCTACTTCATTGGTGGATATTATATCTGGAACGTAACTACGCGCAGGATTGATATTGGAGGTGGGGCTATGATCAACGACAATACAGATGAAGTTTCAACTGATAATATTTCTATAACTGTTCTATCCGGTACGGTTATTTCCACCCCTATTGTTTTCCGCCCTATTCTAATTGACCTAACGCAGATGTTTGGCGCTGGCAATGAGCCGTCCACGGTAGATGAGTTTGAAGCGCTTTACCCTAATTCGTATTATGCCTACAATGCTGGAACGCTTATTTCCAACGATGCGGTGCAGATTGAGACGGTTGGGTTTAATCAACTGAATGTGAATGGTAGAACCGCAAGAACAAGTTATACTCCATCAGAAGATTGGACACATCTCGGACCGCATCCGTTCAGCGAAAACGAGTACTTTGTTGGTTACGCCAACGGGGACTATTATATTCCACAAAATATTTCCAATTATAGCGTAAATGGCGGCAAGGTTGAGTTTAATACAGAAGTTGCTGGATATGGGTTGGGATTCCCGATGCGTGTTGTTCCAGGGACGAACTACTTCATTAAAATGATACCAAATAATCAAGCTGTTGGCTATATTGGTTATTATGATGTAAACGGTCAATTTATATCTGGAGCATACAAGAAAAACAACCAGTTTACAACTCCTGCCAATTGCTATTGGATTATTCTTGGAATTAATAGCAACACATTAAATCAGAACATTGTAGATGAACCCTGCATCAACCTTTCCAACCCTGCGAAAAACGGCACGTATGAACCGTATTGGGAGAGGACGCTGAACTTGGGACTAAACGCAATCAAGGTAAATAGTCAAAATATATGGGATGAGAAATGTGGTTATAACAAGAGATGGGATAATGATACTGGTGAGCTTGTAAGCGACTACGGCAGGTTGTATAACCTCAATCCTATTCCTGTTGTTGCTGGAGCAATGTATTATGCCAAAACAGGTTCAGCAAACATCTATCCGCATTACTACGATGGTGCTATGAATTATATTGGTCAAGGCTCAGTTACTGAGGTAAATAATAGAACTTTTACCGTTCCGGCTGGGGCTTGTTATATGAATTTCCATACTTATAATTACGAAATTCCATACAACAACGACATCTGCATCAACATCTCTTCCTCCTTCAACGGACAGTATGAACCACACGGAGACATTACCTTCACTGGTGGCCTTAAGTCAGCTGGCACTGTCTACGACGAAATTGACATCGAGAGGAAGAAGTACATCAAGAGGATTGGCGAGGTGGATATGGGTACGCTGACGTGGGATACGTATGATAGTACTGCGGGAAAAATATTCCGTGCGATTTTTCAGGCGCCAAGCAATAATCTTCTCTGTGCTAAGTATGTTACAAAAGAACAAGACGAGCGTACCGAAAAATGTATTTACAGAAACAAGTCAAACGGTAGAGTTGACGTAATAGATTCTTCATACAACGATGCCGCATCCTTCAAAACCGCAATGTCCGGCGTAATGCTATACTACGAACTCGAAACGCCCGTAGAGTATGACCTTGTAGATGCCATTCCCTGTATAACCCAATATTCAGAATACGGTACACAAAGAATAATATCTCCTCAGTCTTCTACTCCCTCTGCTCCTTTTATGGGGGAGTGGCAATATGGAATCCAACAGAGAGATTTTATTTCGGGCCTGGAAAATAGTGAGTTTACGATTGGTTCTTCTACATATATAATCTCTGAAGAAGAATTTAACGAAATATTTGGAAATTTATAAAGGGTGCACTTCCGAAAGTAAGTAGCATATAAAATTTCACGATGATACTAAAAAGAAAGGGATATAAAGAACTCCCATATACAAAAGAAAATGTCCTTAAGTATAAATCCCCGGAGAATCTTCTCAAACACTCTAAGGTGGGGAATGACATTAAGGGCATTATGTTTATTAAAGGAGAAGATCTTATTGGTTATTGTGCATGGAAAGGAGATTATATTGTATCCCTTGAAGTTACTAAGGAATATCGAGGTCAAGGGTACGGGAAAGAATTATTATCTCGTGCCCTAGACTCTGGATGTAGATATCTCAGTGTAAGAAAAGATAATATACCAGCCATTAATCTATATACGTCTTCTGGATTTTATCGGTCCAGGATGATTGGGCCAAATATAAACGAAATGAAATATGGAAAAGATAATTCTAATGTTTGATCCTGGCCATGGTACTAGAGAATACACCAAAGGAAAAAGAAGCCCGGATGAATCTCTTTTCGAAGGTGAATGGGCCAGAGAAATGGTGGACCGGATTATAAAGGCCTTTGAAGGATTAGGAATTGAGTGTATTAATATAGTTCCAGAGCGTGAAGATATTCCAAGATCTGAGAGGATAAGAAGGGCAAACACGATAATAAAGAATAACCCAGATAAAAAATGCTATTATATTTCAGTCCATATAAATGCGGCCGGAAATGAGGGGAAATGGTTAGGTGCTAGAGGATTTTGCGTGTATGTGGCTAAGAACGCATCACAGGAATCTCGCACCTTAGCCCAAAATATATATACGGCCGCTGAAGAACTTGGACTGAAAGGAAATAGATGTGTGCCAGGAGAGAGATATTGGCAGGCGAATTTTGATGTTATATACTTTACAAAATGTCCTGCAATCTTGACTGAAAATCTCTTTATGGATAATGTGGAGGACTTGGAAATTCTTAAATCCGAAGAAGGAAAAGAGAAAATAGTAAACCTACACATTATCGGTATTTGTAAAACTCTTAATCTTCCATACTCCCTAATAATAAAGTAGAGTTAGATTTTATATAAAAAAACTGAAATATGAAACTAAAATTATACTCTAAGAAGAAAGAGGATAATGATCAGGATATTGGTGATGCAGCACTTGTCGGTGGTGGGGTAGTTACTGCTGGTTCTCTGGCTTCTCCAAAAGTTAGAAGTAGACTGACAGGAAAGGTAGTAAGATATCATAATACTCCCGTCGAAAATGTAGAATCAATTCTAAATGAGGGATTAAAGGCATCTAAAGCAAATGACCCTAATTCGTTTACAAGGACTGTTCTAAGCCATCTAAAAGACGATCCCTCTTTAGACAACCTAGTTTATACCTCAAAAAGTAGGCAAGGAGCTAATTCTACTGGTTCGGCGAGAAGCATGTACAAAGAAGGGAGACGGACCCCTAATGCTGATGACATGAGAGAGTTGCTGTTTCCGAAAAAGAACAAAACTCTCAAAATAGAGTTAGATTATGACAAAGATGTTAAGGGCTCTAGAAGAATAGAAAATCCAGAGCTTCTTGGAGCGAAAAACTGGAAAGAGTATCATAACCGTCGACCAGGAATTTTTAAAGACGAACTGGAAAGTAAGGAATTATTTGAAAGTCTTGGGAAGGGTACTCATATTTTTGACCATGATATAAGCTCCTCTAAAATTGTTGGAGGAAAGGGATATAAGAAAAGAACCCTAAAAGATGTCAAGGAATATATTAAGAAAAACCCTAAGAGATTTGCAAAAGGTGCGGCTCCTATTGTTTTAGGAACAGGCCTGATGGCAACTGGCGTTTATCTAAAGAAAAGGAGAAAAAAGAAATGATAATACTACGACAGAAAGAGTTTGGAAATAAAGCTAATAAAGCAGCTAAACGGCTGTGGGAAATTTCGCAAATTCCTAAAGAAATTAAAGTAGGAAATACTCGTCAGAAACTTGATGAATTTGACAGATTGCGAAAGTTTAGAAAATCTAATAAACCAGAAATCAAGCCTCTAACCAATTTCTATGATAGCCGCGGTCAGCAAATAATTTCTAGAAAACATGGAAAACGCGCTGGATTACCCGAAAAGTACCTATGGCGTCTTGACCACACAGAGAACATGCTTTAAAAATGCTTCTGAAACTAGAAGACTTTGTGGAAGGGAAATAAAGAAAGAAAATGATACTAAAGAGAAAACAGAAGACCTATAGTGGAATTCAAATAGCCAGAATAGGTAAATATAAAATCTCTATACCAAAACATAATCTTACCGATGCCAAGTTAGCTTTAGAAAAACATATAGCTCGTGGTGGAGAGAAAGAAGGTAAGAGATTTATGTCATTGTATAAAAATCTGGCCGGAAATAAGCCTCATAAATTTATACAGAAGATAAAATAAAGATTCATGCCTTCTCCCATTAAAATATTCTACCAGGGGGGGGGGAAGGATGGTGATTTAATAACTTTTTCTGGTAGATGAATGTTTTATAATTATGATAAGTGGAAAAGATTTCGCTGAGAAGTGTTTTTCTCAGACCGAAGAGAGCCAGAAATTATTTAGTACTGGCGATGAAGAACTCGATGCTATTCTGGAAGAAGTTTATTACAGTGGAATCGAGGACGGTTATGATTATGCACAGAAAGAGTTTTCAGAAAAAACTACAACAAGAAAAGAGCGAAGAGAGCTTAAAAAGTCTATAAAGAAAGCCGGCCTTGACAAGAATGATAGACGGTATATAATGGCTCGAGCTAGAATGGATAAAGATGCTAATGAAGATGTTATTAAGAGCATTGATGAAGGAGACGAAGAGGCTGAGAATAGAGTGATAGATAGAGATAAAAAGACTATAAAGAAAGTCCTAACTGCTGCCGGCGCACTACAGGGTGCCTCTGTTAATGCTTTCGATCCTTATGGTAGGGTAAATCCTAGGAATGCTGCTATCGGCGCTGCTGCTGGAGCTGGTATTGGATATCTCGGCGGGCATTTAGTAGGAAAAATGCATGAAAAAGAGATGAAGAAGCACGGAAAAGACCCAAGAAATAAGACAAATAGAGAAATTAGTGCAGATTATTCTAAAGTAGCTCTTGGGAAAATGACTCCACAGGAATTTAAAGATAAATGGGAAGGCAAAGCTGAGTAAAAGAAACAGTAGAGGACGACAAGAGAAAGATGGGCCCTAAGAACCATACCTAGGGCCCTAAACTCAAAACTCAATAAACCCATGAAACTACGAAGGAAACTATTCTCTCCGGAGGGTGAAAAAAGAATAAAAGAAATCTTCGAGAACACATTAAAGGAGCCAGAGTTTATAACCGACGGTGGGAAAACTGTATTAGGGAGTAAATTACAAACATTAGGAGGAGCACTAGAATTTAAAACCGATGAATATGGAACTTTTACGGTTGAACTCTCTGGTGGATGGAATGGCCCTGGAAAATGGTCCCACTACTTTAATATTCTTGGTAAATTTATAAAACGACTCGAAGAAAGCGGAGTTGATGCTTGGATGATAAAAGCAGAGAATGACTGCTGCGATGATGTCTTCTATTTCACTCTTGGACTTAAATTAATAAAGAAAGAGAAATGATATTAAAACGACAAAACCTTTATTCTTCTACAAAACGTACTGACTATTCTTCCCTCGATCCGGTTTCTTCTTATTGGGCGAAAGTAAGGAGAAGATCAGATAAAGGTATACAGAAGGATATAAAGGAAATTGACAAAACTACTTCCGGTCTAGAGAAAGCTACTTCAAACATAATTGGGAATATATCAAAAAGAGATATTCGGGCAAAGCAGGCAGAACTCCGGAAGACAGGGAATGAAATGAAACTAAGGAGAATTTTACGATGATTATACTTAGAGAAGAATTATTTTCTGCACGTGAAAGAAAGCAGAGAAGAAAAATGGAAAGAAAAGCCCAGAATGCTGAAATGCACGCTAACCGGGCTGCCAATAAGGCCAAAGAAGCAGAGAAATTGGCTAAGGAAGCAATGACCACAGAAGAATTAAATGCTGCCAAGAAGACTTTACAGATTGCAGATAAAGCTTCTGTTGCTTCTGCTCGTGAGGCTGGAAATATGTCACTCGTTCATAAAGCAATCGATAGAAAGAATATAAATCCAGATAAAGTGGAGAAGGCTTTTGATGGTGCCAAGAAAAGAGCTGCCTTTAATGATGCTGCAAAGAAGGCTTGGAAACTTGGCAAGAAGGGAGTAGACATAGTAAAGAAACATCCTGTTGCTACCGGTGCTGTTGTTCTTGGTACTGCAGCTGGGATTGGTTATGCTGCAAAGAAAAAGAAGGATAAGGCAGCATAATCTGATATGATAAAGAGCGATTAGTTCTAATGTTTTTATAGATATATCCCCTATTAAATCAATACTATGGGGGAGAGGGGTATATCTTTAATCAAGTCCTCCATAGATAAAATTGGATATGATTATACTAAGAGAAAGATTATACTCTGAAGCTGGGAAGAAGAAATTGGAAGAAAGAGCCAAGAAGAAAGCCAACAAGAGGAAGTGGCAGATAGAACAGCAGGCCGAAAATTTAAAAAATTCTGAAATTATCGGACAAGAAAAACACATCAATAGTCTGCGGGAACTCAGGACTATGTTTAATCCTGAAAAGCTGAAGAAAATCCAGGATGCTGCAACAAAAGAAGACGGAAAACTGAGTCTGGCTAGATTTGAACAGCAATGGAGTGGACCAAAAGATATTCTTGAGGAAAAGGCAAAAATTAAGGCAGATAATTTAAAAGATTTTAAAAATTCTAGATCAGAGGCATTAAGTGACTATAAGAGAAAGAAGGAATGGGAAGAATTACAACGAAATATTAAAGAAAATTTTGAAATTCGTGAAGCTGAGCGTAAAAAAGCAGCATCAGATTTTGACCGAAAAGTTGAAGCATGGGAAGCCCAAAAAGCGAAGAGACAGATGAGGGCGGAAATTAGTAGAGAAGCACCCGAGAGACTTGCGCGTATTAAAAAATTAGAAAGAGCGAAGGCCATTAAAAAAGCTGCTCCATATATTGCTGCTGGAACTCTTGCCACCGGTGCTGCTGTGGCTGGTGTAAAGGCCCTGAAGAAAAAGAATAAAGATAAAGAATAGATAATTGCTCCTCCCCGTAAAACAAAATCTACCAGAGGGGAGGATAATTTAACAACTTTCCTGGTAGATATGATATTTTATGATTATACTAAGAGAAAGATTATACTCTGAAGCCGGAGAGAAAAAATTGGAAGAAAGAGCCAGAAAGAAACTAAGAAAGAAATTTTATGAACTTGAGCAAGCTAAAAAACTGGGAATAGAGCCAGAAGACTTTCTTAAAAATTCTGAATATAAATATCTTCCAAAAGAAGAACAGGATAGTATTATACGTAGATATAGACAAGCAAAAAGAAAATATACTCCCATTGATCCAAGAGAACAAAAGAACATCAGTCTAGAAGAAAAAGAGGTACTGGCGAGAAGTGTTAATGCAAGAAGTAAGCCGGCGCTTGAAAATAGCGATAATAGGTCCAGAAGCAGGGCCGGATTCAGATCAAGAGAAGAAGCAGCTGCTGCCCTAGAAGATTGGAAAACTGGCCCACTTAGAGATAGCCACGATTTTTCAAATTCTCTAGATGATTATTATAAAGAAAAGATCAAAAGAACAAAAGTTCAACGAAAACTAAAGAAGGCCACAAGGAAGCTAAAGAAGGCTGCTCCTTGGGTAATTGGTGGAACTGCGACTATTGGTGCAACAGCTGCAGGCATTAAAGCCTATAAGAAAAAGAAAGCTAATAAAAAGGATAATAAGTAAGATTATGATATTACTAAGACAGAAAACCTTTGCTACCTCAGTTTATGCTTCCCAGACCGGATTTGATGGACCGATGGGTAAAGATTTTCATATTCAAGATGGGGAATTCAAACGCTCCAACCAAATTACTAAAGAAGGGAGAGATCTTATTCTTGGAAAAAGAAAATACAAAACTACTAAATCTGGAGGCAAGATTTGTGCTGGAAAGGATGGCCTGCACATTTCGTTTCATGAGGGATTAAGTAGTGGTGGTAGAAAAATCTCCCAAGAATTTCACTCAACAAAAGATCCAGTTAGTGCATATAGAGACTTTCTTAGAATGAATAATCAAAGAATGCAGCAGGGAGATGTTTTTGGTGAATCAGTAAGATCTATTTCTAATAAAGAAATAAAGGATGCTATTAGAAAAAATGCTAAAAAACAGGCTATTCTAAAGAACGTTAAAAAAGCCGCTCCTTGGGTAATTGGTGGTACTCTTGCCACTGGTGCTGCTGTGGCTGGTGTAAAGGCCCTGAAGAAAAAGAATAAAGATAAAGAATAGATTACTCTGCTCCCTTTAAAAAATATATAGACTTTGGGGAGGGGGCAATAGGTTTAAAGATTCCCCCAGAGTTTTTAGAAAAAGATATGATTATATTAAGACAGAAAGAATTCCGCGCAGGAGTAGCTGGAGATGAAGAGTGGGAGAAAAATAAGAAAGAGGAGCTGGAGCGCAATAAAGAACGTGACAAACTCTTAGAAAAAGCATCCGATAGGGAAAGAGCCCAAGCCCAAATAATGTTTGATGATACTGATAGTGCTGGAAGAGAAAGATTTAGGCGTAATCAATTCAAAAGCGGTCTCCTTGGTCTTGGTACTGGATATGTTGCTGGCAAAGTAATTAATAATAAGCGAGTAGGGTCGGGAAAAGATCCGAAAAGAGCAATAGTTATCGGCTCCGCCTTTATTGGAAACCAGATTGGAAAAGGCATAACCAGGAGAAAGGATGTCAGAACCATGGAAGAAATCTGGAATAAGGGAGATAAAGAGGTTATTGATTATCTGAAATCTTCTAAGAAAGACAGGAGAAAGAAAGAAAAAGACTATGTCCCTATTGGTTGGAGGGTTGATAAGAAAGGAAACTACCTAAAGGACCCTATTCCATACGATAAAGAGCAAAATGAAGAGAGGATTGAAGTATATAAAGATCGTGAGAAAGCATTAAAGTATATGGATAAACTTGATTCTAAGCGTCAAAAGAAACTCAGTAAGAAAAAGAAAAGCTGAGAACTATTATCCCAGTGTAGTTTGAATGTACTTATCTGGGATCTAATAGTGATATAATAAAATTCCTCCGTTATATCACTTCGAGAGATTATGAAAAGGTTTGGCCACCGTAGTAGTAATCTCTCAACTTTTAATAACTAGGAGGATGAGAGGAAAATATATGGGTAAGAAGAAAACAATACAAGAATTTATACAAGACATTAGAACAAAAAGACCAGAATTGGACTTTCTTGATTTCTCTGAGGCTAAGTATAATGGAAAGAAGACCCCAATAAAAATATACTGTAAAAAGCATGATGAGTGGTTTTGGGAAACTCCTGGTCAACTTTTGAACCCAGGATCAGTGTCTTGTCCAAAGTGCAAAGAGGAGTCAGAGAAAACGACAATAAGAAAAAATTTTGAAAACGGAAAAAGAAGGTTCCTTAGGTTTTTAGAGGAGAATTTTGAAGGATATTCTTATGATATTGAAAAATATGAGGGATGTCTTGGGAAGTTTAAGATCGTTTCTCCTGATGGAAAAGAGGTTAATAAAACTCCAACAGAGCTAAGAACATTGATTAAGAGGGAACAAGATAAACGACTGGGAAATAAAAAGATGTCCAAGGTAGAAAAGAAAAAAGAGATTCTTATTTCTAAAATACTTGGATATACTAAAGATATTGATACTTCAAAAATAAATTATATTAATTATACTACTCCTGTTCAACTCGTTTGTAAAAAACACCCAAACGAAGAGATTTGGATGACCCCGACTACCATAAACCGTAGAATTAAGAAGAACTTAGGTTTATGTAGTCGGTGTGTTAAAGAAAGAGAAGTTGAAGAAAAGACTGAGTGGTTTAAGTCAGAGTGGAAAAAGAGATTATATCCAGAGCTAGAGTACTATGATCTATCTGATGTGGTCTTTACTGAATGTAGAGATAAAATTTCTGTCCACTGTAATAAGCACAACGAAACCTTTGAAGTAAACCCACTTGGGTTCTTAAACTATCATCAAACAGCTTGTCCTGGATGTTGTAGTGAAAAAATGAGTGCAGCCAGACGAGCACAAGAGGCAGAGGAGTTCTTTAAGTGGTTGAATGAAGAACATCCAGAACTAGACTCAAGCCAAGCTACCTATGTTGACAGCAACACTAAGCTACTTCTATTCTGTAAAAACCACCCGGAAAGAGAGATCTGGCTTAGTCCTTGGGATATAAAGTTTAATCAGCCAAGATTAGGGCATGAGATTGTGTGTCCATTCTGTAGAGAAGAGAAGTATGGAAAAAGCAGGTCGTTTGGAGAAAGCTTAGTTTATCAGTGGTTTGAAAAGAATGATCTTTTGACTGGACTGAATGAACAGGTTCAAATAAATAATTGCGACCTTAAGTTTCCAAACATAAATAAAGACTATATACTGGTTGACTTCATATATAAAAGCAAAGATGGAAAAATTTTCTGGATAGAATACAACGGTGAACAACACTACATAAATACCAGAGGATTTGGACAAGATCGAGAATACTACGAAAGACAAGTTATTCGTGATTGGTGTGAAGAGGAGCACTGCAAGGCTTCTGGAATTACATTAATTATAATACCATACAATATACATATTGTTAGCAAAGTTTGGGAAGTGCTTGACGATGTTATTGTTGATGGAAATGATCCAACTAAGTGGTATAGAGAGGTCAAAGATAGAGATCAAATTTTAAAAAAGAATAATTTAATATAGGGAAGATATGAGTAAATTTATAGAACATAAAGACCCAACTGCTCCATTAGATTTAAATAATATCCCAGATCTAACTGATAGTGTGGGAAAATTTTATGATAGTCTATCTGAAGAAGAGAAAAATATTGTAATGGCTAAGTTTCTTGGTATGGATCATGTTCCGGTAGATATCTTAACTTTTCTTTTTGATGACTACTTTCTTGGCGGAGAGCAGATTACAAATCACGGAAAGGGAGTATTTCAGTTCTGGGTAGACAAATTACAAGATATGTTTCCCTCCCCGATGTTTAATAGATATCCGTACATAAGTTTTGGAGGAGCTGTCGGAACCGGAAAGAGTTTTATAAGCAAAATCATAGGAATGTACAACTATCATAAGCTGGATTGTTGTACAAACGTCTATAAAAGTATTGGCCTAGCTGGTGGTACTAAACTGGCTTTTGGTTTTTTCCATGCAAATTTCAATGTAGCAGCAAAAGATTTCGTAGACTTTTATAAATTTGTATTTTCTCAAAGTCCATATTTCCAAGCACAATATAATAATCCACCAGTTCGTCTTATTGCCTCTGGACCACAATCGACTGGTTCAGTTCTTGGTACTCAGCTTATATATACGGTATTAAGTGAGCTGGGATTCTGGAGACCACAAGATGCTGTAAGTAAGATGGATGAAGTACTAACCCGTTATAATTCTCGTTTCGCTAATAAAAGATCTTGGTTCGGAGGGGTAGTAGCGGATTCCAGTGCTAAGGACGCAGATCATGGCGCTTCTCAGAGATTTGAAGAGATTGTTCCTTCAAATGAGCTTTTCCGTTTATCTCCAAGCCAATGGGAAGTAAGACCAGAGCTTTATGCAGAATCTAAAGGTCAAACATTCAGGATGTATAAAGGAGATTCAAAACAAATGCCTCGGGTTATAGAAGATGATGAGGATATAATAAAGGCAGGATTAGATCCAGACAGAATTATAAATGTTCCGATATCTGCCAAACACCTTTTCCTTGCCAACCCTGTACGAAATCTTCAAGACTTGGCTGGTATTCCATACTCTGGACAAGATCTATTCTTCGGCGGAGACTTAAGTTCTGTCATAAAAGCATCGTCTATCAGAAATCTTGCCCCTGAAACAATTGTAGTTGATTTCTATAATAAAGAGGACAGAATATATAATCATGTTCAGGAAATGATTTGGAGAATACCAAGAGGAACACATCTATTTGTTCATTATGATATAGGCCTAAAGAAAGATATAACTGGAGTCTCCTTATGTTATTATACCGGGGAGAAACAGATAGGAAATGCGTCTTATCCTTGTTTTAGAATACCACTCATATTTGGTGTATCTAGATTAAAGGGACAGGCAACTTCTTTGGACCACTTGTATGAATTTATAAAGGATCTCACAAAGAATGGGTATACAGTCACCTTCAGTGCTGACTCTTTTGCTTCCGCCGGTATATTCCAAAGTCTAGAGAGAGATGGTATTGAATATAAATCTATTTCCATCGATAAGACTATGGATGCTGGAATTATGTTCAAGAATGTAGTTAATACTGGAAGACTAGAGATGCCATATAATAATGTTTTTCTACGAGAGTGTTCTGAGATAAGAGTAACTACAAATGGAGCAAGGGGCGAACATATAAAACTGGACCACCCCCTTGTATCTAGCTGTACCGAATTTGATTATGCCGGGAAGAATACGAATAATAATTTACCCGGAACTAAAGATCTCTTCGATGCAGCTTGTGGTTCTTTATATTCTTGTTTCCTGAAATATTCTGAATACTTGGAAACTGGAGCTGGTGGTGGAATTACAAAAACAATGCAAGCTATGGGTAATATTACTAAAGACCCTAGAGAAGAAGCAGCCAAGACTTTCCAGGACATGCTTGAAAATTTATGGTAAAAGTTATGATGTCGTTTATATTATCACTTCAATACTATACACCAAACCTTATTGATATTATAGTATTAATTTTAAGCTTATGATACTACTTCGAAATAAATCATTCTCTTTAAACTTAGATGTACCTCTTCCAAAGAAAGGTAGAGTTGCACCAAAGATGAGTGAAGAAGAATTTAAGATCAAAATGTATGACTGGTTGGATAAAAATTCTTCAGAAGACCACGTAAGACATACGCCAGGAAATTTCTTTTATCAAATAACTGGATTTAACTCTCCACTCCAAGACGATTTCAAGAAAATAGATTTTGACTGGGAGAATCATGATATCTCCGGTGGAATTAGATTTACTAAAACCGGAATACCCTTTCTCTTAGGATATGCAGGAGGAGATTGGCAAGTTCCTGTCCTCCTTATGATATATTGGGACGGGAAGAAATTCAGGGGCTATATACCAGAACATGGAAATGCATACTATAGAAAAGAAATGAGAGCCCTAGATTCCGGAGAAGATCTTGAAAAAGATCCAAAGGCAGATGTTAAAGAATGTATAAAAGATTTTGAAGCCAGAATTAAATTATGATAAGAAGAAGAAATAAATCCTATAGAAATAAGTCAGAGCTTCAGTGTAATCGAAGTTCCGACAAAGATCTCCCTCAGCGAGATGGTTGGTATATTCCAAAATCGAGAATTACGAAGAAAAATATAGCTCTTCGATATTCTGAAACAAAGAAATACGACACTTATGATAGGATTTTTTCTGATACAATATTGCAGAAACTACGAGAAGGTATAAAGGGAGACTATTATATCTTAGATCAACCCATACCTTCTCATTCTGCTATAGGACCAAGACATATAGATGAAGTTATTCTATATATAATCAAACCAAGAATATTCCTGGTTTGGAAAAAAGAATCTCTACACTTATATACCGGGTCGGAAGATAAAGGTGAGATAGAAGAGAGAAAATTAATCTCAATGTTCAGAGAATCAAAAAGTCTGGCAAGGAAGAATAATGATCTCTCGGCTGTAAAATACCTGACAAGACTTATAAAATTACTCGAAGATTATGAAAGTAAAGAGGAATGAAGATAAAAAGAAGAGGAAAATAGATCCGGTCGGTGCTGGTATTATAGTTGCCGGATCTGGGGCTTCACTGGCCGCTGGAAGATCTTTTAGAAAATGGGGCGAGAAAGAAGCTAAGGCAGGAAAAGAAGCACAAGAGAAGAGACTGGAGAATTTAATGGAATCCCAGAAAAATCAAGATATCCTAAAGAATAATAAAACTACCCTAGAGGAAGTAGAAAAAGCGAAAAATGCAGCAAAGAAGGCTGAATCTGAGGTTAGGGGATTATTTAAGGGAAAGAAAATTGATGCTATTCACGATATAAAGACTAAGAATATAAAAGAAGCCCTGGAGAAAGGAGAAAAGAGAGAAAAGGAGATCTTGGAAAATATCGCCAAATCTAAGGGAGAAAAATTAAAGGCAATAGAAGAGGAAGCTGGGAAGAGAATGAAGGAGGCTCGCGGGAATGGTAGGAAATTAGCTGCCGCAGGTCTTCTTGGTACTGCCGCTGTGTATGGAGCCTATAAGCTGGCACGAAAACACAAGGAAGAGAAGAAATTCAGTGATGCCAGAGAGCCCGTTCCGGAGGATATTCTTGAGAAAGCGAAGAAGTCTGGGGTCGTACAAAAAGATAAAGACGGAAATTGGAGAATTATAAATATCAACGGAAAAGTATTCTGGAAAGCAAAATATTCTAGCAAAGAAGCCGGCCAGAGGGCATTGCAGAGCTATAAAATGGGCAAGTGGAATAAAAAGAAGTAATAAAATTAGATGGAAGAAAAAGCACTAGTTCCAATATCGCACTATTTTCCAAAGGATTTAAAAATTGTAGTTAATGGAAGAGCCAAATACTACTACCCACCTAAAAGAAAATATTTAAGATTGGATGTAATAAAATTATATATAAGCGAGGAAGAAGTTTTTAATTGGATAACTATAGTCATTCTTAAGCTCAACCCTAGTGATAAATACTCTTATGAGTGGTTCAGCAGATACATATCTGAGTTCTATCCAGGACAGGATAAATTTCCTTTTGCTAAGAATTATTTAATAGAAAAGTTTCTTAAGGATATAGACTATTTTAAATCCGAATTTTCTAGTCACAATAATAAAATCTTTGTGCATAAAGAAGATTTAATTAAGTTTTGGTATAATAACCAGTATAAGAACTACGGTGTTGTATATGATTTTTCTAATGTTCCTGAAATAAGTAAATTCCACGATAAAATCTCCCTTCAATGTTTAAATCATGGTCCAGATGGAAATCCAATTGGCCAATGTAGTTCAGTTATTAATTACTTTTTTGACGGAAAACTGATGGGGAATAAGACCATGTGGTCATGGATTACTCGAGGATGGAAGATTAAAAAGGAAAGAAAAGAGAGTAACAACTTTCTAATAAGACACAGCAAGGAGGAGATTTTAAGAGCCATAAAAAATAGTACTAGTATCCTGGAAGTTTTGGGTTTACTTGGAGAAACACAAAATGGATGGAACAGTGATAAGATAAAAAAATTTATAAAATCCAATAATATTGATATCTCACACTTTAAATCATCAATTTCAAAAGAGTATTACAAAAACCCTAAGTTATGTCCTATTTGTGGAAAACCAATTCCACACCATGCCAAAGGAAGTAGAAGAGGCGGTCAAGAGTGCTGCAGCAGAAAGTGTAATTTAGAACTAAAAAGGAGGAGAAGTTTTGAAAGATTTGTTAAAAAATCCAAAAAAGTTCATGGAGACTCCTATGAATATAAGCTAGAGAACTTTAAAGGGATGAAGAAGAATATGCTCATCCATGATAAGATTTTTGATGAAGATTTCTACCAACAACCGGGGAATCATGTTAATGGTGTGGGAAACTGTACCAGAAATATGTCAAGTGGGGAACGACTAATATATCTTTGGTTATTGAATAACAATCTCCTGAATTTTTCTAAATTTCAATACATCGTAGATGGAGAGATTCAAGGCATTAATACGATGAGAGTTATTATAGATTTCAGAATCGTTTTGGATGGAAAAGAATATTGGGTCGAATATAATGGAGAACAGCACTATGTTTTTAGAGATACTGGACTCCTATCTAAAACTCCAGCGTATGCAGGCCTCACAAGAGAGGAGAAAATAGAGGTTTTCAAAAAGCACATTGATCGAGATAATAATGTCAAAGAATATTGTAAATCTCATAACATAACTTTTATTGAGATCCCATATACAAAAGAGTCTTATACTGGAATTTCAAAGATTTTGGAGAGGGTAATATTTGAAGGCAAACCTAATAACGTAAAGATTCCGGAGGTTAGAATATTATGAAAACAACAAAACCTGAATATCCAAGGCCGATGGAATAAAAAAGTAAAGTATTTCATCTCCAAGGCCTTATAAGCGAAAAGAATAAAAAGTATATGAGTAAATATATCTATGAGAAAAGAACTTGGGAAGTAGACGGAAAAGGAACTACCGTAACCACTGAGAGATTTGAGAGGGGAAAGTCTATGAGTCCGCGAGAGGCTATAAAAATGGGGATCCTTGCTATGCCTAAATCAAAAGAAGCCAGACTTAAATTATTCTCAGAGTCAGAATTGGAGGAAATGGGATATGGTGATAAAGAGGAAGATTTATAGTGAACCTAGAAGAGATCCGCTGCCAGAACCATTTTCTATTCCCGACGAGTGGGCAGGAAAATACGATAAGATTGAAATTCGTGTAAGTGAAACTAAACAGTATAATAAAGATATGGCTGTTCTAGGATCCATAGATAAAGCTACAGTAAGGCAATTTAGAAAAGATCTTAAAGACGGATTTTATATACTGATGGCCCGAAAGGTGGAGATACACATTATTTAGCTGATAAATCCGGACCAACAAGACAGCGGTTTACTAAGTCTATAAATGTCCCCGACAGATTTGACTATATCATATACCCTTATGAATTAGATGAGAAAAATAGAGTAGCATCTCTCCCGGTAGTTATTCAATCTCTCATAGGACATACGATATACGGACAAGGAACATACAGTGAAACTAGGTAATGAAGAAGATTAAGCTTTCATATCTAGTTTTCTTTTATACAAACAATAATTATGATAATTAAGAGACAAAAGCTATTCTCTAAAAAGAAGAAAGGGGAGTCAATTCTTTTATCACAGCCCGGCGATCGTGCTTTGGATGATGTAATTTACCAAGACTCAAAGAAACTAAATCCACATACCAAAGAGTATGACGGAGCTTATGATAAGTTAGTGGATAAACAGCGGGCATCAAAAAAGTTTCAAAAGGCAATGAAAGAGGGAGGAGTTGAGGTAGAAGGCAAAAATATATTTATTCGTCAACTACAGGGAAAAGAGATAAATACCTCTAATCCAAGATCAGTAGCTAATGTATTTATGTCTGATAAATCTCCAAAAGAGGCATATCGTGATTGGTTGAAAACCATGGATCAAAGACTGAAGCTAGGAGATTTTAATCCAAGCGATCCATCCATGACCAATAAAGAGATAAAAGAGGCCATCAGAAGAGAAATAAAAAAGAGGAATATAAAAACTGCATCTATCGGATTAGGTATTGGTGCATTAGCCACAGCAGGTACAGCGATGGGGGTAAAAGCTTATAAAAAGAAATCCAAGAAAGAAGATAAGTAGCTTTATATTCCTGGTGTAGTTTAAATGACTTATACAGGATCTAAGACCTTATAAGCGAAAAGATATTTATTATGGGAAAAAAGAGAACATTTAAATATGTAAGTACTGGGAAAATAGTAACATACGATGAAAATGATCTTGGAGAGTATTCAATAGAGTCTTTAGCAAAATCTGGATACCTAGGAAGGAAGGAACAGTATAAGTATTTCTGTGAACATCCGGATGAAGTAGAAGATCAAAAACTATTTAGTGAATTAGAGAAGGAGTTTGGGAATTAATACACTCTAAAGATGAAAAACTAGATGACGATGAAAAGATCTGATTCTAGTTTTCTTTTACAATTCAATAAGACTTGAATATAATCGGGCCTGAGGTTGAGATTATATATAAAACGATGTATACTTCCTGTTAATTTATAATCTACGGGGGGGGTATGCGTTTAAAATTTCGCCCGTAGATAAGTGTAAAGTTATGATTATACTAAGGCAAAGAGAGTTTAGCGAGGCAGGGAAGAGAAAAGACAGAGAGAGTGGTACGCCAATCTATGATAGGTATCTTCACAACCTTACTCCGGGCCAAGCAAAAGTTGTTAGGGAAGAGGATAAAGATAGAAAGAAATTAAATCTTCGACCTTATATTGAAAAGGCTGAGAAAGAGCATGGATATAAATACGGATCACTAAAAAGACCCATAGACTATGAGGATGAAGAAAAGACTGTAGAAGACTTTAAAAGATCTAATTCGCTTAAAAATAAAGTTACAGGCGGTGGTTTAGGTGGCTCACTCGGTTTTCTTGGTGGTGTTCTTGCCGGTTCTCTAAAAACAAAAAACGCAGATAAGTCCGTTCTTCTTGGTTTGGCTGGTGCAGGAGTTGGAACTGCTGCTGGAGTTCTCGCTGGAAAGAAAATAGGCGAGAAGAAAGACGAAAAACTAATCAGAGAAGCGTTGAAAGAAAGGAATAGAGAGTCTGATATCAAATTTAAAAAGAAGAAAAAGAAATGATAATACTAAGACAGAGAGCTTTTTCAAAAAAGGAAAAGAAAGGCTCTAAAGTTGAAAATGGAGTATTAACGGCGGCAGCTATTGGAGGAACATTACCGTACTTTATAGAAGGCGCTGCTGCTCCACTTCAAGAGAAATTAAAAGAGAAGTCTGGAGACAGCCGGGTTAAAAAGAAAATAAAGAAACTTCTACGAAAAGATCCTGCCATAAAAGAAGAAAGTGAAGAAGTCTTTGATAAGCTGAGAAAAGAGTCTAAGACAAGGATAAAACACATGCCCAATACCATGAAAAGAAATGATTCATATGATTTTAAGAAAAAGATTATTAGGGTCGCAGATAAGGATGCCTCGACTTTGGCACATGAATTAGGGCATGCACACTTTCACGCTGACAAAAAAGCAGGCCTAGTTCCAAAAATAGCTCATAAACTATATTTAGACCAAAATATAGCTGGAGTTGCTGGAATATCTTCTAGTATTGCGGCTGGTATTGATAAAGCCAAAAAAGAAGAGAGGGGAGAAGAAGAATCCAAAATAGGTAAAGCTGCTCCATATCTCTCAGCCGGAACATACGTTCCCGTTTTAGTGTCAGAAGGTGCTGCGTCTATTTACGGCCAAAAACTTCTCAAAAAGGCCGGGGCGTCAGAGAAACTATTAAAAGCCGCTAGGAAATCAAATGGCAAAGCGTTTAATGGTTATGTAGCTGGAGCAGCGATTTCTACTCTAGGATCAAAAGCTGCTAAGAATATAGCCTATAAATATAAAAAGAGGCAGCTGGAAGAAAGCAAGATGACCGACAAAGAGAGGGAGCTTGAGAAAGATAAAAGAAAACTGAAAAGAGCCCGAAACATTAGCAGAGCTTCTTCTACTGCAGTTTTGGCCAATGCTCTTGGTAATGGAGCTGCTGAAATACTCACTAAAGGAAACAGAGAGATATCTAATCGCAATGCAGCAATCAGTGCAGGATTGGCTGGTGGGATGGTTGCAGCTAAAGTTGGTGAAGGGATGATTAATGAAAAATTATATAAAAAATATCATCCCGAAGATACGTCTAAGCATCCTAAACAGAAGGATATTAATCGTTTTGTTAATGAAGAAATGGGCTTGGGAAAGAAAAAGAAAAGGAGAGGAAAGAAATGATAATACTAATACAAAAGACGTATTCTGAAAAACTTAAAGATTCTAGAATAGGGATTGGCTGGATACAAGATGGAAACGGTAAGGTAGATGCTGAGAAATATTTTAGAGTTGGAAAGGAGGCTGCAGACAAAGCGGCAGAAGAAGGAAAGTCTGACGAAGAAATTATTAAAGCGGCGAAGAAGGCAGCAGGGAAAGAAGCAACCCTTGATAATATTGGGAAACCAGTTGGAAAAGCCGCTAAAAGAGGAGTTATTGCTGGAGTGGGTGGATATCTTATCTCTAAGTCCCCTGATTTTATAGAAAATAATGCTAAAAACTATGGGCTTGATATAAAAATTCCACAAAACATAAAATCTAGCCTCGGAAAGAACTCTAAGAAGATTGCTATGGGCGCTGCTGTTCTTGGTGCGACTAGTGTTATAGCTAAAGAGGCCCCAAAGATAATTAAGAAAAGAAAGGCAGCCAGGTTAGGGGCTGAGATTAACACTAAAGAAAGAATTAAAAAATCCAAGAAGAAATGATAATTAAACGTCAAAGAGTGTATTCATTTAGAACTGATGCACCAGAAGAAATAGACCTTCGCGGAATACATCTAGAAAAAGTCAAAGATTCCTGGTTTACTAGACATATTGCCTCGTTTATATCAAAAATCCTGGCTAAATTATTTGGCTCTAAAAACATAAGAACACTAGAAACTTTAGCTGACTATGATATACTAGAAGGAAAAACTAATATCGGCGCCCTGGATTTAACTGAGATATCCAAAGAAGAACTAAATGTAATGTGGATTGAAATTGATGAGAAATATAGAGGTCACGGATTTGCTCAGGAAGTTCTAAAGTGGGTTATAAAGTTTGCCAAAGAAAGAGGATACAAAACCCTAACATTAGAAGTACCGGGTATATCACCAGATGCAAGACATATCTACGAAAAACTTGGATTTAAAGAGGTTGGTCAGATTAGTTCGCCCGACGAGGATTTCTATTGGGGAGGACTGACGGCAATGAAGAAGGTACTATAAAGACAATATATTCTTTTGAAGGGGTCACTAAAAACTTACAAAGTTGGTAAAAACTTGGTGATAGACTAGATAAAATGGGCAAAGAAACCTTGCAAAACTTAGTGACAGTCCTTGGGAAAAGCCGTATTAAAAAATCAATAAACTATGATAATACTAAGACAGAAGACATATTCTAAATTCACATCTTCTCTTGGTGGTGCAATTAAAGGTGCTGGGTATGGAGCAGGTATTGGTGCTGCTGTAATGCCTGGCTGGAAACTAGCCGCACTTTCTGGAAAATATAAACTGGCTGCTGGCATTGCTGGGACAGGTGCTTTAATTGGTGGCATAGCTGGAGCAAAGTCTGGTTGGGATAGTGGAAAGTCAAAGTGGGAATATGACCACGATCCAAAGGTAAGAGAGAAGGTTGATAAGGAAAACTCTAAGAGAATAAAGAAAGCCATAGAAAACAATAGAGGATTTGATGAGACACTTGCAAAGAATCTAAATTACTCCTCTTGGCAAGCTCTAGCTAAGAAAATACCTGTTCCCGCCGAATTCTTGAAATATGTCAAATTCTATAAGGACACCTGGTCAAAGAAAATAGAGCTCTGGTATTCTAGCATGGATTCAGAGAAAATAGATGAGGTGTATGAAGTTCCTGAGTTTAAGACATATTTCCCAATTCCTATTAACTCAAAAACTACAGAAGATTGGTGGAATATAGAGAACGATGATGGATTTAGTACCCTTTGTTTAGCCACATATAACGAAGCAGGGGATGATGGTTGGCTTTGTTATAGTCCTAATACAGGGAAATATGGTGTAGATAGCCCCGATTATTCTGAATCTCTCAAGAAAACCCTGATGGTTGATCTCAAAAAGCTTGATGATACCTTATCCGACAAGCAAATAGAGATGATCAAGGAGTTTAATAATAAGATAAATACAATACTATGATAATTAAGAGACAGAAGACATATAGCTTTCTCTCCGGTCTTTTTAAATCTAATAAAACGAAGACAGAACAGGCCAGAATTAACGAAATAGAGTCTAGGCTTCCAAAAGAGGAGTATAATAAGCTGAAATCGCTTGAGGAAGAGCTGGATAAGATCTATCCGGGTCTCGGGGATGGTGATGAATATGCGAGTTACTATACTCTACTAAGAAAAGATGAGATAACTCCAGAAACAAAAATAATTCCAGTTGTAGAATCACCACAGGGCAGAATTGATTTTTCTTATGATACTGAAAAGAAAACCTGGATAGACAACAATCGAAACGGAAAGCCAGTATCTTTTCAGCAAGTAAAGCAAGGAATTCTTAAAGAGTTTAAGAATGATGAGATTGATTGGACAAAGAATAGATACTGGGAGGATGACGAGAATGATAAAGTTATTAACTATCTCCGAAACTCCCAGAAACTAATACAAAATAGACTATGATAATCTTTCAAAAGAAATTAAATATTCTCGACTTTTTTGATCTAGTAGAGAAATGCAATTATTCTAGAAAGGCCCCAGATCTAATGGAGATTACAACCAACTGGGATAGCACATATTATGTATTTAATAAGGGAATATCTAGGGACACGTCGAAGAACATAAAAGAGACCCTAGGAAATTTAGAGGAAGTGATCAAGGAAAAGGTATCCAATAATCCGAAGATAGGGAAAATAGAAGACCTAGAGTTATATGCCGTTTATCTAGAAAATGATTCTCTGTGTTTTGGTCTAGAGAATAAGAGAACAAAACGAGCACTAGAAATAAGAGTAAAAGTATGATGCGCTTACCCCTTCCCATTAAAATTTCTATCCGGGGGGGGTAGTTTTAATCAATTCCCGGGTAGTATTGTATTTTATGATTATACTTAGACAGAAAAACTACTCCAAGGCCTCTAAGATGATTAAGGGTGCTCTTATTGCTGCTCCAGCCGGTCTTGTTGCAGGCACTATTGTTGGTGCTAAGGCGGGGATAAAGAAAGCAACCAATGAAGAAAAGAAAGAGGCCGCGAAAAAGAAAATAGAGGAGAATAAAAAGCAGATAAAAGCTAATAAGAAGGCCTATCCAGTTTACAAGGAAAGGGCCGAGAAAGAAAGAGAAGAAAGAGGGCCTGAATCTTCCTGGGATGATCTTGATAGAGTTGAAGTTGAAATGGCTGATGATCTATGGAGAGACATACCAAGAGAAAATAAAGAGCTTAGAGAAGAAAACAAAAAGCTTAAGTCTGGTAATTACGAGTCTCTTCTTGCTGATGATACCCCAACCGGAAAGAAATATTTAAAAAGGGGTGCTATTCTCGGTGCTACCAGCGGTTTAGGAATTGGTGCCGTGGCCGGACATTTGATTGGAAAACTAAAGAAATAGCACTTATTGAAGAACTAAGTCCTTAAATATGATATGGGTAAGAAATTGAAATTAGAAGATCCAAAGACAGGAAAAGTTGAGTGGGTAGATGAAGATAATATTACAGTAATTACATATGAAGAGTGTGTAAAACGTGGGGACTTTGGAAGGAGGGAACAGTATAAATATTTTTCAGAACATCCGAATGAGATAGAAGATCAAAGGCTCCGAAAATGAATAATAAAACCTCATTATTTGAAAAAAAATAAAAAACTAAAGATCATACATTCACGGGCAACTTCGTAAAGGCTGAGATTTACGATTTATGTCTTTAGTCAAAAAGGAGGTGTTTATTCCTCAGCAAAGAAGGTGGGATCAGTCGGGAGGATTCATCCCATTTTCTTTTTCTTGAAAATATAAAAGAGGGATTTAATTTCCCTCTTTATTTTTCTCCACAGCATCAGATATAATCTCTTCTATACTGTGCTCTTCTTTTATTGTCACATTCTTCCCAGACACTTCAACCCAGGAGGAATATTTCGGATTCTTCTCATCTCTCATATCTACCCAATGAGTTTTCTTTAGTCCAATACCCTCAGGAGCATTGATAAAGAAATATTCCATCCATCCAAGCCCATCCTCCTGTCTCTGGTATCCAAGAAGCTTCTCAAGATATATTATAGTATCTCTGTCTGTATTATCCTCTAGATACCACTTAAGTCTATTCTCCTTAAGCTTTTCTAAGGACATTGTATCAAGAACCTCCACCTCATCATCGTCAGAGATAGAGATGAAATTATATCCCGGTATTATTTTCTTTACCTGATATCCAAGATCATTTATAAAACACCAGGATGGATTCTTTTCTCTTAACTCTTCCAGCTTTTCTTCACCACACTGAATATACTTATAATATATCTTAAATCCTCCTGGTATTCGCAAAGCTTGATCTACAATGAGTTCATATCCATTTGTTGATATCATAACTCCAGGATAGAACATATCGATAATATCTCCTTTCTTATACTCAGGATTCAGAAGATGTGGTATAAAATCTCCAGTTTCAATGGTTTCGATAGTGCTTCCATCTTTAGGGTTAATAATATATTGTCTAACCTTTATCACTTTCGAATCCCACTTCTTAATAACTTCACAGGGATAGAATCCGCCGTATTTCCAATTCTTTACTAAAAAATTACAATTCATATTTATAAGGTTTTCCTCCATCTTATCCATCCATATACACAATTAGATGTCCAGAAGATATACTGAAACACCATACACCAACTTCCTGCATTATACCACAGAATTATACTTCCGATATCTATAATCAACCAGAAAATCCATTGTTCTCTGAAACATAAGATCATTAGGATTTGGGCTATAAATGCAGGAACCGTAGTTATAGAGTCTAGGAGTGGCTGTGGATCATTCGTAGTTTCAAGATATCTCCATAAGCCATAAATCCCAACCACAGAAAATACACCAAGTATAAATCTTACCCAAGGACTTAGTGATTTAGATTTTACTTCTCCTCCTTCCATATTCTCTCTCCATATGAATAATCCAAGAACCATTGTCACAAGGTAGAATATATTTTCTCCAACTTCACCCCATAGATGATTCTTAAAGACTAGAATAAGATATGTAAAGAGTTGAAGAAACCCAAATATATAGAAACTGAATTTCCTATCACTACACAAAACAACAGAAATTACCCCAAGAATACCACTTACCAAAGATAGCCAAGAATCTCCGGTTATAAAGTAGCATAGGACCTGGAGAATAACACCAAATATTATAAACCAAGTACTAAACTTTGTCATATAGTAGGCTGTTTATATAATTCTTTACTATGTTAAAATTCTCCAAGAAGCTTCCATTCAGATATGTCTTATTTATATCTGGGTAAAATTCTGCCACAAGTTTCTGAAGAACACTGAAATTCTTTTCTCTTTCTACCATGGGTGCTTGTTTCATATATCGCACCCCATCATCTACAAATTCCTTCGATGGTGGAAAGATAAAGATATGATCCCACTTGTATTCATAACCGGTATTATATTCTTTCGCCGATGAATATAGTGATTTATAATCTTCCTCACTTAAAGATATATCTGGGTCTTCCGCATACGCTTTAGCATACATCAAGGTTACAGTATTGTCCGTGTCAGAGATAAAGATTCCATTCTTAGACTTCCTCCTCTCAGTGTCACAATAATCTAACTGGCCGGAGAGAAAAGCATCAAAATCATTATATCTTAAATCTTTGTCTGTTATACCTTCAGCCTTCATATAATCTCTACCATACTCAGAAGCAAAAGGAATATCAAAATACTTGGCAATATCCTTAACCAAAGTTGATTTCCCTTCACTAGCCGTTCCGATGATGAGAATATTTTTACAAAGATATGGTTTAAAGGGAGAGGTAATTTTATTCCAATATTTCAGTGGATTTCTTCTGACTTGAGTACCGGATACTGGGTTTACTTTATCAAGAAGTATAATATCGTCAACCCAGGAACAATTCTTCTCAATACTGACCTTATAAAATGGTTCGGCTACATAAAAAGTATATTTCCTATTATTATCATCACCAATATCTTCTATAATTAGTCTTTTAACTTCATTGGTCCAAATCCTCCAATTAAGGTCGGACATACTTTCATCAATTCCAAGAGAGGTGTCATTAATGCTCTTCACTCGGATAATATCATCGTCCCTAAAGAAATCATAAATCAGGGTATATCTTTCCTGGAGACTGAGATTAATTTCCCAACCGCGTGGCTCATTATCGTATCCGCACACTATGACATAACAGATATCATTCTCCTTCTTGGCCTGCATAATAATATCCATATGCCCCTGATGAAGAGGACAATATCCACCAAAACAAATTCCTATTTTATTCATAATAGTCGTATAGTTTCATCAGAACTCAAGGACTTAACATAAAGCTCTCGTAATTCTGGTTCATATCCACAGACTTCATCACCATCCCCTGTGAAAAGATATCCGTCTACTTCAAGAGTCATAGATACATTCCAACAATAAGGAGGGTCGACGAAATCATATCTTTCCCATTCCGCTTCTTTAGAATGTTCAAGATAAAGTTGGTATAATTCTTCCTTATCCATTAGAAATATATTTTAAAATCTACAAAAGCATTAGTTCCTGCTTCTCTAAACCATAAGATATCTTTGGCACCGAGAGCAGCATTATAGAAATTCACCCTATTAAAGATATTTCCAATCCTAAGACCAACCTCCATGTTTCGATATCTGAAAGATCCATGGAAATTGAAGACGAGATACCAAGGAATTTTATTCTCATTCTCTTGATCCATATACATCTCAGAACGATATATCTGCTCCAGACCTAATGTGAATCGTGAAGAATTCCAACCAAGTTCATTTCGTAAGATTAGACTTGGGGTAAGGATATGATTTTTATTCTGGAATGTCTTAGAATTCACCCTACCTATACTCCAAGATCCAGAAAGGTCATAATAGAAGGATGATATAAAGTTCCAATTCAGTGAGGCTTCTATACCTGACCTGAAAGAATTAGACGCACTTTCATGAAGAGGTAATCCATTCAGACCATACTCTCCCGTTAAGACTCTTTCATTGGTAAACCTCATGTAATAAAGGTTTACATTCGCCTTTATCTTTGAAGTTGATATAGTATGACCTGCTTCTATATCATAAGATCTTTCAGGGGTGGGGGATGTGATTTCCCCGGGATAGAATTCATTTCCACCAAACATATCCGTTCGTGTGGGCTCTCTTGATACGGCGGCAAAACGAACATAGAATTTACCACCCTTCCGAAGAGAATAATTTATATCTAGACCATAATTGACAAAATTCCACCGTGTATCTTCGTTATAGATAATATCAGGATGTAGGTTATCTTTATAGGTGAAATCTACATAACGATATTGTATATTTCCACCAAGTTCCAGACCCTTCCATCGATATATCCCAGAAAGAAATACATTAAGGTCATTCTTATATCCGGTGTTATCATAATTCTCATCGACCGGTATATTCTTTCCTCTTCCCATTTCCATATAGTGCTGCCTCTGATACCGATATATATTAAATCCGGCTTGAAGATGAAAATTCTTTATTTCCCACCGTGAAGCAATATTTCCACCATAGAGATAATGTTTAAGGCCATAAGAATAGAGTATAGAAGAATTATCCCAATCTTCAGTGACCATTCTCTTCATATAATTATCTAGGTCCATATTATACCAACCCTTTTGATATTGGAGGTATATGGATGAAGTAAGGAAGAGATATGGAGTAACTTGACCACGATATTGTATTTTATTTATACTCTGAAACCACTCATCATCCTCTGACTTTATATTGCCGTTAGATCTTGGGTTAGAGGTTAGTTCAGACATAGTATTCCCCAACCAACCTTGTCCATTACGGTGTCTTCCATTTAAGGTTAGGATATCAATGGAATGAGCCGGAGAAAAGAAGTATCCATATTTTCCGGAAAGAGCTTGAGAATTATTAAACCCATAATCTTTAAATCCTTCCGTCTGTTGCTGTGTTCCCTTGATATGAAATGCCGACTTTCCGATAAGACCAGAATTATATATAACTGAAGTCTTCATTGTCTTAAAGCTACCACCACCGATATAAGCAAAGGATGTGGTATCTCTAAGAAGGTCGACAGATTCAAGGTTTATACTGCCACCACTAGAAGCAGTACCATTATTTGAAGAACTAGATCCTCTTTCTACTTTAATCGAGTGAAGGGATGACATTAGATCGGGAGAATTGGCAAAATAGGTACCATAATCCTCAGCTTCATTCCACGGCATTCCATCCAGGGTAACATTAATTCTTGTTTGATCTAGTCCACGTATTCTAAAGTAGCCATAACCAAATTCAGTACCATTGTCACTCATAGAAAATATAGATGGCAATTTTCTGAAAAGGTGTGAAGGCTCTTGTCCATAATTTTCTTCCCGGAGTTGTTGTGATCTTAGAAGAGACCCAGGATTTATACTATTCCTGTAAAATGAAACAACAGATGCTTCACTAAGGGTATCTACTTGGGAAAATAAATTATGGCTAAACCCAAGAGATAATAGAATAATTAAATAAATTTTTCTCATTGTGTAATTTTTCTTCATATATATAAGGCACAGAGAACAGACAAAGGAGACGGAGATTGAATGGAGCGTATCTTGAGCGAAGCGAAAGTAGCGGAATGAAATCGTAGTGTCCCCAAGTAAAGTAAAGAAATAGAAAAAATAATAATAAAAGAAAAATATTTTACACGATTTCCCCGCCTTCCCGCTCCCGCGCCACTTCGCTATTCCACTCCATTATCTCACTACGTTCGATAATTCCGTTCCATTAACGCGAAGAACCCGGG